AAACACCAACGGTTACCCCAACTGAAACTCCCACAGAAACACCAACCAATACTCCATCAGTAACCCCAACTGAAACTCCCACAGAAACACCAACCAATACTCCATCAGTAACCCCAACTGAAACTCCCACAGTAACACCGACCGAAACACCAACGGTTACCCCAACTGAAACTCCCACAGAAACACCAACCAATACTCCATCAGTAACACCGGTTAATGAAGAGCCCCTAAACACCCCATCTGCCACGTCCACAGTAACCCCAACCGAAACCCCAACAGTTACACCAACACCCACATCAGGATTATCGTCTATAGCATATGTAGCTAATTATGACAGTGGAGATATTAGTATTATAGGTATAGCCCAAGTAGGGTCTGTTTCTTCAATTCCAACATCTACGCCCACACCAACTCAAACTGAAACCCCGGCACCAACATCCACACCCACACCATCTGCTAATATTGTTGTTCAGTCTGGACTATATAGCACACAAGAATCATTATTGGATTCTAGAGGTACGGGTTCTACTCATTCAACTCAACAAACAGAGTTGGATCAACGAGGCTCAGGAGACTTAAGCTCGACACAACAATTCTCGTTAGATCAGCGAGGTAATGGCTCTTTACATTCAACACAACAGTCCTTGTTTGATCAGCAAGGCTCTGGAACTCTACACTCAACTTCATAAGGAGAACAGTCATGCCACTTTCTAGTTTAAATTTATCAAATGTTACCAAAGTGTCGGGAGGATATGGTCACTCATTAGCGATTACTTCTTCTGGTGAGCTATACTCTTGGGGATTAAATGCCAATGGACAACTAGGAGATGGTACACTGGTCAATAAGACATCGCCAACACGCATAGGTACAGCAACGGACTGGATTGATGTCGCGTGTGGAGACTATCACTCCTTAGCGTTAAAAAGTAACGGAGCAGTTTATGCTTGGGGCAAAAACACCTTGGGTCAATGTGGTTCTAGTACCGGAGGCAATATTACCACACCGTCTCTAGTAACAATGACAGGATCTGTTGCTCAGATAGCGGCTTCTAGTGATTATAGTTTATTTCTTACCTATAATAGTTTGGTATTTGGGACAGGAGATAATACATATAAAACCATCTCTGGCCTAACTTCCAACTTCCTAACTACACCTACGCAAATTGCAGACTTTCAGGGCTCTACTTTAATTGCTGCTGGTCCAACATGCTGTGCTGCTGCTAGGCTTGGAGCAATATATGTAAGAGGAACCTATGATTTTGTTACCGCCAATGGCATCTATACCCCAAGCTCTATCAATACTGCTACAGGCATAGTGCCTAATTCAAATAATAGTTATTATATATCTTTAGATATTGGAAATCAGTTTTTATTAGCAATTAAACAAGACGGAAAATTATATGGATATACATTTAAGGGCTACACTCATAATCTAACCCAAAATTCGGCAAACCCCAACACCATAATTCCGACCTCTTATCCTTCTCAAGCATATACTTCTATTGGGGCGTATGGTATCAGATACTCCTATCAAAATATAACTAATAATTTACCTACATTTTATCCAGATTCTAATGAATTGGTAACGATTGATGAAAGTCAAAACTGGCTTAGATTAGCTTGTGGTAGAGAACATGCCTTGCTAACAAACATCAACGGAGAAGTATACTCTTTTGGTAATAATTCTTTGGGTCAACTGGGCAGAACCGCCACGGGTAATAGTATCAATATTACCAAATTAGAAAGTCCAGCAAATACCACCAACTGGAATGTTGTTGGCTGCGGATCCTTTCATTCGTTATTGTGTCTTGGTTCATAGTTGTTTAATGGTGTAAAAGAATGATATGAATATCACTAATCTGGTTGTTTACAACCACCCAACTATCAACAATAGAACTCTAATCTCGTGGGATTTTGCAGACCCGTTGCATAAATACTATAGTGTGCGAATACTATCGACATCGTTTAGTGGACCTCACGGAACATACTTTTTGGGTTTATCTGACTTTATTGGTCAAAACACCACAACTAAATCTTGGAGTATTCCATTAAATAATGGAGAGACATACACTATTACCGTATCACCAACAGATACCAACTCTATTGATGCTAAAAATATAGGATTGTCTCAATCGGTCACACACATAGTTGATTATATTAATCCCACACCTACTCCGACACCAACACAAACAATACTCCCATTATTAAATAACCTATTCAAAGAATATGGTCGAATTCAGGTGGATGGTAATCCTACCGATGTTATTGGCTACAATAATAAAATTTATGTAACAAATGACTCTAAAAATATGTGTGTAATAGACACGCTAACACACACCATTATCAAAGAAATTTCTACGGGTAATGGTACAGTATCAATTGACATCGACCCGCTAACTAATCATGGATATGTTTTAAATCATTACAATAATAAAGTTTATATCATAGATACAACCATTGACGAAATAGTTCATACAGTGGACGTTGCTTCCGGAGCTAATCAAATCATAGTAGATTACGAATCCCACACAACCTATGTCTGTAACACCCCACAAAAAACTCTCACAGCCATTAAGAAATACGAACTAACATGGTACATAGACACCGTACTATCCTTGAATCAAAATCCTATACAACTGAAAAAAGACAAAGACAACAAGGTCTATGTTGTTTATCAACCATATGATATAGAAACAGGAATAAATGGGTTGGTATCTAATGTTTCAGTCAATAACAGTAAGTTATCGCGAATAATAGCTGATAATAATACTTATTCTCTTATAGAAATAGACACAACAGAAAACACAACAGTAGGATTCGATAAAGATAATATTTTTGCACAAAAACTAAATTTGTCTAACGTGTCTGGTCCAGCCAAACTACAAATTATAGACAAAACAAATAGTGCTGTGTTGGCAGAATATACCAATATACTGAATGCTGCTAATTTTTCTGAAATAGAGTCTGATGATAATGACAATGTATTTTTAGTAAATAATATTGGAGATAATATTATTGTATTGGATGGTCAAGCTACTGGTGTTGACCCCAATATTAAAGCTCGTGTTAGTGTTGGTCAAAATCCTGTGGCCATAGGTTTTGCTGTAGGAGTATTGCCATCTCCTACGCCTTCTATAACTCCCACAATTACTCCTACTGTAACCAGCACCCCCACACCCACCATCACACCGACCAACACACTGACCCCAACCAACACTCCCACATCAACAGTTACTCCAACCAATACGGTAACACCATCAATAACTGCTACTCGCACACCAACCGCCACCCCGACACAAACACGAGCTGGTTGCTTGATAACCAACGGTAATTTTAGCCAACCCGTAGGAACAACAAACGGATGGTTGTCGTCTGATATTGATTTATGGCAATTCGGGACTACAGATAATCATTACGCAGTAGACTTGAATGGTTGTACGTCGGGATATTTGCAGCAAACCATCAATACAGTATCCGGTACTGTATATAATTTAAGATTTAATTATGCGGCAAATAATTATTCTCATAAAACCAATCTAGACAATCCAATAAAAACATTTACTGTTAAAATTATTAATGCCTTAAATAATACGGTATATAGTACGCAAAATTATAGTTTTGATGTGACTCAATATCTTGGATACTTTGGGGACTATAATGCTATGGGGTGGTTATTCGCTAGCCAGTCCTTTACCGCCGTCAGTAGCAGCACCATAATTAGATTTGAAAGCACATGCCCATCTTGTGGTTGTTACGGTGCCGCTATTGATAATATTTGTATAGCTTCTAGTGGATGTAACTGCGACTACGTTATTCCTGCTACACCAACACCCACACCAACTAAAACCCCAACCACAACACCCACTACAACACCCACTAAAACCCCTACTCCAACCATAACGCCCACACCAACGAGCACACCTACAGTTACGCCAACCAGAACCCCGACCACAACACCCACAAACACCAGAACACCAACCGTAACTCCGACACCATCAGACCCAACTATTTCAAGAGCGTATATTGCTAATTATGGCTCTAATAGTATTACAATTTTACACACCGTTAATCAAACAGTCTTAAATACTCTCAACAATATTACAAAGCCAACACAGCTTACCACTAATCAAAACGAGTCCGTAGTTTATGTTGCAACAGAAGACTCCACCGATATAGTCTTAATAGATGCCTCTAATTATGATAGGTCCTCTAGAACCTTAAATTTAGGATCTGATACTAATATTAAGTATCTGGAACTCAATGATACAGACACGGAATTATATGTCTGTTCGTCTCCTTCCTCTTCTCAGCCATCAGATATTGTTAGATTATTTTCTAATACCAGTACCCCCAGCATAATATACTACACATATGCCGGAACAGATATTCGAAAAGTGTTGTTTCATAACAACCAACTGTATGTTTTTGACATATCAAATTTATATGTATTTTCAGCAGATCTAACGTCATTGTTATATTCGAATGCACTAAGTCATTCATACAAAACTAGTTTTCTTAATATAGAAAATAATAGATTATATATTGCTCTTTCTAATAATACGATATCTGTTTATGACATATCTTCTGGCGCACCATCGCTGATAACCAATATTATTCTTAGCTCTAGCCATAACGGAATCTCAGATATTACGGTCAATAGATATAGCGGAGATATTTATGTTGTATGTTCTAATAGCAAAACCGTGGTGGTCATAGATGCCGACACAAATGCCGTATTAACCTCTTTTAGCACTAATAATCAATTCGTTCCTTATGTTATAGGCATAACAGACAACGGATCTTTTGGATATATACTATATTCAGATTCAACTATAGTAGACGTATATGCTATTGAAACTAATACGTATCTCAAAACTCTCACAGTAGGATTACAACCAAAATCTATAGCTATACTAAATAGCATTTTAGTAACACCAACACCAACACCCAGTCCAACCAAAACATCAACTGTTACTCCAACTAAAACACCCACACGCACCCCCACAGCAACACCCACCATAACGCCTACCAGAACACAAACACCAACAGCTTCTCCGATTCCTCCGTATATTACTATACAGCCAACAGATACAACCACTACACAAAAACCAATAGGAGATGGGGCGGCAATATTTGAGGTAGTCGGCGGACCATTTTATGCTATATACCAGTGGGAAAAATCTGTCAATGGTACATCTTGGACAGCTATTCCTAACTCTAACGGCTCCTATCTAACTCTAGATGACTTGACCACATTAGATAACAATGTTTTCTATAGAGTAAAACTCACCAACGCTTTTGGTTCCGTAACAAGCAATACTGCACTATTAACAGTGCTAGGGCCTTCTTTATCTATTGTAAGTCAACCAACAGACCAGACCATAGGAACTAATGGAAGTGTGACATTTACTGTTTCGTTAGACACTATTTTTCCAACACCTACTCCCACGTTAACCTTAACACCGACAATAACACCAACAGTCTCTCAAACTCCATCCATAACACCAACCAGAACTCCAACCAACACACAAACACCAACCAATACTAGTACGCCAAGCCCAACCTCTTCGATTACCCCGACCAGAACCGCAACTCCTACTATTACGCCAACCATTAGTATAACGCCCACCATTACCCCAACCAACACTATCACTAGCACTCCAACTAAAACTCCTACAGCCACCAAACTAATTATACCGACAGTCACACCAACAAAAACTAGAACTCCAACCCCATCACCACAGCTTCCCATATCTGGAATAGCATCTAGCAGCGGTCCTTTGTTAACTAGTTCTGGCGGTACCTATGGATGGTGGACCACACAAATAGACCTCCAAATGAAATTGAATCCTTTATCATCATACTATAAAGATTGTTCATTCATAACGCATCTAGATGGCAACTATTCTGGCTCAAATACCATCAATGTTATTAATGCCAGATACTATGATCCCATACTCCAAAGATTCAAAAGCTTACCAACCCAGACATATTGGAGCGGAACATCTAATATAATGGCATACTCCACAACAAACAAATTGAAAGAATGCTTGAACACATATCCTTATCGCATAATATACAAATATAATTTCGAAGCATGGGGTGGTCAAACATATGATGTGGATGCATATGTCGAAGTAGCTGCTTCGTGGATACCCAATACTCTTACTTTTGGACCGTACAAGATTAGGCTCGGAGCCCCCATGATAGGGTAATTACAATGAATAATTCACCACTAGACACTTCTATATCAACGAACACAATTAATTACCAATGGCAAGTATCAGTCGATAACGCCACCACATTCACGAACCTGTCTTCTGCGCCAAATGGTTCTTCTTTGACCATATCTAATGTGCTTGCAGAACAACATAATCACTATTATAGGGTCATAGCGACTTCGGGGAGTTCTAGTGTTATATCTAAACCAGCAAGATTGATTGCTATACCAGAATTAAATATTACCAGTCAACCAATTGATCAGGTAGTCGATGCCGATAATGGTAATAGCGCTATATTTAGCGTTGCTGTTGATGCTTCTAATGGGGCGCAGGTATTGTATCAGTGGGAAATAGCACGTTCCAGTAGTCCATCTTCTTTTGAGGCCATACCAGGAGCCAATCAGACCAACCTACTGCTTAATGACATTGATGCAGCAGATGACAATACTGCGTATAGGGTAAGAATTACAGCCTATTTCTATGACAAGTTGCCTGTAGTTGCTTATTCTAATACTGCCAATCTAGACTTTATAGGTCCACCAATAAATATTACTAACCATCCATCTGATTATGTTTTAACAGATTTGGCAACAACATCTCCATTATTTTCTGTGTCAGCGGTTTCATTAGTTAGTAGCGAACCATTGTCGTATCAATGGCAAGAATCTCTTGACGGTACCACTTTTGTTAATTTGCCTTTTACAGATAGTGCTAATCTCTTTATCAATAATATAGAAAATCCAGAAGATAAAAATCAGTTTCAATATAGAGTAATTGTATCGTCAGATTCTGGATCAATTACCAGCCAAGCCGCTACGCTTATAAATGAAATAGATTTACCTCTAACAGACAAGCTTTATAATAGTACATCTATCTGGGGCGATCCGCATATGAATATAGCCTCCAGTAGAGGAGCGTTAGCTTCCTTGGACGACAACCAAGCGTCTGGACCAATAGTGTTGTTTTATCTAAAGTACGAAAATGGAGAATCTTACAAAGTTGTTTGTGATTCAAAATTTGGTGCCGGAGCATCATCTGGACCAACAGCTTTAACAGATATTTGGGTAGAAAAAAACGGTATCAGGTATACCGGAACACCAAACTCTTTCGATAAATCCACAGCAGTACCTTCTACATCATTGACCCTGAGTAGCTGTACATACGCGGGGGTTACAGGATGGAATTATTTTAGTGGAAGATGTTTATCTTTTTCTACTACGGCAGGAGCCAAAAATCTTACCAATACTAACTATGTTCAATTATTAAAAAATTCAGTTAAATGGTTATATAAGAATCAAAGCAATCCTTCCATCATTATTTTTAGCAGTGGTAAAACCACGCAAGACAACGCTTTGAAAAATGCTATAGCTAGCACAACCAATAAAACCATATCCATCATAGATATGAACACTTTTACAAACTCAAATAATATCTTAGCATCTACTAATGTGGTTATATTGCAAAATAATTATAATTGGAGTAGTGCGACCATTCCAGCTGCGGGGCAACAAGCTTTAAAAGATTTTGTTACTAAAGGTGGGGGCTTATTGACTAGCGAATGGGTTATTTGGAATATTGCTGTTGGTAAAATGAGCCTGCTTTCAGATGTCGTCCCCGTATATCCCACCTCTAGATATACCAATAAATCTCCCATTAGGTATATTCAAAATATGGCCGATTCGGTACTAAACACTGGGGTATCAACCGATTTTCAATTTTTAAGTGAAAACATAGCAGGAACTGAAACCTCTATAGTTTCTGCGAAGCCCGGTTCAACAATCTTTTATCATAGCGAACAGTGTTTACCTCAACTAGCTAGTCAACAAACAGTCAATATTGGTAATATGCTGGATATTATATATAAGCCAGGTAGTGGAACCTGGGCAAATAGAGTATGGTATCTGTTATATATCAGATGGAACTCAACATTATCATATAAAGGCAAAGCTAAAATAGGGGGTGCTTTATATTGGATACTCAAATCATTAATAGAACATAAAAAAACACCCAAAGATGCCAAATATGCTGGATGGAAAGGAACCATCAGAGGTAGCAAAATAGCAGGATACGATCTTGTTATGAAGCCATACGGCATATCTCGTACTATGTTGTCTAATGCTGTTAATGCTGCTGATGGATCATCGGCTATTAATGCTATCACAGAGGAAATATCATTAAGTGATCGTTTTTGGAAAAATATGTCAAAACTATTAAGAGGATTAACACCAAACGATAAGTATTTTGTACGCAACGTGCTATATTTTGCTAAACATCCTGGCAATAGATTAACCACTACTAATGTGGCAGTATCGATGGACGCTACGGCTTATAGTACTAGTAAAAATACTATTATTTATCGTTGGCAGGTTAGTGCCAATAACGGACTATCATATTCCAATATTGCTGATGGTACAGAATATGGTGGCACAGGAACTAATACATTGGTTATTAAAAAGCCTTCTCTGTTATATCATAACAGATATTATAGATTGAGTATAAGTTCTTCTGGTGCCATTACTAAATACAGCCAACCGTCTGTGCTAACCGTACTGCCAACCATTGCTGTGTCTAGTTTTCCAACACAACAACAATCGATAGGAGGTAAGGCTACTTATAGCATAAGGGCTAGTTCTTCAGATGGTTCATTATCATATCAGTGGCAAGTCTCATCAAACAATAGAACATATTCTAATATTGCTAAAGCTAATAGTGCGGATCTTGTTGTAGGTGTCGTTTCTTATAGTCAAAACAATACCTACTACAGAGTAGTGCTCAAAAACAGAAATGAAACTTTTGTATCAAATGGTGTCAAATTAATTGCTGTTCCTTCAATTGATATAACGTCCCAACCCATAGATAAAACAGTAAGCTCTAATTCTGTAATATTCAGCGTTACAGCTAACCATAATAACGTACTAAGTTCTAGCACTCCCTTAACATATCAATGGCAATATTCCTCCAATAACAGAACCTGGTACAATATTGCCAATGCCAAACAGTCCGTATTATCTATTAATAATTTAACTAGAAGTAATAATAACTATTATTATAGAGTTGTAATGTCCGTCGGAACATTTAGCGCCATATCCCGAGCCGCCAAATTGACAATATTACCGACCATTAGTTATGCCCCAATATCTATTAACATGACCAACAAAACCGTTTCTGGTGTAGAATATATTGATCTGACTTTCCAGATAAATGCTAGTACTACAACAGGAACACTAACTTATCAGTGGCAGCAGTCATCTAATAGAGGATATTCATATAGCAATATTGTTGGCGCTACGTCAAGTGCTGTTGGTATTCGTAATCTTAGAAAGAGTTCATATTCCTTATATAGATATAGGGTCGTAGTAAAGAATGGGGTGGATACTATAACAGTACCGGTGAATTTAATATGAATATTTTACTCTCTAATAATATAGTTGTTACTGTTACTCAGTCACCAAAAGACCCTTTGCCTGGAGATACTGTTGTTTTCCAAGCTACTCAATATATAGAGAACACAATAAGCTATAGTGACAATAATAACTATTTTTACAGTTATAATTGGTTGGTTTCTAGGGATGGTGGCAGCACCTATATAACTGCTGGACCAGATCTAGATACTCTTACTTTAGAAAATATATCGTCTTCATTTTTTAATGAAATATATAGACTAGAAGTTACTTTAATAGATTTAGATAACCTGCTATTAACAGAGGACGGAGATGTGCTATCGGCAGAGGTTGGTGGGGTGTTGTTGGTGGACTCTACTGGCTTATTGTCTATACAAAACACTACTAATAATAATGTATCAAGTGTTAGTATTGCTAATACCGGCACATCAGAAACAGCAGTTGATATTATAGACAGTATGGCCGTTACTGACGAAGCCGCAACCTTCGATCCTTTGATTGATGCCGAAATGGCCGATACAATAAATTCTGGTCAAGGCATTTCTGCAAGAAACAGTGTAGCTCAAAATATAAATAATGATCCTTTAGATGTGTTTTTAGAAGATGATACATTACCAAATATTGTGTTGCCTACCCAAACTCAAAATATAAGTATTCAAACCGCAGGATACGCCAAAATTACCAACGAATCCTCCGTTGGTTGTAACACAGTATTGAAATATCGGGAATGTGTTCCTTATGATGATTTTTTTCATGATGGTCTTGCTAATTATGCTTCTTTAAATGAGTGTGTTTCTGCTAATGCTTGTAATTTTAATAGTAGCGATACTGATGTAACTATAAAAACTAATGATAAAATAGGAACGATACCAACAAAAAGAATCGAAATCTGGGACACGCAAACAGTCATAAAAACAACAAATTTTGTATGCTGTTTAGATCCAGAAACAGTATGTGATGGGGGTTTGGCTAGTTGTTCGAATGGAGACTGGACAATTGGAAATATTCAGGGCGCTGATTGTGATCCTAATAGCTACGAAGACGGTCCAGGAGAACCCACCTTGGCCACATCTGATGATGACGAACTTTGTGGTTGTAAAGATCCTATGGTGGTTTATGCTCCGGTTACTGCCGATGGTTCAGGAGGATTCGTGTTGGCTTCATTCAGCGGACTACCCTTAACTGGCGACATATCTCCCCATCTTAGGCCATATGATAGACCTGCTCCGCCTGCATATTCCGACGGTAACGGCAATTGGGTTTTTAAAAGTGTTCGCACAGCATCGGCGGCTTTAAGGGCGATGATGGGCGGGAGCGGTGGTTCATCACCGCAACCACCTCTAAGACCAGGGGTTAATTGGGTAGCTGTTGGAGCTACAGTAGTGGTTGGTTTGATAGCTGCTGGTGTGGTAGGCGCTGTTATTTGGTGGAGAAACAAACCGGTGCAAGCATATACATGTGCTAAAAGATATTTTAAGAAACGCATACAATGTAAACATGGACCTCTTATAGAAATATCCACTTTAGATAAACGAACATCTGGTAGCGGCGGAGTTGCAATAGACTATTCCGACAAAGAACAAGACATAAACAAAGGAGCAAGCCCACAATACAATTGCATATGCCAAAGAAACGGACAAACTTACAGCGGTTCTGTTGGTCCGATGAAAGAAGAAAAGAATTGTGACTGGTACATAAAATCATATACTGGTAAGCCAGGATCTTCGTGTGAATGTTCATTGACCAACGGCTCTCAATTGGAAGGGGCGTCTTTAAGTCCAAAATACTCCTACTCCATTCCTGCTATTCCAACAACATGCGATCTTCCTGCGTATGTTGATAGCGGCTGTTTATTTGGAGTAAGTGCTGGAGAGTATGCTGATTGTTATTTTAAAGGAGATAAATGCGGTGCCGAATGCGACGGTCCTCTGTGTTGCAATAGTCCCAAAGCTACTATTTTTGTGTTGTCTAATGGTGGTTCCTCGGCTAAAGCCTGTAATCAATCAATATCAATTCAATTATCAGAAGATGTACACATGGGTCTAGCGGCATGTCCCGCTCCTACCTCCGCCAATGCTGTTACTATACAACAGGTCACTATCATAGAGAGACCAAGAACATGTGGAGAAATAGCCGATCCGTCTAAAAACTTGTTTGCAAGTTACAATGAGGCTAAAGCAGCAGCTCAGAAACAGATTCAACCAGGAGATGTGTTAATTATTAGTAAATTTAAACCCATCAAAGACATAAGTAAAACAAAACAATTATCTCCAGAAATTAAACGAGATGGTATAGTTATAGCTCCAGCCCTCAACTCGTACTATGATACGGTCTATGATACTTATGAAAAAATTGGTGACGAGTGTGATATGTGCAAAGTATGGTATTCTGTGTCTGTTGGTGGATCTTCTTATGCTTGCGATTCTGGTCCTATCAGTTGCGGTGCCCATAGTATTCCTAAACAATGTAACAATCCCAACAGCCCAGATGCTACCCCTATTAAAATCGCAACTATAGATAAAATTACTAGCTACAATGCTACTAATCTAGAATTCATGAAGAACAATCCAAACGAGTTTTTTCCAGACTGCGGAGCAGCAACGGGAAAAGCCGAAAGCCTGGTTTCGAAAGGGTTCATCTGTACCACTTGGTAATCTATTATTAAGGTGTATAAACTAAATATTATATTAACGGAAAAACATTATGGCCAATATTAGAATTAGTGAACTACAACCAGCCCCGGTAGTATCAGGAAGTTACATATTTCCTATTAGTAGCATTAATTCTACCTATAAAATTAGTTTAGAACAATTATCAGATTGGATTAGTTTAAAGAGCGTTAAAAACACCACAACTACCGATTATAATCTGGTTCAAACTGATGCTAAATCCATAGTAACATTTACCAATACGGAACCGGTATTGGTTACTATTCCGAACGATACTAATCAGTCTCTACCAGTAGGCACAACTGTAGAATTGGTTAGATTAGGTCAGGGTATTGTTAATGTGACTGGAGCAGAAGGTATAGTTATTAATTCTGCTTCTGGGTGGACTTTACGAGCAGTATATAGTAAGGCCGTATTGTCAAAGATTAGCAATAACACCTGGATTGTTAGCGGAGACCTTGCTTTAAGTGCTACTCCAACGCCCACAGGCACTCCAACTGCTACCCCAACACCTACCGCAACACCAACAGTTACCCCGACTCGATCTCCCACTCCAACAGTTACTCCAACTCGTTCACCAACACCAACAAAAACACCCACACAAACTGTTACTCCGTCCTCTACAAGATACGGGGCGCCAAGCGCACCACAAAATCTATCGGCCTATGGAGGTAATCAAGAAATACTATTATCTTGGAATTCTCCAGCTAGTAATGGTCGTTTAGATATTATTGATTATGTTGTTGATTATGAGATGAATCCTAGTGCTACGCCAACGCCTACCCCCACACCAACCCCAACACAAACCCCTACAAACACCCCCACACCAACAGTTACCCCAACAAATACCGTAACACCTTCGGTAACCCCAAGTTCCGGGTCATTTGTAGTGGTTCAATCTGTACTATATGATAAAAACAAAATATATAGCTGGCATTAAATAAAATGTGTATATATAGTTATCAATCTTATATCTAAAGTCTGGAGAAAATCATGGCCATACCAAATTTAAATAATCCAATTAAAGTAGAAGGAAAAAATGTTTTGGTTTCAGATGTTCCCGCATCAGCAACATCATACCTTACCAATTCGGCAGATAGTGGCAAAACACTAAGACTTAGTAGTATTTATTGTTCAAATATTGATGGAGCTAATGCTGCTGATATAAGTGTCTATATGACAAATGCTCAAAATAATACGGGCTATTTAGCTAAAACCGTTAGTGTTCCAGCAGACGCTAGTTTACTACCTCTAACTAAAGATAGCAACATATACATGATGGAAGGAGATTCGTTGTATCTACAATGCAGCGCTAGTGGAGATGTTAGCGCTATAATAGTGTATGAAGAGATCTCTTGATTCTGGTGTATAAAAATTAACGGACACTATCACCGTATAAGTTTGATAGTACATTACCTCACAACAATAGAGAACTTCCATGCCTGCTCTCGGCGATCCCTGCTGGCGACGTAACGGCGTAGCCGCCCTGGCCTTGCCCTTCCGGGTGCGGATGCCTGATGGCAGCACCCGCACCGACCCGGCGCAGTGGTCGCTGGATGCCGCAGTGCTGGAGGCGACCGGCTGGGCCGCGTCCACGCTGACGCAGGACGACCTAGACGCCCTGTTTCCCCCACCGCCTCCACCACCGGAGCCGTCGCCGTTTGAGGCAGGCTGGGAGACGCCAGGCGGCTGGCGGCTCGCGTGGCAGCCTGACGACGTGGCGTTGCTCACCGGCCTCTATGTGCTGGCGGCTCGGGCGGCCGAGTTGGGCGTGTCGCAGCCGGTCATCGTCACCGACATGGCGGGCGAGCGGCACACCATGACGTTCGCGGAGTTTGAGCCGCTGATGCTCGCGTATGGTGCGGCTCGGGCGGCGTTGAGCGCGGGAGGTGCGGAATGAGTCTGCGAGCGAACGGTTCGTACATCGGGCCGCGACCGGATGGGCCGACGACGAGTGTCGCCAGCGGCATCTGGGACTTGCGGACGGCCGAGCGGCAGAAACGGGCGGCAGCGTGGCCAGTGGCACCGGCTATCACCATCACCAGCCAGCCCGGCAATCAAACAGCCTCTAGCGGCAGTGCCGCGTTTAGCGTTTCGGCGACGGTCACGCAAAATGCCACCCTGTCTTACCAGTGGCAGAAGCAAGAAAGCGGTTCTGGTTCGTTCACTAACGTGGGCGGCGCGACAAGTAGCACTCTCGCGCTGTCCGGCCTGACGCACGCCGATGACGACGGCGATGTGTACCGAGTGGTGGTCAGCGCAACGGGTGGTGCCGAGAGCGTGACGAGCAGCAGCGCCACGCTGACCGTTTCGCCCGGCGACCCTCTGTGGGGAGACGTTCTGCTGCTCGTTCCATTTGACAATACTCCGAACGACATTGGGCCAGACAGTCGCCTGCCGTCATATACCAATCTGGGTTACAGCAATATCTCGTATGCCGCAGGTAAATTTGGAAATGCGGCAACTCTCTCTTCAAACACTCAACTTACCTACGGAGTCACGGCTCCGGCGTCCACAGATTTCACGTTGGAGTTCTGGGTCAAAAAATTCAACGGCGGCGTCGGCAACAGGGCGGTTTTGCTGGGCAATATAGGCTCCGGGCTGTTTCTTGAGTTACAAGTAACGACCAGTGGTTTCCAAGTGGAAAACTTTGATGGCGGATACGTGTCCACCTCCGCCGCAACGAACGGACAGTGGTATCACTTTGCGTTCGTGCGACAGGGCAGCACCGGCAGGTGGTATTACAACGGTCAGCAGATACACTCTGGTGAGTTCACAAATATTGCGATGTCCAATCTGGTTCTGTGGCAGACCCATAGCTTTGACGATGTGCGACTCACTGCCGCGTGTCGCTATCCCAACGGCACGACGTTCACGCCGCCCACGGAAGCGTTCCCTGGCGCCTAGTGCGCTATACGACAAAGATAACGAATAATAAAAGCGTTGCTGACTATTCGTTACAAAGTCTTATAATACCTCTAAGGAGGATATTAATATGACTAAGACCAGGACCAAGACCAAGACTAAAACTAAGAATGTAACTTTTGTTAGTATTGTTAAGCATTATATGAATAATCATATAGTGTCTAAAGAATATGAGAGCAATGTTTATAGAATTGCTAAAAGATGTAAATATATCTTAAAAGATGTTGTTAATAACTATTTAAAAGATCGTCTAACTAAAGCTAGTTCTATTACTGTTAAATCAGAGCGTACCATTTTGTTAACCTTATGGAATTATGCTTATGAAAATAATTTGGTAAAATTTGCTCCCAAAAATATTGTGTCTATTAAAGCTAGAAAAGCCCCAACAAAAGCTTGGACGATTGATGAGTGTAAAATGTTGATAGATAAAAGTTATGAATTTGATAAAATTAGTAAAAAAGGAGTTCCATTAGGATGTTTTATTAGAGCATGGTTATTATTAGGTTATGAAAGTGGTGCTCGTTTTGGAGACTTATTAACTTTTACAATAGACCATATTGATAACAACATATTACGCTGGACCATGAGCAAAACTGGCGATCCTATGACTAAGGTCTTAAGCTCCGCTTGCGTAGATAGTATTAATGAATTATTATCATACAAATCTTCTGACGACAATAGAATATTAGGATGGTTGTGTGGTAAAAGAAGGGCTCAAATTATTATGTATGATTTTCTTAAATTCTGCAATATAAAAGGCTCCAGTAAATTCTTAAGACGTAGCGGAGCTACCCATATAGAAATAAACCAGCCGGGTATGGCTAAATTTCACCTAGGACACCGATCTAGTGGATTAGCAGAAAAAAGCTATATTGATTATGGTCAAATTACTACTAGAATTCCACAAACTCCGCAGTTAATATCATAAAAGGTGTATGCATAAATAACTAAGTTTAGTCATACGCTTTCTTTTTAGGATAAATATGCCAACTATTAATACCAATAGTGCTAATAGAAGTTACACTATTACCGGCTTAACTAACGATGTTACTTATCGAGTTAGAGTAGCAGCAGTAAATTCTATAGGCGTTGGCCCATTTACAGACTATGTATTAGCAACGCCGTCTTTATTTGCTATAGACGACAATTATCATAATGTAGAATTATTGCTAAATATGGATGAGGTAATTAATGGAGACTCATATTATGGCAATGATGCTTTTATCCTGGGAACAACTCAATACGGTCCTAATGATGATCCCTATTCTTTAGAAACAAAATTGTTATTACATGGCGATGGTATAGCTTTAACAGACTCTTCTCTTGGTAACAAAAATGTTTATACTAACGGGGCCGTACCAGTTCAAACAATATCCGACAGTAGATTTGGCACAGGCTCTTTATCTTTTAATGGGTCTAATTATCTAACTTTTGATTCGTCTAATGATTTTAGTGTTGGGACAGGAGATTTTACTGTTGAGTTATTTGTTAAGTTTAGATCTATCAATAGTGCAAACCCTATTTGTAATCCAACATCAGACCCTAATGGTGCAGATGGTGGCAAATGGTATATTCAGTATAGTTCTGGTAATCTGATGGTTGGACAACACGCCACGAGTAATTATTGCACCTCCCCGTGGTCTGCTTCAACAAATACGTGGTATCACTTAGCCATACTTAGACAAAGCGGTACTATAAAAATATTTATTGATGGAGTAGAACAAACAGTAAGTAATAGTACTATTTTCTCTTCTACTAATTTTAATCAGAATGGATTTAGTGTTGGTAGGGTGGCTAGTGTTGGTGGTTTTGATGGTCAGATAGATGAATTCAGATTCACCAACGGTGTTGCTCGTAATATTACATTACCCACTTCGGCATATCCTAATCCTTCTAATCCTTTTAGAGATTTGTCTCCTAACCCCAAAACTATTTATGCCATTAACGGCCCCTCAACATCAACGTACTCAGGCCCGCTACCTGCACCAACTAATATTGTACCATCTCAACCACAAAGTGGGTCGTTAACGCTGTCTTGGACAGCACCCACACTACCTCCAGGAGCATCAGACTATATTATTCAGTACAGCACAGACGGAGGAATAGTTTGGACAACCGTTAATGACGGAGTATCATCTAATAATAGTACCACTATCAATAATTTACCCAATGGAACATATACTTTTAGAATAGCTGGTACCAATGGAGATCTACAAAGTTCTTGGACTTCTATAGATCTAGCTCTGCCATTAACAGGAATTTCTGTTGAATATCTAGTGGTCGCTGGTGGAGGAGGCGGAGGTAACGATATGGGTGGTGGCGGTGGTGCCGGTGGTTTGATCACCAACGTTGAGGGAGCAACTTCTGGCGGAGGATCAACAGCAGAATCTCCTATGTATTTAGCAAATGTTAGTACTCTGAATGTGGTTGTGGGTGCTGGTGGGTCTGGAGCACCTGCTGGTAGTGGTGGGTCAGGCACCAATGGAGGTAACAGTATTATTTCCGTAATAGGCAACGCTCTGGTTACAGCACTAGGCGGAGGTTACGGGGCTAGTCAACATAACGGTAACGGATGGAATGCAAATAGTGGAGGTTGTGGTGGTGGTGGATCAGGTGGTCGTCAAAACGGTAGTAGTTATGGTGGCTTGCCTGGAAGCGGTACTGCCAAACAAGGATATGATGGTGCTGGCAGCGGACCACACTGGTATCCTGGTGGCGGTGGTGGAGCCGGAGGTGCTGGTATTGGAAATGGTAGCGTAAGAGGCCACGGCGGTCCTGGAGTACTTAGCAGAATATTAGGAACTCTTTATTACTGGGCAGGTGGCGGCGGTGGTTCTGGTTATACTACTACCGGAGGAGACGGAGGTATTGGTGGTGGAGGTGGCGGGGCTGTTGGTACAACGGTTGGTGGAGCTGGCATAAATAATGGAGCATCTGGAGGTGGAGGTAGTACAAATTCTCAAACTAATACTCCTGGTGGAAATGGTGGAGCTAATACTGGAGGAGGTGGTGGTGGAGGCTCTCATTACAATTCTAATAACTATGGAGGAACTGGAGGTTCTGGTGCTGTTATTCTAAGAACAAAAGCCACCGCAACTTCAACAACAGGAAGCCCAACAGTATCAGCTGATGGTTTATACAATATTTATATGTTTACTGGTACTGGATCCATAACTTTTCCATCAGCATCTCCCCCTACTCCTCCAACCAATATAACTGCCAGCTCTAGCACTCCAGGAGAGGCGACCCTATCATGGGACTCTATAGACGGAGCTACTGATTATGTGATTCAATACCGTACAGAAAACGAATCTAATTGGACTACCGTAAACGACGGAACATCTAGCACCAATAGTGTTACAATTTCTGGACTAGCTGATGGAAACTACTATTTTAGAGTGGCGGCCATTAATAGTAATGGCCAAGGAGGTTGGAAAGCTAAGTCAGTAACTCTACCAATTCCAGACGTTTCTGTTGAAGCCTTAGTTGTGGCAGGAGGCGGCGCTGGCGGTTCTGGTAATGGTGGAGGCGGTGGCGGCGGCGCTGGAGGTTTGTTAGAAGCTACTGCTTTATCTCTTACTGTGGGAGAAACCTACATTGTTTCTGTTGGTGCTGGTGGAACAGCAGTATCCAGCAATGCTGGCAATACCGGATCTGATTCTACGTTTGCTGGTCATACGGCGAATGGTGGTGGTGGTGGCGGATGTTCTCCTAATGCCAACGGCAAAAACGGAGGTTCTGGCGGAGGATCAAATAACGAAGGATCTGTTGGCGGCACCGCTACACAAACCAGTTCCGGACCATTTATAGGATACGGAAATAACGGGGGATCGTCAAACTATAATTCCCCAGCATATGGAGGAGGTGGCGGTGGCGGGGCAGAGACGGCTGGCAGCAATGGAACCAGCTCTGTAGGTGGTTCTGGAGGCAATGGTAGGTCGTGGTACGGAACAACATACGCAGGTGGTGGTGGTGGAGGTACCAATACCGGCAGCGCAACGGCTGGTTCTGGCGGTAGTGGGGGTGGCGGCACAGGAGGAGCCGGAAGTACCGGAACAGCAGCCGTCGCAAATACCGGCGGAGGTGGAGGCGCTGGAGGTTCCGGCAACAACGCTGCTGGCTCAGGTGCCTCTGGCGTAGTAGTAATCAAATCTTCTGTAGCAGCAACATCAACAACCGGATCCCCTATTATTAGTCCAGCTAGTGATCTTTATTTTAAAGATGTATCAATATTATTACATATGAACGACAATGCATCAGTATTTACAGATGTCTCACCAAATCCAAAGACTATTACGGCATTCGGTTCTGCTACACAGTCATCGACTCAATCTAAATGGGGAGGTAAAAGCGCAGCATTATTAGGTAATGGATCTTATTTAAGAATAGGCTCTATGTCTAACATAGGAACTCAAGATTTCACACTGGAAAGCTGGGTATTTATTGCTGGGTCTCAATCTGATAATAGTGCTCTTTTCGATTTTCGATATCCGGGTGTCACAGGATTTAATGTAGAAATAGATCAGAGCAGAAGACTATCTTTAAATTTACCATCTAATGGTAGACAATGGATCGCTACCCTGCCTTTATCTCAATGGGTTTATATTGCTATTGCTCGCACATCTGGTACTACTAGAACCTATGTGGACGGAATACTAGTGGATAGTACCACAGATAACAACAACTATAATCTAGCTAGTTTACCGTATGGGTTTATAGGAGCAAATTTTGATTTTACTGGTTATGGCTGGTCATCACCCAACTACTATATAGATGATGTAAGATTTACTATCGGCAGTGGCAGGAATTATACAGGATCCTCTATAAGCGTACCGGATTCCCAATTCCCTGATTCTAACAGTGACGGTGGTAAACTTTATATTTTCACAGGAACAGGTTCTATAACATTCTAAGAAGGAGAATAAAATGGCCCATTTTGCTGAATTAGATGACAATAATATTGTAACTCAAGTGATTGTTGTTAACAATAATGAATTAATTGATAATGGAGAAGAAAGTGAGAGCAAAGGAGTAAATTTCTTAGCCTCTTTATTTGGTCATAATAGATGGAAACAAACATCGTACAACGGCAAAATTAGGAAAAATTATGCTGGTATAGGGTATAGTTATAATGAGGGTTTGGATGCTTTTGTTGCTCCCCAGCCTTTTGCTTCATGGACTTTGGATACTAACAGTTGTCGATGGAAAGCCCCAGTAGACCACCCAACAGACGGCAAGGTTTACAAGTGGGATGAAGAGTCTCAAAATTGGGTAGAACTAACAACATAAGGAAAGATTATAATGCCATTACCTAGTAGTCTTAGAGTATCTAATAGTTCATCTTTAAGAGTTCCTCATAGCGAAGACTTTAACTTTGGCTCAGGGGATTTTACTATAGAGTGTTGGGTAAAGTTTAATAGCTGGCTTAATGACAGAGGTATAGTAACCAAAGGCTGGCCTTCTCATACTGGTGCTTTTTTAATATATGCCACAGGAGATTCTAGAATAGCATTTTATGCTTCTAGCAACGGATCAAGCTGGGACATTGCTAATAATCAAACTGTTGCGCCTAGCATAACTCTGAATACATGGTACCACGTTGCTGTTACAAGATCAGGTTCAACTTTTCGAACATTTGTAAACGGATCTCTTACATCATCATGGAACAACAGCTCCTCATTAGTTAATGACAGTTCTAGAAATTTAGCCATAGGTAACGGAGATACAGGATCTTATCCTATTGATGGGTGGATAGACGGATTGCGCATTAGTAAGGGTGTTGCAAGATACACTGCTAATTTTGTACCCAACCCCCTCGATCCTGCAACAATTTCTTCGTTTGATGACGGCTCACGTTTTGATAAACCAGTAGGAAACAAAGGTCCTGTTGTTATTAGTTCGGCACAAAGTAAATTTGGTGGAACTAGCGCATATTTCGACGGCAATTCTTATCTGAGCGTTCCAGGAGATAAGGCTTGGCAATTAGGTACAGATGACTTTACCGTAGAAGCTTGGATCAATCCAGATGATATGAATGGCACCAAAGCTATTGTTGGTAATTATGATGGAGCTGATGGGGGTTGGAGATTAGCAGTAGGCTCGCCGTCTACTGGTGGCACGGTCAATTACGGACCAGAGGTCTCCTTTACTGCAACAAACTATGGTAATGAAGTGGATGTGATTATTCCTGGCGTTTTGGAAATTACACGAGGAGATGGGCAAGGTATATATAATAGTGCTATAGAAGGTGGTTATAGTCAGAGTTCTTCTCCTGCTAATACTGTTTGGAATAGATGTAGACAATATCAATCAGATAATTATAATTGTTGCGTTGAAGATGCTAATAACTGGACCAATATTTGTAATTACACCACACGAACATATGGTAATTGGAGAGACTATGGCATTGTAAGAAGCTGTTATTCTACTCCAGAGATGGTTGGTAAAGAACTCATAATGAAGCATGTACCCACCAATAGATATTGGGCAATTAAGTTTACGAGCTGGCAAAGTGGTGGTGGAGGAGCTTTCTCGTACACACGTAAAGAGATACTGGGCTGCACAGTAAATTCTTCTATCGTACAATTCCGAAATGGCAATACTACAATAGTAGAAAAAGAAGTATCTCCTCCATTAGCTTCTGGAACATGGTATCATTTAGCCGCCAGTCGTTCTAGCGATAGTTTGAAGCTATTCTTAGACGGCAACGAACTAGGAACATCCGCAGTAGACCCATACTATAGTAATGTGTCGTTATTGTTGCATATGGATGGGGTCGATGAAGCTATTTCTTTAACAGACTCCAGTCTTGACACAAGAGCCATCTCTGTCCATGGAACTGCTAAACTTTCGACAGCACAAAGCAAGTTTGGAGCAACTAGTCTAAGCCTTGGTACAGACGGAGCTATCTCTGTTGCCAGCGACTCGGATCTACAACTAGGAACGAGCGATTTTACGATAGAGGCATGGATTTATCTTGATGTTGGGTTCGATTCTAGAAACATTATGGATTTTCGTTCTTCGGCAGTGGGCAGTCCTTGGGTTTTGGCAGGAGGTACGAATGGTATGTCCACATATTTCGCTGTCACAGCAAGTTACGCTTCTCATTCTACTGGCTTGGCTGTTGGTCAATGGACTCATATTGCTATGACCAGAAGCGGTAGTATCGCAACCATATGGGTTAATGGCGTGGCCGGAACCCCAGCTGATATTGGCAATGCTAATTTGAATGGTCAGGCTTTGTGGATTGGAGATGTTGCAGGACGACGAAGTTCTGGTTATCCGTCGTGGGGTGGTGGCTTTATTGATGAGATTCGTATCACTAAAGGTATAGCTCGCTATACTTCTAATTTTACTCCACCCAGCAGTTCATTTCCAAACCAAGGACCATTTACAGATAACATAAACAGAATCAACTCCAACGGTCTAACAGTAGGAGCTAGTCGATCATCTAGTAACTCTATAACAGATAATTATAAAGGATATATTGACGACCTTAGAATAACCAAAGGAATATCAAGATACACCTCAAGCTTTACAAAACCAGCAGCCCCCGCACCAAACCTTGGTCCTGCCCCAACAGCACCATCATCTCCTAGCGGATTAGCTGTTACCGAAAGAGACAATATCTTTAAAGTGTCCTTGACTCCACCAACAAACGATGGTCGTTCTCCTATAACGGCTTATAATTTTCAGTATTCGGAAGACGGATCAACATGGAATAACTTGTCAGTAGTTTCTGATCCTTATTATGACAAGGTATCATTATTGTTACCAATGACGGGAACCAATAACTCTTTTGATATTATTGATGATTCAAAACACAATCATAATGTTAGTATTGTTGGAGATACAAAAATTACTACATCTCAAGGGTGGTTTAGTAATGGTAGCGTAGTATTTGATGGATCTAATGATAATTTAGTAATAGAAAATAACTCGGCTTTTGATTTGCGTAATCAAGACTGGACTATAGAGGGTTGGATAAGGCCAACAGGAGATTGGAGTAAATACAATACCGTCATAAGTAAACGAGGTAATGGTGGAAGCGAAGGCACGGACGGAGACTGGCAGCTATATTTGAGACAGAGTACTGGTGTGCTATCTTTTTATACCGCCGTAACTGGCGGTCAACAAGAAAGCAGTGCCGTACCGTATGCTAATGTTTGGAATCATGTTGCTGTTGTGCGTAGTGGCAGAATCATAACTCTGTATCTTAATGGTATTTCGGTATTAAATTTTGTTGCAGATACTGTCTATAATACTAATCGTAAGGTGTATGTTGGTGGCTGGCCTGCTGGAAATGAATATTTTTATGGACACATGAACGATATACGAATCACTAAAGGGGTAGCAAGATATACAAGTAATTTTGACCCAAGATCACTACCACAGGCCCCTGCTAATAGAATAACCGGACTATCCACAATTGGTACTCCATATACTTTTAGAGCACGATCAGTTAATGCTATAGGAGCTAGTAATTATAGTTCTTCAACCACTAGCGCTATCAGTACTTTAGGAGCACCAACAAACCTTAATGTTATACCAGACAGCGATAGAGCTTATTTAAGTTGGACAGCTCCAACAGCTAATAATTCGGCTATCAAAGACTATTCCGTACAATATTCATCAGATAATGGAAGCACATGGACAGACTATATTCATAGTCCTAGTATAAGTACATCTATTGTGGTTGACGGATTAACTGTTGGTACTAGCTACTCTTTCAGGGTAGCAGCGATTAATATAGCTGGTACAGGAAGTTATGTTTCAACGGTTTCTCCGACACTAACGGTTCTTAGAGAAGACAACACATATAACAAAACAAGATTACTATTACATTTAGATTCAAATTAATAGGGCCATAATAAAATGAGTATAATAGATTCGTCACCAAAACCTAAAACCGTCACACTAAATAATGGAGCAGCTATCAGCTCCCTAAGAAGTCGATTTGGTGGAGCTTCTTTATACTTGAATAATGGGGCTTATGCTTCAGTTGCTGATAATACTGATTTTGGTTTCGGAACCGGTGATTTTACAGTAGAATTATGGGTTTACGCTTATGATAATAATAATTGGAGAACATTATTTGAAATAGGATCTTATACAAGCGGTATACTATGGAGAATGGGTACTGGTGGTGATAATCTATATATTAATAACTCTCAATATAATTGGAATCCTGGCAATGTTCCTTTAAACTCTTGGAGTCATTTGGCTCTTGTTAGAAGCGGCAGCACCGTTAAGGTTTTTATTAATGGTACAGCATCATTGTCTATTAGTAATGGTGGTGATCTAGGAGCAAGCAAGTCATTATTCATTGGGGGACGTACTAATGGTAGTGAAACCTTTAGTGGCTTTATGGACGAAATCAGAATCACCAAAGGCATAGGATCTGCCAAATATACATCTAATTTTGATATCAAAACACTACATGCTCCATTTCCTTCTACTGGAACTCCTGTCACCCCGCCCAATGCTCCAACAGAGCTTATCGCTGGTCCATTGGTACAAAAAATTAATATGATTTGGACAGCACCCGCTGAGGATAATGGTGGAATAATAACTGATTATAGTATCCAATATTCAACAGACGGCACTAACTGGACGGATTTTGCTCACTCTCCCAGTGTTGTTCCTGCTATTAGTGTTACGGGACTCACAAACGGCACAACATATAGCGTTAGAGTGGGTGCTGTTAATTATACTGGTATTGGTTCATATGTTAGCGAATCAAATCTAGTTCCAGCAGAACCAGCAGTTGACACCAACCCAGACCCATATTTCTACAGCACTTCGCTGTTATTGCATTTTGACGAAAGTCATAATAGTACAAACATTGTAGACTCATCGTACTTACCCAAAACTTCCACAGCTCAAGGCGATGCCAAAATCAGTATTGCACGAAATAAATTTGGTGGATCAAGTATGTATTTTGATGGTAGTGGAGACTATGTGACGATTCCGGATCATCCTGGATTTGATTTTGGTGCTGAAGATTTCACAATAGAGTATTGGGAATATAGAACTGATAGTACTAGTGGTAGATCAGTAATGTGTCGCACAAATACCGATCAAGGATATAACCCATTTTTAATAGGCTATGCAGCTAATAACAGAGTTCGGGCTTATTTTTGTCAAGATCCTAACTATGACAATTGGAATATTGCTAGCGAAATGGATATGGGCGCTATTAGTTTAAATAATTGGGTTCATTATGCTGTTGTTCGACAAGGCAATACTTTAAGAACTTATCAGAATGGTACTCAAATAACAACAAGATCTTCTAGTGGTAGAATAGCTACTGGTACTGGTCCTTTAAATATTGGAAGATACCATAACACTGCATTTTATGCAGGTTATCTAGATGATATTCGTATTACTCGCGGAGTATGCAGATATCCGGATGGCACAATATTCACACCTCCAACCCTACCATTCTCAAATATAGCCCCAACCATAACTGCTCCAGAAGCTCCACCTAGTATAACAGCTTATGGTAGAGATGCTTCGGCAGAAATAGACTTCTCTGCTCCTCCAAGCGACAAATCAGTATTAGTATCTTATGATCTACAATATACAGAAGATACAGATCCCCAATCATGGACATCGGTTTCGTCATCTCCAACCAGACTATTGCTCCACTTTAATAAGGGGGATATTAGAGGTAATGCTAAAGTTAAAGATTATTCTCTTTATAATAGAAATGTTCTTTGGAATACTAATAACAATCCAGCATTCATTGGAGGAGCATCATCTGCTGGTACATATCAAAAATTTGGAACAGGATGTTTAGACATACAATACAATAGAACATCAGGATACTCTTCTCCTTATATTGTTAAAGTTGACAGTTCTAGTGATCTAAATCCCGGGACAGGGAATTACACTCTTGAAATGTTTGTCATGTTTGATGAACCATATGCTGTTGGTGGTATAGGTAGACTATTTGGCTCCCACAACGGTTCATCTGGATCATATTTTGGTATACAAAATATTGACTGGAATACTGTTAGAATTCATAAATATGTTAATGGGTCTTCCGTTTATAGTGTCAATGTATCTGGTTCATTAAGAGGTAATACAAATAATTACGGTGTCGGTCAATACAATAAGAAACCAATACACTTAGCCTTTTGTCGCAATAATGGAACAATGAGAATTTTCCTCGAAGGAGCAAAGATATTAGAAATAGCAGATACTAATAATGACAATTTCTCATCCGGAGGTCTTGTTATTATGGGAGGAGAATCAGCATCTCATAATCCAAACAACTATATACTAGGAAGACTAGACGAATTAAGATATACCGTTGGAGAGGCATTGTACACAGAAGCATTTACGGCTGTGTTCAGTACGGAATTTGCTAATGCTAGAGTAATTAACTTGCCAAATAATAAAAATTATATCTTCAGAGTTAGAGCACAAAATAGTGGAGGATATAGCAATTATCTAACAAGCTCTTCGACTCTGGTTGCTCCTCCTCCAGTACTAACAATAACTTCAGCACCGAAAAACGATAGAGTAATAAGCTATAATGAAAGCACAACTTTCACTGTTACCGCGACAATCCCGGACAATTCTGCATTAACATATCAGTGGCAAAAATACGATACAGACATTAATAACTATTATGGAGACTATGGAAGAAGTTGGCAAAATATTGATGGTGCCACATCATCAAGTTTAACTATTAATACTCAATCATTTAATGCTGCAAATAACTATTCTTATAATAGTCCAGCAGGAAAAGATCCTGTAAGATGCGTAGTAACTTCTGCATACTCAACAACTGTGGTAACACCAGCTGTTAGATTAGTCAATCTAAGTTACAATTATTATAATTATGAGTTCTATCATGATTATAATAGACATACCGGACAATATGAAACTATAAATAATAAATCTTATTTTGGTTTGTATGCTAATGCTAATGAAAGACTTAATATAGGTGTATACGCTAATGGATATGGTCCAACGCCAGACAATAGTTGGTATACAGGCAATGATACGGCTCTAAAATTCCAATATTCATTAAATCCTGCCGAAGGATTATGGACATACACAAACTCTGCAAACGACATAAATCTTAAATATATATCATACGGAAATACTGATAATCATTTAACTCCATTGGTAGATCTGAGTGGAAGAGTATATTTTAGAACAGTATTAAAAGACTTATGGCCGTATAGTGGTATTACTAACGGGTCAAGTTCCACAACAGAATCCGAGTATTCTGTAGTTCAAGACGGTTACAATAATTATTTTTACATAGACTTTACCGCTATAGTCCCATCATCAGTAACTAATTTTGCTGCTGATCCAGGAGATCAGCTAGTAGCACTATCTTGGACAAAAGGAAATAGCGGTGGATTGCCATCTAGCACAACGTATTCTATAGAATATAGTACTGATCAAACTAATTGGACTACTTTTACTGATACTTTAGCATTTTCAAATAGTGGTATTTATGTTACGGGACTAACCAATGGAACAACATATTATTTCAGAATGAAAGCTGTAAATAGTGTTGGTTCAAGTAGCTATACCTCTATAATTTCTGCTACTCCTAATATTTCTGAGGCTACTGTGCCTTCAATCATCAACAACTTGACAGGAGCTGCTGGTGATAGTAGAGCATTATTAACTTGGGACAGTCCAGCGGATGATGGTCGTTCATTGCCAATTTCTTATAATGTTAGATACTCTACTGACGGTGGTAATAATTGGATAGATTATCAAGAAGTTCCTCCACCTCCACCAAACTTTACTATTAACCAAACTTCTGTTAGTGGTGTCCAATTAAATTGGTCTAATGAACTAGTGTTACCAGCAATAACTGGATACTTAGTACAATATAGTAATGATGGAGGAAATAATTGGACTTCTCATATTGAAACGCCGCCAACACCCCCAACATTTAGTCCCAGCTCAATATCAGGATTGCAGTTGTGGCTAGATAGTAGTGATGCTTCTACGCTCTATGATTCGACTAGTGGGGGCAGTCTCGTCGCAGCCGATGGCAGCGTGGCGCGGTGGGAGGACAAGTCGGGGAACGGGCGGCACGCGACGCAGGGGACGAGTGCAAATCGGCCGCTGCGAAAGGCGGGCGTCGTCAGCGCTAAGGATGCGCTGTTTTTTGACGGCAGTAACGACGGGCTGGAGTTCAGTGGCAATATTGAAAACGGGTCTGGGCATGTGTCGCTGTTTGTTGTCGCACAAAAAACATCCACGTCAAGCATTGGTTTGCTGGTGAACAAGGACAACCCTAATGTCAACCCACGCGCCCATCAGTTTCTTCGCATCAACGGGTCTAATGTTGAAACGCATTGGTGGACCCCGAGTCTTCGCGCGCCAACGAAGGGCAGTATTTCTGCAAACACGACATTCCTAGCCGCGCTCAGGCTGGGTGCCGACAACGGATTTGTGGGCCTAAATGGTGTTGACGGCACGGCAGATACTAACGTTTCTGGCATTACAACAACAAACCAACCGACGCAGATCGGCGCATACCCCTATAACAATGAATATCCGTGGAGCGGGTACATCTGCGAGATCGTCGCCTATAACAGCAAAATCAGCGACGCCGAAGCCGACCTTGTTGAAGCGTATCTAATATCTAAATGGGGTATAGTATAATGACAACACTTAATACTACAGCTAATATTTCTCCTCTTCCTAGTGGCGACTATATTTTTAGAGTTGCTGCTCTTAATAGTATTGGACAAGGAGCTTACAATACATTATATACTGCTATGCCAGTACCAGATCCTTATTTTGGTAATGTGAGTTTGTTGATGCATATGGACGGAACTGGAAATTCTTTTGTTGATAGTTCGTCGTATAATCATACGTTAACAGTATCGGGGGATGCTACTCAATCGTCAGATCAGAGCAAGTTCGGTGGGTCTTCGGCTTATTTTGATGGGTCTGGAGATTATTTGTCGGCTAGTAGTTCGTCTTTTGCTTTTGATACTGGTGATTTTACAGTAGAAGCTTGGGTTTATTCCAGTGATGTATCTTCTACTACCCAAAGAGGCTGGATCCAAACCACTAATCAGTCCGGAGGACTATCAACCTCATATACAACCGGCATTATAATCAATTATAATAATGGTGCTCTTAGAGTAAATGTTGCCGGAACAAGCATCGCAACACCAGCATCGTTGATCAATACTAATCAGTGGTATCATATTGCGGTCTGTAGACAGTCTGGGATTATTAGAATATTTGTCAATGGTAATCTTGCAGCTTCTGGCACAGCTAGTGGCAACTGTTCTGGTCAACATCTTTGTGTTGGAGGATATTATGATACTAACTATCTATTATCAGGATATATTGACGAAATCAGAATAACCAAAGGAATAGCCCGTTATTCATCCAACTTCACACCATCACCTGTACCATTCCCAGTTTCTCCAATTATTACCATAAGCTCTCAACCATCTAATCAAACTGTTAGTGCTGGAAATGCTTCATTTAGCATAACCGCTAGTGTTACATTAGGAGCAACACTAAGTTATCAGTGGCAGAAAAAGAAAGGCAATTCATCTTTTTCTAATATTTCTGGAGCCACTAGCAGTACATTATCTTTATCAAATTTAACTGAAGCTGATAATAATGGAGAAATTTATCGTTGTATAGTCAAATCAACAGGAGGAGTGAGCCTCATTAGCAGTGTTGCAACGTTAATTGTTTCTTCATCTGGATCCATTACGGTTGAATACCTCGTCATAGCAGGCGGTGGCGGTGGCGGCGGCTCGCACGGCGGTGGCGGCGGCGCTGGCGGGTATCGGTCTGGCTCAACGACGTTGACGGCCGGTACTCAATACACGGTAACGGTCGGTTCTGGTGGCGCTGGCGGGGTAAACATCGGCGGCGCTGGTGTTGCTGGAAGCAACTCATCGGCCTTCACGGTTACATCGGCCGGCGGTGGTGGCGGCGGCACTCGCATAAGCACCGGGCAAACCTACGCTGGCGGCACCGGAGGCTCCGGTGGTGGCGGGGCTGGAACAAATCCCACAACGGCTGGCACCGGCACGTCAGGACAGGGCAACAGCGGCGGCGCAGGTTCGTCCGACGCAACCGCTGGACACGGTGGTGGCGGTGGTGGCGCAGGTGCCGCTGGCGGTGCTGCAAGTGGTGCATCTAATACTGGGTACTCCGGCGCTGGTGGCAACGGGTCGCAGTGGCTCAACGGAACCTACTACGCGGGCGGTGGCTCTGGGGGTCTGTGGGACGGCGGCACGGTCGGCGCAGCCGGACTCGGCGGAGGCGGTGCCGGCGGAAATGGGAATCCCAACAATCCCGGTTCGGCTGGAATCGCTAACACGGGCGGCGGTGGTGGTGGGTCAAGCAGTGGCGTTGCTGGAAGCGGCGGCGCTGGCGGTTCTGGCGTTGTGATTTTGCGAACGCTTGGCTCCGTGACTGCTGCGTCTACAACCGGCTCGCCAACGCGCACCGAGAGCGGCGGATACACATACTACACGTTCACAGGCAGCGGGAGCATCACATTCTAGGAGAATATATGGCCAAACTCAATAAACTACTTACAGGACTAACTAACGATTTGTCCTACTCATTCCAAGTGGCAGCCGTAAACCCAATAGGCACAGGAAATTATTCCACAGCAGTTACTGGTGTAGTTCCATATTCTGGAGGATTTACGGACTTAACAGAAACATCTTGGAATAGTGCCTCTGCTCTTAAAAATATTATACCATCAGCAGACAATGGATCTTATATAATTAATAATAACCCAACTTACTGTATTATGGATAGTGCGGTAGACGGAGGAGGATGGATGTTGGCTATGAAAGCTACGAGAGGTACAACATTCAATTATAGTGCAAATTATTGGACTACTAATAACATACTAAATGCAACAGATGTTACCAGAAATGATGCTGATGCTAAATATCATATATTTAATACTTTTGTTGGTACTGAAGTTATGGCTATATGGCCAGATTTAAATGTGACAGGTGGTAGTATAAATGCACCAGCATATGGATGGATATGGAAACAAACCATGCCAACAGCATCTACATTATTAAATCTATTTCAAACCACTACATATTATGGCACAGGATTTAATTTTGGTGGTTTTAATAGTAATGTTTGGAGTTATCAAGACGGATATAGACAATATGGCTTTAATGTTCAGGGGGCTTCTGGCGGACATAATGGAGTAAGTGGTGCTGGTTCAGCAGCAGCTCGGTGGGGATTTGTGTGGAATGGTGAAAATGACGCTAATAGTTGTGATGCTAGTGGTGGAATTGGTATGAGCTATGGAGTGAATTATTCTGCTGGAGATAAATACAATACCGCTGGGACGCAAAGATACAATAGAAGTATGAGAGTAGAAATTTACGTTAGATAAAAGGGTATCAATTATGAAATTAAATAATCCAATTACGGTTAATGCAAATGGTTCGGAAATAGTGCTTGACGATCTAGATATTGTTATTTTTGATCATCCGTCAAGAAAAACAGTATTAGTTAGACTTCATCCAGCAGCCCGACCACTAATGGTGTGGAGAGGTCCGGAGTATGATAACGCTGGAGACTATACTCAAGCTCAATTAGAAGATAGAGTATTAGAGGTTTTGGGCGAAGATCTACAAAATGGATTACAGAATTTGTTTAATATAGAAATTCTCTGAAATGATTAATAATAAGCTCAGTTTATTACCAGACGTTGTTAACATCGGCGAATCTATGGTGTTTCCAGCAACGAACAACAATAAGACCTACAAGGTTTCTCTTAAAAACGTTGCTGATTTTATAGTTGGAAAAGAAGCATACTATCGTACGGTAGATTATACCTTAACAGATTCGGACAGAAAATCCCTAATAGTTTTTAATCCTACTCAGGGATCCAATATTCAGATTATTTTACCCAATAATGATAATGAAAATATTCCTATTGGTGCATCTATAGATATCTCCAATAATAGTCTGTCGTCTTTAAGAATAGTCGGGGATACAGGAGTAACCATAAATTCCTCTCTAGGTGATTACATTATTAATTATGGCATAGCAGCAATCTCTAAAATAGATACTAATAAATGGATTTTAAGTGGAGATTTAATGTTGACATCTGAATATAATTGGCCAAACGCAAAAACCATACTAGACAGATCGGGCGGCACGGCCAATAACGGAACCTATCTAATCAACGGACAAAACACCTATTGCTTAATGGATCCTTCTTTGGAAAACGGTGGCTGGATGCTTGCTATGAAAGCTACCAGAGACACAACATTTAATTATTCCAGCAATTATTGGACCACCAACAATACTTTAAATCCAAGCGATACCACCAGAAACGACGCTGATGCTAAGTACCATATTTTCAATACTTATGTAGGTACTCAGGTTATGGCTGTTTGGCCTGATGTTGGAGTGGTAGGCGGTAGTCTATACGCCCCGTCTTATGGATGGATATGGAAAGAAGATATAACTACTCCATCTACCCTATTAAATCTATTTCAAAATACCAGAGAAATTTCTAATAATGCTCTAAATTTTCCTGGTATGAATACTGCTATCTGGAGTCATCAAACAGGATATAAAAGATATGGATTTAATATGATAGGGAATACTTCTGGATCTTCTGTTAATGCTAGGTGGGGATTTGTGTGGAATAATGAAAATGACGCTAATACTTGTGATGCTAGTGGTGGAATAGGCTTATCTGTCAATGGAGCATCATACTCCGCTGGTGACTGGTATTCTACCGCCGGTACTCAAGGACTTAATCGTAGCATGAGAGTAGAGATATATATTAGATAGTTCTATGGTGTATAATATACTACCAATATTTAAGAAAGAACAACAGAATGCCTAATGAAAAACTAAAAAATATTGCCGTTAAAATACTATCTAAAACCAATATACCAAAAGAAGATAATTACGGTTTTGCTATTATCACCGTTTTAATGATTATCAGTATAGTATTAACTTGTGTTCGCATATTACAAGAATGCAACAAAGACAAAGCCGACGAATATTGTACGGCTCAAAAAAAATGTCAATTATATGGCGAACAAATACGCTCATATAGCATACGCAAGGGATGGTTTACTAAAATGAGAATTAAAAAAATTCTTCGAAAGGAAATGAGCAAAGAAGATTATAATAAGTATTCTATACCGATATTGAGTGCTTTGTTAGATACAGGAGAATTTCTCACGGATGATGAGGTAGCTACTTTAGTGGAGGCAGCAAATGTTTAGTCTAATGGTCTGGAGTGTTTATGGTTTATTTGTAGGGTCCATAGCCAAGAGTATAGTTCCAGGGGAAGAAAATTTCGGTTTCTGGAAAACTATAGCACTAGGGGTTGCAGGATCGTACGCCGGTGGTATAATAACCTATCTGTTGGGCATGACGCCCTTACAACCATCTGGCGTAATCATGGGAGTCGCAGGAGCAGTGGCTTCTTTGGTATTTTACAAAAAACTCTTAGAAAAATAGTCAAAAACAAAAGGAATGAGACCAAACTGGACAGATTATTTTTTGGGATTAGCAAAAGTTATTTCCCAAAGAAGTCATGATATACACACCCAGCACGGTTGTGTAATTACTGATCAACATAATAGAATTCTGGGCGTAGGATATAATGGTTATCCAAGAGGATTGGATGATTCAAAGCTGCCCAAAAATCGCCCGGATAAATATCCGTGGATGGTTCATAGTGAAAGAAACGCCTTGTCCAACTGTGTTGTAAGGCCAGACAACGGCATCGCTTATGTTACTGGTCAATGCTGTAATGATTGTATTATGGCCTTATGGCAAGAAGGAGTTCAAACAGTTTATATGATCGATGATCATGGTACTCACTTGTTCGATGAAAATGCAAAAAAAATATTTGATACTTTTGTTGAGATGAGTGGTATAAAAATTTCTAAAGTAACACCAGATCTATCTTGGATCAAGAACCTCTGTGGTGTATTATGAATACATCTACGGTTTGTTTTTTCATATCTTTAATGTGCTCTATTCATTCAATATACAAAGGTGATTCAAACAGCACAATCATGATGAATATTTTGATCACCATTACCCTAGCATTTTTAGCATTATCAAGTAGGAGATAATATGTCTGCGCTTCAAGAATTACAGAACTATACATTTGTTAGTAAATATGCTCGTTGGTTAGAAGACAAGAATCGCAGAGAAACATGGAAAGAAGCAGTTGATAGAGTGCGAGATATGATGCACACTATGTATGCTGATAAAAATATCGGAAATGATATAGATTGGGCATACGACATGATGTATAAAAAGAAAGTATTAGGATCTCAAAGAGCCCTACAGTTTGGCGGAGACCCTATTCTAAAGCGTCACGCCAAGATCTATAACTGTACAAGCTCTTACTGTGATCGTCTACGATTTTTCCAAGAGTGTTTTTGGTTATTGTTGTGTGGTAGCGGCACAGGATTTAGTGTGCAGAAGCACCATGTGGCTAAACTACCAGCATTATCTCACGAACCAAAAGCTGAACAAGGCAAGAAATATGTTATTGAAGATAGTATCGAAGGCTGGGCAGATGCTCTTGGTGTTCTATTAAGCTCATATTTTGTTAAACCAGCAGAAGATCGTTTCAAAGAATACAAAGATCATTATGTAGTTTTTGATTATTCTAATATTAGATCTAAAGGCGCCTCTTTATCGTCTGGAGTAGGCAAAGCTCCAGGATTTGAACCGTTACAAAATGGTCTTGAAAAAATTAGAGCGCTATTAGATAGATGTGTAGCATCTGGACAAAAGAAACTACGTCCGCTAGACGCATATGATATTATTATGCACAGCAGTGATGCTGTCCTATCGGGTGGTGTTCGGCGTAGTGCGTCATTAGCTTTATTTAGTGCTAATGATGAAGAAATGGCAAAAGCCAAAACCGGTAATTGGTATATGGAAAATCCCCAAAGAGCAAGAAGCAACAATTCAGCCTTATTACTCAAAGACGATACATCTCTAGAAGAATTTCAAACTCTAATGGAAAGCGTTAAAGAATTCGGAGAGCCAGGATTTATATGGAGCGATTCCACAGAGATGACTTTTAATCCGTGTGTAGAGGTGGGTATGTGGCCGGTGGATGAGGAAAGCGGAAAGAGTGGGTGGCAGGGCTGTAATCTATCAACCATTAATTGCTCTAGTGTTGCAGATGAGGACGATTTTTATGAGCGTTGCAAGGCTGCTGCAATTATAGGTACATTACAAGCTGGTTTTACCAAGTTAGATTATTTGGGCGAAATTAGCCAAAAAATCTTTGAAAGAGAAGCTTTGCTAGGAGTATCATTGACCGGTATTATGGAAAAGCATGATGTTGTACTAACAGAAAAAACTCTCAAGCAAGGGGCTAAAATAGCGGTAGAAACTAACAAGGAAATATCTAAAAAGATTGGTATCAATCAGGCCGCTAGAGTAACCTGCTTAAAGCCAGAAGGAACTTCTAGTTCTATGTTGGGAACATCGTCTGGTATTCATCCGCATCACGCTAAACGATATATAAGACACGTACAAGCCAATATTTTAGAAGCACCATACCAACACTTTAAATCTTATAACCCACAAGCCTGTGAGAAGTCTTCGTGGTCGGCCAATAATACAGATGAGGTTGTTAAATTCCCAATAGAGGTCCCAGATGGTGCAAAACTAAAGAATCAATTACCAGCAGTAGAAATGCTATCTATAGTCAAAGATACTCAAAAGAATTGGGTCTATTCTGGTAAAAATCGATCATTGTGTACTCAGGAATATCTGAGTCATAATGTGAGTAATACCGTTACCGTTAAACCTGATGAATGGGATGATGTAACAAAATATATCTACAATAATAGAAAGTATTTTGCCGGAATTAGTCTTATTCCTCAAAGCGGAGATAAGGATTATCCACAAGCTCCATTTACTACGGTTTATTCTAGTCGTGAGATAGTAAAAGAATACGGAGATGCGGCTTTGTGGTGTTCTGGACTAATAGAGTTGGGTTTAAATGCTTTTAATAATAATCTATGGGCAGCCTGCGACTATGTTAGTATGAATCAAGCAAAAGAAGATGATGACGCTAGTAGGTTAAAGTTTGTTACTAAAATGAAGAATTTTGCAGGTAAGTATTTTGAAGGAGATGTTAAACGATTAACCTATTGTATGAAAGATGTTTATAATTGGAAAATATATTGTGATCTATTTAATAGCTTTAAGAAGGTAGACTATACACAACTATTGGAAACAGAAGACAATACGGCAGGTATTGAAGAGATAAGTTGTGCTGGCGGGGCATGTTTACTATAATGATTAAAGTCAAAAAAATCCATCCGTTAGCAACAATACCCAAAAGAGCTAATGAGACAGATGCTGGTGCCGATTTATACTCGATTGAAAATATTGACATTCCGCCTTTGTCACGAGCATTGATACATACGGGAATCAGTCTAGAGATACCATCACAATCAATTTACGGAAGAATAGCCCCAAGATCGGGCCTTGCATTAAAGCGCGGTATTGATGTGTTAGCCGGTGTTGTAGATTCCGGATATAGAGGAGAAATATGTGTTCTGCTTTTCAATACAGACAAAGACAACACATATGAAATCAAACAAGGAGACAGGATTGCTCAAATTATATTTGAACAACATCTTTGTCTACCTTTGACCGAAGTAGAAGATTTGACTGATTCTAATAGATCGGTTAATGGATTTGGTTCTAGTGGTATAAAATAACATAACTACAGTAAGCGGTGTATATTAATAGTATGTTGGTACACTAATCCTCTGTAGTAAAGGGCATAACTTGAGAAACAGAAAAAACTCTAAGAAAAAAAATAAGGTTATCGACGCCACCAATGATCTCCTCCCTTCCTCACCAATCTATAGAAACAGATTAAAACCCAGAACAGTTAATCAAAAAGAATATATTCGTACTGTTGCTGAAAACGTTATTACCTTTTGTCAAGGTGTTGCCGGTAGTGGCAAAACACATATTGCTATAGGTATGGCTTTAGAATATTTGTTAGATGAAAAAATATCTAAGATTGTTATCACCAGACCAGTAGTAGAGTCCGGAGAAAAAATAGGTTATTTACCAGGAACAGCCGAAGAAAAGATACATCCATATTTATTGCCTTTATTAGATGAGGTTAATCACTTTATATCTACATCGCAATATACAGGTTTGAAAACTAATAATAAAATAGAAATAGTGCCATTGGGACTGATGAGGGGTCGTAATTTTCATAATGCGTTTATCGTTGCGGATGAATGTCAAAATGCCTCATATGACCAACTTAAAATGTTATTGACAAGAATAGGCAATAACAGTAAGATGGTACTGACAGGAGACGTAAGCCAATCAGACCTACATAGACATATGCAGGGAGGCTTCTATAATATGATCAGTGTTCTGGAAGGTCTAGAAGGTATAGGAGTATCCAGACTGGATCACTCAGATATTGTTAGACATCCAATTATAGGAAAAATCATAGGACGATTAGACTCATACGAAAATGCAAATTCGCAACAGTAAATGTCTAGTACTTAATGCTGATTATTCTCCACTAAGTATAATAGACTGGAAAAGAGCTATAGTTTGGTCTGTAACACACGAACACAACCCCCAACTGGGGGTGGAAATCATTGATTTTTATAAAGATGATTTTATATGTGGTGTTAATAATAAAAAAATTCCAATACCAGCAGTAGTAAAAACTGCAAAGTATTTTCGTTTGCATAATCAGAAGGTTAATTTTTCTCGAAAAAATCTTTTCATTAGAGATGATTTTACGTGTCAATATTGTGGCGATAAATATCATATTAAAATGTTGACATACGATCATGTTATACCAAAATCTGCATGGAATTATGAAAAAGGGTCGCCTACTAACTGGCAAAACATAGTAACTGCCTGTATAAGCTGTAACCATAAAAAGGGAAATAAAACACCCAAACAAGCAAATATGCCATTAAAAAATTTACCTACCATACCAAATAAAGGACCTAAGTACTTGCCAATCTCATCGTTTTTAGTTAGGATAAGATCAGACATACCACAAGAGTGGAAACTATTTTTACCAGACTCATATCCTTTTTACAGTACATATTATGCGAGTTAATTTACAAGAATTCAACACCAAACAAACAGAACCAGATACCAAGTTTTATACCGTTAATGGCTCACAAGACTTCTACGACGACGATGGAGCACCTAGACTAAACACAGAGAATACCAAAGTGTTTGCAAAAGCTATTAAGAATAAACAATCGAAACATATGAACAGCACAACCTATGGTTATCGATTTTATATCAGAACAGACCCTAATAAAAATATAGTAGACCCCGTGCAACTATATACCATAGAAAAACCCAAAGCTTCTTTTATAGATAAGATATGTAAAACAGAATCAGATTTTAGAGAAGTGAGTGAATCTATATTCAATAAGTATATTAACTATTTAAAAACCAAGAGCACACAATGGCTAATTAGTGCTCAAAGAGAAATTAGATAAAATGCCGACATATACATATCAATGTGATAAATGTCATCACAAATTCGAACTATTCTTCACCATTGCTCAATACAAAGAGAATCCACAATGTGCTCATTGCAAAGCTTCTCAAACATACAGATCGTATCAAGATGACTTAACTAATATGGCCGCTTCTGTTATAAAGACAGACAGCGAATTAAAAACACTTGGAGATCTGGCAAATAGGAATAGGGACAGAATGAGTGAAGACCAAAAACAAGCCTTACATACAAAACACAACGCCTATAGAGATACCGGGCCTTTGTCGGATTTGCCAAGCGGTATGACAAGAATGCAAAAAAGTAAAGGAACTAAATGGACATAAACGAAAATCATAATGGAGATATCCTAGATAAACTTAGGGGTATTCTGGACCCAGAACAATACGAACTTATCAAAGAAAGAATTTTTGAAGGAGAATCGAATTTTTTTCCTGAGGACACTAAACTTATAGATTGTCCACACGAAATTGTATTTTCTATTAATGCTAATGTATTAGAACAAAACGAAGACGGACAAACAATAGGATCCAAAGAGCTTTGTGTTAGAACATACCACATTCCCATACCTCCACACAAAGACTATAAAGAGTATATGGATGCTTTCTTTGGTTTTTTTGAAACAACCTTACAGGCTTCTATAGAACAAGCGGAACTAAAAACCACATCTAAGGACTCTATTAATGAGTGAATACATATACCAACCAAAACAAAATACTGTTTCTAATAAGTCCAAACCAGATGAATTCTATACCATAACGGGCACAGAAGACTATAAAGATAATGATAATAATCCAAGATTATCAGAAGAAACAGATCAAGTATTAGCTAAGAAGGTTTATAGGGCGGACGGGACACATAAAAACTATATTAAGATCAACATTAATGGCAATATTTATAATCCAATATCTTTATATGGAGATAAAACCAGTAGTTTCCTAGACAGGGTTTGTAAACCTGGATCTAAATTCCGAGAAGTAAACCAAAAGGTTTTTGATATGTATATTAGTTTTTTAAGAACCAAAAACACATCATGGTTACATAATGCAGAAAGAGAGATTTTGTAATGGCTAGACTAAATAAAACACAAAAATATGCAATTTTATGGTTAAATAGCACTGGCATGTCCGTTGATGATATATCAACAGAATTAAGTCTAGAAAATAAACAAATCAATAGTGTCTTGGAAAAAAATGTAAATTTAGCAAATAATGCTAGCATACCGACCAAAGCAGAACCCGTTGGTCAAAACACTAAACAATCATCCAAAGATTTAATGATAAGACACACTTCTGCTAAAAAAACCAACAGTGTGGCTATTATGACAAAAGAAGCGTCCGAAGTAAACGATCACGCTCGACAGCAATATCAAACGAATCCTAATATCCAGAAAAATATTTTTAGACCCAACGGATGATCCATGGCCAATAAATACCCTTCGAAATATTCGAATGGTAAGCTAGTTTCTGCGGCACAATACATCACAGAGATCATATGCGAGAAGAAGGCTAAAATGACAGGCCAAGACTTGCATCACAGGTTTTGGGCCAGTGCCAAATGGGCTGCTTATTATAGGAATCAAATCGGCAGCGCCAATAAGCTGCTAAAAACATATTCGGAAATGGCAATAGTTAAGGCATTGAACACACCGGAAGCATCAAAAATTTATTCCTTACGTGCTCCTCATCTCTTACCTATTATAGAGCAACAACAGAAAATTCTAGACAGCCAAAACCAGACACTAAGTCTGGAGCTTGACAGAAAAGAAAACAAAACATACAAAATCAATAGTATCGACAAAAAAAATATACTTTCCAAATTAAAGGACCTAGACGATGGCACTTAAAGAAGACGTAAAGAAAAATTTTGGCGACAATATTATGTTGACAGCTAATTCTGTTATCGATAAAAAGCTGATCAATATTCCGGTCAGCCCCGCACTGGACGTTGTTTTAAATGGGGGTATCCCAGAGGGAAGTTTTGTTATCTTTACGGGACAGCCCAAATGCGGCAAGACTACAACATCTTTGGACTTCTGTGCCACCGCTCAAAAGAAAGAGTACGCCCACGGATCATTCAAGGATGGTAGAGAAGTGTACTACCTAAATATCGAAGGTAGATTGAAAAAGAGAGATCTAGAAGGTATACCAGGATTAGATCTAGACAGATTCAATATTATAGGATCTCAAGAAGGTAAGATTTTACATGCAGAAGAATATCTACAGATAGGTGAAAGAATTATTAATGAGATTCCTGGGTCTGTGGTGATTATAGACTCTTATTCTGCTCTTTGTACAGAAGCTGAGATTACTAGTGAAATGAACAAGATGCAAAGAGCTGATGGTGCTAAGTTATTAGCTAAGTTTTGCAGGAAGGTGGCTAATGTTATCCCTGTTAATAGAAATATTGTGATAGGAATCACTCACCAAATGGGTAATCCTGGTATGGGTCATAGCGAATGGAAAGAGAAATCAGGTCAGGCCATTGCATATCAGACAGACATAAAGCTTAAAGCTAATTATTTTAGTCCATGGACATTAAGTACTGATAGTCCTCAGATTGGACAAGAGGTACATTGGCAGGTAGTTTGTTCTGCTTTGGGTGCTCCCGGAGGCAAGATTACCAGCTATATCAGATACGGACAGGGAATTGATAAGCAGATGGAATTATTGACTCTGGCTGTAGATTTGGGGCTTGTGTCAAAGGGCGGAGCATGGTATACTATGTCGTCTGTTGAGGACAAGCCCAAGTTCCAGGGACTTGAAAAAACGAGACAATATCTAGTTGATCATCCCGAAGTCTATGAAGACTTATGGACAAAGGTTAAGGATACTATGGGAATCAAATGCAAGTAAAAGATTTAGATGGTAATTCTTATAATTGGCAACTAATTGGTAATATTGCTCATGGATCTATTCAAAATAAATCTAGTCTACATTTACAGGCCAGAAATTTAATTCATGAGTGTTTTCCAACACTGCAAGTATTAGAAGAAGTACCCGTTAATGTTAGAAGATCAGAAACTTTATATTTAGACTTTTATTTGCCACTAATTAAACGGTGCGTAGAAGTTCATGGCGAACAACATTACAAATTTAGTAGGTTTTTCCATAACACAGCATTAGGCTTCATAAGACACAAGAAAAGAGATCAAGACAAAAAAGATTGGTGTGAATTAAACGGTATTGAATATATCGAATTACCGTTCGACCAAATGGAACAGTGGGTATCAAGGATCAAAAATGAACACTAAAGAACAAGTGAATGAGTGGGATAAAGTTCTAGACGAATACGAAAAAAGTATCGGTCTTGGAACATACAGAGCCGATGCTTTTCCTGAGGAAGAACTTAACAATTATTTTCAGATGAGTAGGGACGAACTGGAGAAAACTACACCGGAGACTTGCGGTGAAATAGCCTACAGATTAGGACAATTTGCTTTTCATGTGCAAAGATCCATTAATCGAGAAATATCTCGTTTGAATTGGGCTGACGAAACCATCAAAGAAACCATAGCCAATGAATTGAATAATTATAAAGGGTATGGGTACGTTGAAAAGGCTGGTCAAGCCATCAATAATAATGAGAAAGCTACTGCCTTAAATAAGATCAAAAAGTACGCCAAACAACGCAGCGATAGACTTCAATATTTGGCTAATAGTATAAAACACTTATCGGATATTATGTTGTCAATTCAAAAAACAAAGGTGAAACATGGATCTCAATGATTTAACTAAAAATCCCGACCAACTAAAAAGTCTCATAACTTTGTTACAAAGTATGTTACCTAGCGACGATAGCAATATTACCAGCGAAAAACAGTCTTCTCCTATAAAAACTAGAGGCAGAAGAAAAACAAAGGCTGGCGAACAATCAAGTAATAAGTTTTTGCAAATGTCGGAAAAAGATATGCATAAAGACGACATCTCAGTGGATAAGAAACTGTCTAAGTTTCCTCCCGTTGCACGATCCAGATCTTTTCATATGATTGATGTAACGTGCCGTGTGTGTGGCAGAAAAGAAACCATAAGCCCATCACTGTTATTTGAGGCACCAGAAAGATACAAGTGCAATAATTGTGCAACACAAGCTGGATAAATAAGGAACCGTTATGATTTTGTGCGATCCTTCGGCTGAAAGAGCCGTATTGGCTGGTATATGTAAGTTTGGAGAAGACGCATATCTGGATGTGACAGATATTCTACAACCCTCGACTTTTACTATCGACAGCAATAGTATCATATATACTTGTCTTAAAACCATATGCGAAAAAGAACACAAACCAAGCATAGATATAGCTTCGATTTTTTCTGTAGCACAAGAATTAAATTTTGGACACATCTTATCCAAAAAAGAAGAAATTCAACATCTGAAAGCCATAATAGATTTTCCTGTTAACATAGAAAATGTTAGGAAATTTGCTGCTAAAATTAGAAAGCTAGAAATCACTAGGCTTTTACGCAAACAGCTAGAGCAGGCACAAGACAAGCTATTAGAGATCAACGGTAGCGAACCAATAGCCTCTATATTAGGAATAGCGGAAGACACCGTTTTTAATTTCTCTTCTTTACTAAATGATACAGACAATCATCCTGTATGTTTTGGTAAAGACATAGATGATTATTTGGTTCGATTAGTTGACAATAAAGTTGATCAGGTTGGTATATCCACAGGTTTTCCTATATACGACCAGTCAATCGGAGGAGGCTTAAGAAAGGGTACTGTAAATGTTATTGCTGCCAGACCAAAAACAGGTAAAACTCTTTTATCAGACAATATGGGTCAATACATAGCTAATACAGCAGGGTTGCCTGTTTTGAATATGGATACAGAAATGAATAAAGAGGATCATATTCATAGAATTTTAGCCATGATGACAGAAACAGAAATTAATGCTATAGAAACAGGTAAATTTGCAGATTCTCCAGACAAGAAAGCTAAAATAGAGCAGGCCGCTGGGGTGCTTAAGAAAAGCAGATGGTATCATAAATCTATAGCCGGAAAACCATTCGAGGAACAATTAGCGATTATGAGAAGGTGGCTTCTTAAAGAGGTTGGCTTAAATGACGACGGAACAGCAAAAGAATGCGTGATATTTTATGACTACCTAAAACTTATGGATAGTGCTGGGATTAGTCAGGATCTCAAAGAATATCAGGTGCTTGGATTTATGATGACTGCACTACATAATTTTGCCGTTAGATATCAAGTACCAATAGTGGCATTCATACAATTAAATCGAGACGGCATCACCAAAGAAAGCACTGATACGGCAAGCGGTTCGGACAGGATTATTTGGTTATGTAGCAACTTCTCTATTTTCAAAAGAAAATCGGACGAGGAAATAGCTGAAGACGGACCTAATCATGGTAATCGTAAATTGGTTCCCTTAATTAGTCGTCATGGCGGAGGTTTGGACGATAACGATTATATTAATTGTCATATGAAGGGTTGGTGTGCTAAAATTACAGAAGGTCAAACACGACTGGAACTAATGCACAATAATAAACAAGATAAAGGTGGATTTTTAGTCAATGAAACAGACACTAGCGATGAAGAAGAAATACTCTTCGAATGATCAAGCAAAACTAAAAGTTGTTTGCGATGACATTTGTGATCAAATAGAGCCGATTTTGGATCATTTTAATTTGGAATACAATTCCAATGGTAAAATGATTATAATGCCATGTCCTATACATGGAGGAGATAACCAATCAGCATTAAATATATATCCGGATGGAGAAGTATATAGAGGTAATTGGAAATGCCGAACACACGGGTGTGAAAAGCATTTTAAAGGATCTATCATAGGCTTCATTAGGGGTGTTATATCCAACGTTAAGTATGGATGGACAAAGCCAGGAGACAATCAGTGTTCTTTTCAGGAAGCTCTGGCTTTTTGTCTAAGCTTTATTAATAAGGATCTTAGTAAGATTCGTATATCTCATACTGAACGCAATAAGAAGTCTTTTATTGGTGCTATAAAACATATGTCTGTGACCAAAACACCAGAAGATAATAATAAAATCACTAGAGTCAAAATTAGACAAAATCTCAAAATACCAGCACAATATTATCTCGATAGGGGGTATTCGCAAGAAATACTAGACAGATATGACGTGGGACTATGTGATAAACCAAATAAAGAAATGAGCAATAGAATAGTGGTTCCTATTTATGATCATAAATACCAATATATGGTCGGATGCACAGGCAGAAGCATATTTGATAAGTGTCCTAAGTGCTCTGCCTATCATCCAGAGCCCGAATCGTGCCCATCTGCGGAAAATCAAAGGTTCTACTCGAAATGGAAGCATAGTTTTAATTTTCAGTCTCAGAACCACCTATATAACATATGGTTCGCTAAGCAATCTATTTTGGAAACTGGCGTCGTAATTCTTGTAGAGAGCCCTGGTAATGTATGGCGCTTGGCAGAGGCAGGTATACAAAACAGCGTAGCGATATTCGGTTCTTCGTTGAGCGATAGACAAAAAATGATACTTGATGCATCAGGAGCCATGACTATCATTACTATGATGGACAACGATACTGCTGGTCACAAAGCCACAGAACAAATCAGGCAAAAGTGCCACAAAACATACAACGTTAAAAACATAGAAATTCCTGCTGATGATGTTGGAGAACTCAGTGTGGATTATATTCGTAATAATATTATTTCTCTAATCAGATGAGGTATTTGTGATAATTGGTATTTCTGGACGTAAACAATCGGGAAAAACAACCACAGGTAATTTTATTGTATCACTCAAATTGGCCGAACTCGGCATTTGTGAGAAAATAGACATTGACCACTGTGGACGCATAGTAGTGTCGGATTTATTTGGTGATAAAAATTATTCGGGTATACTAGACATATCAGTAAGAAATAATGATTTTATGCTAAATAAGCTGTATAATCTTCTTGATCCATATATCAAAGTATATAGCTTTGCTGATCCTCTTAAACAGGACATATGCATGAATATGCTAGGACTATCATATGATCAGTGTTATGGTTCGGACGACGACAAAAACAGTATAACAGATATCTTTTGGGAAAACATACCAGGAAATATATCCAAACAAGGACCTATGACAGCCAGAGAAGTTATGGAGGTTGTTGGAACGGACCTGTTTCGCAAAATAAAAGGCGATGTATGGGTATCCACAACTTTACGTAAAATACAGCAAGATAAAGCAGAGATTGCTGTGATAGTTGATTGTAGGTTTCCGAATGAAGTAGATAGTATTAAGACCCACGGTGGTAAAATTATACGTTTGACAAGAAACCCATTCAATTCGTCTGCTACAGCCGAAGCAGCACTAGACTCTTACAATTATGATTGGACTAATTTTGATTATATTATCAATAATGAAAACATGACAATATATGATCAATGCATGGATATTCAAAAGTTTTTACAGGAGACCTTATCATTATAGTCACATATTTTAGGAGTAGTTCTTATAACACGCACTCCATGTGCGAACAACAGTATTTTCTTGAGTACGTTCTTGGCTATCGTGGGCCTTCGGGTCAAAAGGCAGACAAAGGAACCATTGTACATAAAGTATTAGAGATTCTGGCGGTAATAAAAAAAGCACAGCAAGACAATATAAATGAGGTTACCGACGATGTGGTTGGTAACATCAATTGCGATAAGTATAGTTTGGACACCCTAATAGAAAAAGTATATAAACACTATACAGACGCCACAACACATCACAAGTGGTCACTAAAAGATTACAAAGATTGTCATAGTTGGGTTTATAAGGCTATCAATTTTAATGGGGGTATGTTCGATCCAAGAAACAGACTTATACTATGTCCTGAACAACATTTTGATATAGAAATCAAAAAACCTTGGTCTGCGTATTCTTATGATACCAATGAAGGCAAACTAGAAGGTAATCTGGCTATTAAAGGTACTATAGACTTAATTACATTAGTCAACGAAGACACGATAGAGATAATAGACTGGAAAACAGGAAGAAGGCTTGATTGGGCAACGGGTCAAGAAAAAACCCAAGAGAAACTAGAGAAAGACCCTCAGTTAAGAATATATCACTATGCCATAAATCATTTATACCCTCATATAAACCATATTATATTCTCAATATATTTTATTAATGATGGCGGTCCTTTTTCTATATGTTTTGACAAATCTGACCTTAAGGCTACGGAGGAAATGTTAAGACAAAAATTTGAAATAGTAAAAAACACCAGAAAACCCAGACTCAACAAAAGCTGGATGTGTACCAAATTGTGTCATTTTGGAAAGACCACATTTGAAAACTCTCACATTTCTCCACAAATCGAATATAGAGAAAAACAAATATGCAATATGGGTTCCTCTATGACCAAATGCGAACAAGTCAAACACGATATGGACTTGCACGGCATGGATTTTGTGGTACAACAATATAAGAATCCGTCTCACTCATTTGGAAAATATAAAGCCCCAGGAAGCACAGAATGAAACCATATATTCCTTTGCATGTACATTCTCATTATTCTTTATTGGATGGGCTTAGTAAACCGCAACAAATTGCTGATAGGTGCAAAAAAATAGGAGTTAAGTCTTGTGCATTAACAGACCATGGTACTATCTCTGGCACTGTACAGTTTTACCAAGTAATGAAATCTGCCGGTATCAAGCCTATTTTGGGTTGCGAAATTTATGTTTCGCACCAGAATTGTACTATAAAAAATAGCGACAATAGCGATCTAAGTCATTTTATCGTACTGGCCAAAAACCATGAAGGATGGAAAACCCTGATACGCATAGTATCAGCATCCAACGAAGCTGGTAACTTTTACCATAAGCCTAGACTCGATATCGAAACCTTATCCGGCCTGCTAGACGGTAATATGATAGGCATAGCCGGGCACTTGGGATCCCATATTACGGACCTTATGCTACAAAACAAAGACGACGCTATGAACATAGGCACTAGCTATGTTGATAAAATGAAAGAGATTTTTGGCAAAGATAATTTCTTCTTAGAGTCCCAGCTAATGGATGTTGTCCACACCCCAATACAACAAGAAGTCACAGACATGATTCGCAGGCTGGGAAAAAATACCAACACTAAGGTTATCTGTACGCCAGATGCCCACTATTGCGAGAAAGAAGACGCAATAGACCAACGTATATTACTTTGTAATAATCTAAAAACCACGTTGGTAGATATTAACAAAAAGATGCTAAATAATGAAAAAATACCGATGGAATGTTTTTTTAGATCAGAGAATTTCCATATTCTATCGCCTGAGGAAATACAAGAACTTCATACTTCGGAAGAAATAGAAAATACTATATACGTAGATAGTTTATGCGAAGAATATGACATATTAAGCAAACCAGTCCTACCTCCATTTTCGTGTCCTAATAATACAAATCCAGATGAATATCTAAGAGAACTTTGTCGCAAAGGATGGAGAGAAAAAATATCCAACATCATAGATAAAGACCAACAAAACACCTATACCGACAGAATAAAATATGAGCTAGAAGTTTTACAAGGTGCGGGTTTATCTAGTTACTTTTTAATAGTTGGTGATATTCTGGATAAAGTCAGAAAAGAGGGTTGGCTACCGGGCCCAGGAAGAGGTTCGGCAGCAGGGTGTTTGGTCTCATATTTAGTAGGTATTACATCTATAGATCCCATAAAATATAACTTAATTTTTGAGAGATTTTATAATGCTGGTAGAAACACAACAGATAGAATTTCTATGCCAGATATTGACGTAGATGTTCCTATTAACAAAAGAGAAGAAATCATAGAGTATATAAAAAATAAATACGGATCAGATAAAGTATCTCAGATGATCACTTTTAATACTATGAAAGGGAGAGGAGCATTAAAAGAGGTTTTAAGGGTTTACGGAAATATATCCTTTGAAGAGATGAATCGTATTACCAAATGCATACCGGACGAAGCCAAGATTGCTGACGAACTTCAGGAAATGAAAGAAGATACCGGAGAAGCTTCCATTATCAGATGGGCGTTGGAAAACAACGTTGACAAACTAAAGGAGTGGTGTTATATTGATAGTGAAGGCCAGCTTTCGGGACCGTTATCTAAAAGGTTTGAGCAAGCAATAAGATTGGAGGGCACCAAGTCCAACCAGTCTAAACATGCCGCTGGCATAGTTATTAGTAATGATAAATTAAGCGATCTATGTCCAATGGTCTACGATACCAAAAACAAACAACCTATAGCCGGGATGGAAATGCAAGACCTGGAAGCTTTGGGTATTATTAAATTTGACGTATTGGGTATAGCAATGTTAGATAAAATTATGGCCATATCAGATATTTTAAAAACTGGAGCAATTTAATTATGGAGAAAAACTTTAGGGATATCGGGGTTGGACAGCGCTTCCTGTATAACGATATCGAGTATATCAGAACGCAAGATAACAGAATTAGCTGTTGTAAGGTGACCAATGCTCAGGCGGTTACCAACCCAAATAATCAGACATATTTTTCAGACGACACAAAGGTAACATTTAATGGCTAATTTTCAAAAACTGTGCGTTTTCGATCTCGAAACAGACGGGGCGAATCCGGATATTTGTAGTCCAGTTCAAATAGCTGCTGTGATTGTGGACCCTCTCAAGTTAGAGATAGTAAAAGACTCAGAATTCAATATAAGTCTCAAACCGTCTGCTCTACAAGACAATCCAGACTATGACTACGCCGATAGTGATGTGCTAGACTTTCATGCCAAGGTTCGTAACTCTACTAAGGCTGCTATTCTGGACAGCTGGAAAGAATTCCAAAAACAGGATCAGGGATGGCAAATGTTTGTTTCTTATCTGAGCATGTATCATACAAGATCCGATAAAAAATCTTGCTTTACTGCTCCTATAGCTGCTGGTTACAACATAAACAGATTCGATCTAAGAATTGTAGAAAGACTTAGTATCAAATATAATAACCTTAATAAAGAAGGCAGAAGTTCTCTTTTTTATCCTAGAGACGTTATAGATCTTATGAACATGATGTTTTATTGGTTTGAAGGAAACAACGAACTTAAGAACTATACTCTGGATCATGTAAGAGAATATTTTGGCTTAAGTGCCGAAGGTTCTCACGACGCTTTAAAAGACGTTAAGGATACAGCAAACTTGTTGATTAGATTTCTTAAATTACATCGTAACATGTCCAAAAAGGTAAAATTTAAAGGATCTTTTGTAAATGCCTGATTTTTTGTCATTTGATTGTGGTTGTAAATTTAAAGTTTTGGAAAAAAAACAAGACGGTACTGTTAGTTTGGATTTCGATCCTAGAATCGAAGCAATAAATTTGGATTGTCACAGAACATGGGATTTAATATCTAGCGGTAATACCAAAGGGTGTTTTCAGCTGGAGAGCAGACTTGGGCAATCTATGGCAAAAAAATTACGTCCAGAAAATATAGAACAACTATCTGCTCTTATTAGTATATTAAGACCTGGGTGCTTAGAGGCTATCAGAGATGGCAAAAGCGTGTCCAATCACTACATAGACAGAAAAAATGGACAAGAAAGCATAGACCATTTTCATGCATCTTTGGAAACCACCCTTGGTGCAACATACGGGGAGATGATTTATCAGGAACAAGCTATGGAAATAGCACAAAACATAGCAGGATTCGATCTTAAAGAGGCAGACATGTTAAGAAAGGCCATTGGTAAAAAGAAACCAGAAGAAATGGCCAAGATCAAACAGAAGTTTATAGTAGGAGCCAAAACACAAGGAGTGGTAACCGACGATCAGGCCGATGAGATTTTTAGCTGGATCGAAAAAAGCCAGAGATATTCATTTAATAAAAGCCATGCTGTATCGTACGCTATCAATGCATATTTATCTGCATATACCAAAGCCCACTTTCCAAAAGTTTTCTTTGCTTCGTATTTAAGATTTGCTAAAGATAAAATAGATCCTCAGCAAGAAATCAAAGAATTGGTACGTAATGCTAATGAGATGAATATTGATATTCATATTCCAGATATTAGAAATATGAATAAATTATTTCTGATCAAAGACAATAAAATATACTTTGGTCTCACAGACATTAAAGGTGTGGGGGATTCTGTATATGCCAAGTTAACAGATTTGGTCAAAAATCAAGATATCAATACATATAGCTGGTTAGATATTCTAACTAAAGTATTAATGAATATAACATCCACAGCAGCTAAAGCACTAATATCGTGTGGGGCTTTTGACTATTTTAAGAAAAACAGAACTGAGATGTTATTCGACTTCGACATACTATCAACTCTTACAAAAAAAGAACTCGAACAATTCTCTACAGCATACGCGACTAATAATACAAACATTATACACTCATTAGAACATATTATACAGTATGGAAAGATCAACAAGAACAGAAAAGACGTTATATCTAATTTAGTAAACCTTATAAAGAAGCCGCCATATTCCTTAATTGACAAGATAGAATGGCTATCCGATTCGGAAAGTTCCCTACTTGGTGCAGCCATAACCTGTTCAAAATTGGATACGTACGACATTAGTATGACCAATGCTAATTGCAAAGAACTAAAAAACTCTACAGTATCACAGAATATAATTATTGCTGGAGAAGTTACAAATGTTAATATAGTGAAAACAAAAAAGGGGAAAAATCCAGGTCAAGAAATGGCTTTCACAACCATAGAGGATAATACGGGTATTGTGGATTCTGTTGTACTGTTTCCAGAAAAGTGGATAGAATATAAGCACCATATCTTTAGTGGTAATGTGCTGGTTTTTATTGGTAGCAAAACCAAGAATAAAGACGCTTTCGTTGTAGATAAGTGTTTTATTCCATCGTCTTGACACCCGTGCGCGGCGTTTTATGATAGAGTGTTGTGTTTTTTAATTTTTGATTCAAGGAGATAGATATGAATATTACAATTCTGAGAGGTAACCTAGCTCGTGATCCAGAACTAAGAGTGGTTAATACCGGCGGTAAGCAGACATCTGTGGTTAATTTCACAGTTGCAGTGTCTAGAGAGTATACTAAGTCCAACGGAGAAAAGGATAAGGTTGCTTCTTTTATTAACTGCGAAGCATGGGATACTGGAGCAGAGATTATAGGTTCATCCTTTAAGAAGGGCGACTTGGTATTGGTAGAGGGTTCTTTAAGGAATGATTCCTGGGAAAAGGACGGAGTTAAGCATAGTAGTCTCAAGGTTAGAGTAAATAATTTCTCTAAGATTACTAAGCTAAGCAAGCCATCGAAGGCTTCTGCTGAAGAGGAACCTGTTAGTTTCTAATATCTAAAAAGATGAAGCGATATGGGGGCGTATCACGCGCCCCCTTATTCGTATAGAGAGCTAATTATGTCTAAGATGAAAATTTTGATGTGCTCCGAAGCAAGCTTCCTGAGTTCCGGATTCGCAATCTATGCAAAAGAGCTTTTATCTCGGCTACACTCCACCAACAAATATGAAATAGCTGAATTTGCTTCGTATGGCTTGGTGAATGATCCCAAGGACGTAACCATCAAATGGAGATATTATGCCAATGCTGTCGGTAACGACGACCCCAGACATAAGGAATATACATCTAGACCAGATAACCAATTTGGTAGATGGAGATTCGAAAAGGTTCTGTTGGACTTTAAACCAGATGTAGTAATAGACGTAAGAGACTACTGGATGAGCCATTATCAGGCAACATCTCCTCTGAGAAAATATTTTCATTGGATACTAATGCCAACAGTTGATTCGGCCCCTCAACAAGAATCATGGCTAGACACGTATCTCTCCGCGGATGCCGTCTTTACATATTCGGACTGGGGTGCGAAGGTTTTATTAGACCAAACATCGAATCAAATAAATTATATTGATACAGCAGCCCCGGGTGTGGATCTTGAGACATTTAAACCCGTTAATGATTCTATAAAGCGCACTATTAAACAAAATCTTGGGTTACCAGAAGATTCTGTAATCGTTGGGTCCGTTATGAGGAACCAAAAAAGAAAACTCATCCCAGATCTATTGATATCTTTTCGCAAAGTACTTGACAACCTAAAGAAACAAAATTCCCCACTATATAATAAAACTTTTCTATATCTACATACAAGCTATCCAGATATCGGATGGGATATACCAGAACTACTGAAATCTAATAGACTATCTAATAGGGTCTTTTTTACCTATTCTTGTAAAAAATGTAATGACATTATAGCCAAAACATTTTGTGGTCCAGCTACGGGTTGCCAAAATTGTATGGAGGTTTCATGTGCTTTTCCCACTGTGACCAGAGGAATTAGTAGCAAACAACTAGCTTCTATATATAACATATTCGACTATTATGTACAATATGCCATATGCGAAGGAGCCGGTATGCCACAAGTAGAAGCTGGTGCTAGTGGATTACCAATTCTAACTGTTGATTATAGCGCTATGGTGGATATTATAGAAAAGTTAGGGGCTCAAAAAATTAAAGTACAGACAAAATTCAAAGAGCTAGAAACTAAAGCCTTTAGGGCCTACCCCGATAACGACGATTTAGCAGATAAGTTATTGTGTTTGTTGGCTATGTCTTCGGAGGAACTCGATAAGATCAAAACTAAAACCAGAAAACTCACAGAAAAATATTATAACTGGGATGATGTTGCAAAAAAGTGGGAGGCGTATCTAGATAAATTAGATGCCAAAGGTTTCAGATCAAATTGGGATATTGATCCCAGACATTTGGTACCTATCCAATCCCTAGATAAACAACAAATTAATGGTCAATATTTTGATCTTCTAATAAACATATGCAATAACCATCTACACAACTATCAACTAATGTCTTCTATGTTTTTTCTAGATATGCTTAAGGATTTAGATTATGGATTCGTTCAAAGCGGAACCACTATCGATTCATACGGCCTCAACAATATGGAAGAAACTATCTCTACTTATATAGATAACATCAATAATTCGGAGAGAGTAAGGCATGGTAAGGTTGTATTCAATGATGACTACTTAGAGTATGCTAGAATCAAGGGGTCTTCATGAATATTTTATATCTGGGACCATATAGGGACGACACGCACTATGGCGAAATTAGTCGTCGGTATATAAAAACGTTACAAGATAGTCATATGTTACATTTAAGACCATTTTATTTGGAAAATAACCCATATAGTCCCATTAACGAATCAATCTCTAAACTAGAAAAAACGTCCGGGTCTGAGAAATATGATTGCTGCATACAGCATCTCCCAATAGATAAACTAGCTTATTCTGGTTTTTTTCCACAACACGTTGCGATACCAATATTTGGAGGCTACTCTAATATAACAGATGATCGTATTATCGAAAATTTAAATAGGTTTGATAAAGTTATAGTTAATACAGATCAGGATATAAGCCTATTGCTAAAGTCGGAGATCAAGTCTAAAATACTTAAAACAGACGTGGATTTATCTGAAACAATATCTGCGATAGGAGATAAAAGATTTAATTTTGGGGCACACAACTACAACCATAAATTCTATGGTTTTTTTCACTATAAGCGTGAACACGACTTAATAAAAAAAATACTACTATCTTTCTACATAGCTTTTAGATGCAGAGATGGACAGAGTATTATTCTGTCAATTACCGGAGACTCTGAGGACCAGAAGGATCTGACCAGATTTATTCAACAAACCAAACAAGAACTCAATATTAATGTATCTAATAAGAGTCTAGTAGAGCTGTTCTTATTCACCCCTATGAGCATACAAGACCAAATTGCCTTACATAAAACTTGTGAAACCCTGCTTTGTTTTTCTCGTAGTACGACAGTTCTTCACAAAGAAATTGCAGAAGTTGTGAATAATCATATTATGGATGAAGATAATACCGTTATTGTTGACGTTCCGTGCTACTCTAACGAACATAGAAAATATTTACCAGATGATAATCACGCTTCTGTTCTCACCAACTCTTTGATTAACAATATGAGAGAATTTGTCTATAAACAACCAGAAAAACCTCGTCAAAAAAATACTATACCGATATCTAGATTAATATAATATGCAACACTCAGCCACAGCCAATATTATTAATACAGCAGCCAAGATTAAACACAATCATGGTTTGAATATTATTAGCAACTCAAATAGTTCTATTATAGACCTAATATTATACAAAATAAAAAAAGCTAACATACTACACTCTAGTTGCGGAGTAAGCACAGACTGGTCACTGTGCGTATCTACCAACTACTTAGATCATCAAAGTATCAAAACCATTATGTTTCAAGAATATATTAATGGTCTAGTATTTATAGATAATTTACCGGCGACCTATTTAAAAAAAGAAGACCTCATTATATTGAATAACTCTCTTAAAAACATAACCAAGATATGTTTCAATGAGTCTGTAGCTAAAGCTTGGCCCATAAAAATAGATACTATGAAAATTGGTATTCCAGAATACCCTATCAATGAACAGAACAGAAAATCTATAGTATTAGTATCCAATCAGAATATAAGACAATGCAGAATTATTCATCAGCAAATTTTAGATATACTACCAGATGCGGGTATAATAACGGAATTTAATAATTTAGACAGTATAGCGGACAATCTGAATCAATATAAAGTTGCTCTGATATTTGATGGTTATGTTAATACTTTGTTTGCCTCTGTTTGTGGATGTTCTATTATATCTAATCATACCTATGATCATGATCATATACTAACCTTTAAAGACAGTAATAGCCTGAATGACAGTATACAGAAATCCATAAAAAATTACGATAAAAAAAGAAACCTAGATATAAGAAACCGCCTTTTACAGTCTCATAGCTTTGAGGTATTTGATGGAGCTATATCGGAGATTTTTATTAAACAAGCAGGGGAGCCATTTACAATATGAGTAGAAATATTTATCTTTATGGGAATAAACAAGGATCAATTGCTAATTTCGATAGTATCTCTGTTGGTATGGTCGATAGAATAATCAATCATTCCGTAGATACTTTATATTGCGATAATATTAATGAATTAAATAACGAGCAAAGACAAAACCTAGTATCATCCATTATGTCTAAAATTAGGGTTGGGGGTACTGCCGTATTCAAATTTATTAATGCGAAAATTATTACTAAAGCCTACTATGATAATAGCATATCAGATGATGATATTGTGTTATTTTTTCAGGATAACAAGTCATTACTCAGTATTGATAAATTAAACGCTTTAATTGATGATAATTTTATTATTTCAAGAATAGAATATCAAGACTATCATATATTAGCAACTATTACTAGAATCAATCTTATATGAAAAAAACATCATGTAGAAAATGTCTTTTTGCACACCCAGCGTTACAAAACGAAGCCTGCGAGCACGGAGTTGTCGAACATCTGCTGTCTACAAACCATAAAAAACTATCAGTAGTAGATGAATACTACGAAATAGAAGACTACCAGTGTAGAATGGGTTTCTCCAAAGAGACTTTCGAAACTAACAAAGACTCTATTTCTATAGAAGATATTAAAAGATCTATATTAAATAATGCTGCTATTCAAATACATCTCGTCTTAGATATTACAGATATTAATACAGAAACTCTGACAAAACACTGTCAAACCATCAGTGGTGGGTCTATACTCCCCAAATTTATATCGTTCTGTTTATTTTCTCATAGTAAACACAATCAAGAAAAAATAGAAACTATACGTAAAACACTAGCATTGGACATTCCATGGAAGACTCATGTATTTTTAGAAGGCACTTCATACACCGAAGCATTACATTCTATAATCGGTGGAAATAAAAACGCTAATGGCGCTAAGTTTGTCCTGATTTACAATATTGATAAATCATCAGAACTAGAACAAGACATTAACGAAATCAATACCATTTGTATTATAGAACAAAGAGATTTCCATGTTATGAAAAAAAGAGGCCATGATAATACTGACTTTACTGGCTTATTAATATCTTATACAAACTATTTTACGGCACGGAGAGCAGAAGAAAATATTTTGAATGCTATTAATAGTACGCCAGAAATTATTTCATATGAATATGGAACATAAAAAAGAACAACTTAATATTATTATTACAGCAGCCGAGATCACCAAAGGCATGAAGTCGGTTGGTTCCAAGTCTTTGCTAAAACTTAAGAACTCAACATCTTTAATAGAACACCAAATCATATCACTACAAAAATTTTATCCTGGTAGTAAAATATACATTTCTACAGGGTTTGAGTCTGAAAAAATACATAAAATAGCACAACAGTATAAAAATATAGAAATAATGTATAATCAGGACTATAAAAACAGTAATCAGGGCAAGGGTATTGTGCAGTGTATAGTTTCTGGCAAGCTCGACAATGCTTTAATATTAAGTAGTGGAATTATGTTTAAGCATGTTTTTACGATCAATAAAAAACATTCTAGAATTTATATACTCAGTAAACCTAAAAACTATTTTGATGTTGGGTGTCATGACACAACAACGGTGGATTATCTATTTTATGATCTTCCCCAAAAATGGTCAGAATGCGTATATCTCAATAGTTCTGCAATAACCAGACTAAAATCCCTGTTGGACAAACACAATATGGATCAGCTATATCTGTTCGAGATTATTAATCTTTTGATAGACTCTGGTCATGGTTTTGATAGCTGTATCATACCTAAGCAAAAAATTATGAAAGTAACTGGTCTTAAGGACATATCCAAAGCCAAGGCATTTATATGAAAATATTTGTACAACAATTTAATGATAAATTTATTAATAATCTAATTATATCTTTACGTCAATTATCTACTGAAACTATATCCGCCAATATAAACAATACTCTTTATAAGCTAGACTATTTGTATAAGTTTGATGCATATGTTTTTATATCAGATTTATTTTCAAACGAAATAGCACAATTCATATCAGAATATCATAATAAAAACAAAACATTTATGTTGTACTATCCTAATAATAGTCAATATACTGAACTTATGGATTTTAATAGAGTTTGTAAAACCTTTCATTGGTCTGCTATCGATAATACTAATATAGTTATCCCAGAAAATATTTTAAATACATCGTTGTTTATAGCCGACAAAACAACCACTAAAGAAAATTTTGCTACAGTATTTTTGGATCAATGTGGTAATGAGATTCCAGACACCTTGACCAAATACCTATACCCTAATAGTCAATTGCCTATAAAAATGTTTAATAACATCAATATCAAGCATAAACAAAATTTAGGCTTATTAAATGAATTCCATAAGGCCAACATATTGAAGAAAAGTAGTTTTTTTGTAGATATCAATGATTACTATTCATTAGAGGCTGTGTCGTGCGGCTGTAGCCTCGTTAGTTCTGCTAACGTATCGAAAAACACAAAAACTAAGAATTTTTTAATAGACACCAATAAAAATAAATACTGGAAACAAAAACTATCCTCGGCAGTATCTTATGCAGATTTCATAACCAAAAATATATTACCATGACACTTAAAACAAAAAAAAGAAAAATCGATCCAAGCATAAAAGATATCGGATTTGTAATACCAAAACTATTAAACAATAATGCCCATGATCACATACTAAGATCTGTTAAGTCTTTGATAGACGCCGAAATAGACAGACATATTTGTGTTTTTGCTAGTTATAATGAACGCATATCGACGCATAACGTTCCAATATTGCACTTAAATGAATCTAAATTCTTCTATGGAAATCTTTTTTTATTCGATATAACATCTATCGTACTCACTCAAAATTGTCCCAATATACATGCTAGATATTGGTATGCTGAAAACATTCCATGGACAGAACACATCAGCGGATCATATCAGGAATGGTATGATATTTTTATGAAAGACAATTTGAGTATAATAGCAAAAAATAAAGAAATTAATGACATATACAGCATATGCTGGAAAACACCGGTAGGTATTATGGAGGAATTTAATCATGAATCAATTATCAAAATCCTATGATAAATTATCTAAGGATCAAAAAAAAGACCTTATTCAAGGTATGTATATAAATCAGAATAAGAGCTTTGCCGATATAGCCCACGAATACAATACATACCCTAATAAAATCAGAAGAGACGCTATATCTCTCAAAATACCAATCAGAGACAAATCTGATGCTCAAAAAAATGCTTTGAAAACAGGTAAACATAAACATCCAACCAAAGGATCAAAAAGGAACGAACTAACCAAGCAAAAAATAGGTATGGGCGTTATGACATCATGGGAAAATCTAACGTCAAAAGAGCTGGCCGATAGAAAAAGAAAATGCAAGGAGGCTTGGGAAAACCTAGACGACAATGTGAAACAAAACATTACTAAATCAGCCAATAACGCGGTTAGAAAAGCCAGTAAAACAGGATCGAAACTGGAGAGTTTTTTGCTTAATAGGTTATTGGAGGACGGCTATAAGATTGAATTTCATAAAGAGCAAACCCTATCAAATACCAAGTTGCAAATAGATCTGTTTGTTCCTAGCATATCTACAGCTATAGAAGTGGATGGTCCGTCTCACTTTTTACCAGTTTGGGGAGAGGATGCTCTGCAAAAAAATATAGCATATGATCAAAAAAAAGAAGGTCTGATCTTGGGTAGAGGAATGGTTTTAATCAGGATCAAGCAGACCAAGGACTTCTCAAAAACCAGAGCCACAATTATTTATAATCGTTTAGTGGATATTATCAAACAAATTTCATCTCAATTTCCAACAGCAGACAATAGAAAGTTTTTAATAGAGGATTAAATTATATGGCTAAAGCTACTAAGAAAGAAACCCAGCAAGATGTTGTCAATACAGAAGAACAAAATATATCAACACCGAGTCAGGTATCTGTCACACCTAATGATCTGGAGTGGACAGATCATGTTCTAAGCTTATTGAGCGATGATGAAAAAATTAGTGGCAATCCTACTACGGATGGTTTAAGGAGAGTATTTGAGAAGGCTCTGGATTGTAAGATTATTATGTCTACTAGTTCTGTGGTTCAGTCTCCTAGTCCGGATAATGAAAAAAGAGCCACTGTGGTTCACTCCATAACGTACTGTTTAAATACTGGTAATCCGGAGAGACCAGAATTAAATACCGTGTCTATAGATGGCTCAGCAGACGTTTATTGGGGTAACTGTGATAAGGTGTATCGTAATCATCCAGTGGCCGTAGCAGAAACCAGAGCAGAAGGTAGGGCTCTGAGAAGGGCTCTTAAGTTACGAAAAGTGGTGGCTGCTGAAGAATTGGCCAAAGATATCGAAGATCATCCTGACCACAATTCTGTATCAAAAATTACAAATAATCAGATTAACTTCATTGACGTATTGTCAAAAAGACTTAATATAAATGTGACCAAATTACTGCAAGAAAACAACATGGAAAATCAGAATATCTATGCTCTGTCCCATGATGATGCAGTAACGGTTATTAGGTTATTGTCTTCATACCAACAAGATATGACCAATATATCAGAAAATATTATTGGCTATCACAACGAATGGAAGTAATCATGAAAGTATTTTTTAAAGCAAATGATAGGTTGTCTTTTGAATTAGAGGGTTCGGGCCAAAAAGAAATTTTTAAGGAGTTGGCTCTTATACAAGAGATTTTCTCGGAAGAATCTTGTGGATTGTGCGATAAGGATAATCTGAGATTTGTGGTTAGGAATGTTGATGGCAACGACTATTACGAACTCAGATGTAATGGTTGCGGGGGTGTTTTATCCTTTGGCCAACACAAAAAGGGAGGAACTCTTTTTCCAAAACGCAAAGACGACGACGGTAATTATTTGCAAAATAAGGGTTGGCATAAATGGACCAAGGACAAGAACTAAGATTCTTGGTCCCATTTTCCTTCCGGACACTTTTCTTTTTTAAATGCTAACTTATTGACAAAATCCCTCTCTCTGCTCAATGGACACCCACACAACGAGCATGTGCTGTGGTTGAAGTGTATACATGATTGGCATATATTGTATCTTTTTTGTATCTCTTGATCATTACATAATGACCCCGAAGACTTTTGATTAGACATAGCAGATATTGTTTTAATTTTGTCGATAATGTCTTCTCCGTTCTTAGAGCCCAAACATATAAATTTTGGTATCTCTGTTTGTATTTCTTGGGCTTTTATCTTTCTTCCACAGATAGAGCACGTAAAGTCTATCATATTGTTAGTAATAAAATTACAAAATATAAACTGATCCAGAACAATATGCTGCATAATCAACTCGTAGATGGTGATGAATTAGTTTGAGAAGATTGTGATGTTGGGGTGGGTGGCGGAGAAAAACCCCTTCTGTTAGGAATAGAATTGCAACTAACTTTTGGTTCTATCCATATCTTAATCTCTCCGCTAGAGCTTTCTCCTGTGAATGACTCATCTAAATAAATCTGTATCTGATCTCTTGTTGTAACAAATAATGCACATCCAGGACCTGTATTTGTTCCTGGTCTTGGTGTTTTGGTCGGCGTGGGAGTCGTTGATCCGGTAGTGGTGCTTGTTGGGGTGGGAGTTGCGGTGCGAGTATTGGTCGGCGAAGGAGTTGGGGTTTGAGATTCTGTGATACTGGGTGTCGGCGTAATTGTTGCTGTTGAGGTTAGGGTAGCGGTTGGGGTTGAGGATACTGTCTGGGTGGGGGTTGGCGTTTCGTATGCGGTGCCGGTTGGGGTGGGTGTAGCAATAGCGGTTCTTGTTGGGGTTGTTGTATTGGTTGTGGTAATAGTAGGCGTTGGTGTGGCGGTTGGGTATGGCGTTTCTGTATTACTGGTTGTAATACTAACTGTTGGCGTGACAGTAAGTGTTGTAGTAACGGTGGGTGTTATGGTTTCTGTAACCGTAGTGGTGGGAGTTATAGTTGCCGTAGGTGGTATGTTTTGGGGGGAAGGTATATATCCTATTGATTGACTTACGGAACAGGTGGGGGTGGCGGTGGTAGTTGGGGTGGGTGTTACGGTAGGCGTAGCGCTAACTGTGGTGGTGGGAGTACTAGATACAGTGACCGTTGTTGTTGGTGTAGGTGTCCGAAATGTTGTGGATGTTGGTGTTGCCGTGACTGTTGTTGTCGGACTAATAGACGGTGTTGGCGTAGCTGTTGATGTTAATGATGGGGTTACAGTGGGGGTATTAGTGGTAGACGGTGTGTTGGTTACTGTAGTTGTTGGGGTCGCAGTTACGGATGTTGTTGGGGTATTGGAAGGGGTGGAAGAAACTGTTGGCGTTACCGTACGAGTAACAGTAGAAGTGGCTGTTCTGGTCGGTGTCGCGGTTGGTGTCGGTGTTTTTGTGGATGTTGGCGTAGGAGTGGGGGTTGTTAAAGCTATAACCAAGCCATTCTTTTTGGCAGCAATGACAGCCCCAGAAATATCAGAAGTATATTTGATTTCTCCATTGAGATTAGGAAAGAATGTAATAATTTCGTCTTTATTTAAGGTATTAACAATAACAGGGTTGTTTTTAGTGCCCAAGCCCTTTAGTTTGGGTTTCGTGACAATAGCCCTGGTGGGTTTGGGTGTTCTTGATGGCGTTCTGGTGGGTGTGGCTGTCTTAGTGGGCGTGCTAGTAGCTGTAGGAGAAACAGTGGGAGTCGATGTGGGTGTGGATGTTGGGTTTGGAGTTTGTGTTGGAGTACCAGATATGGGCTGTGTACGCGTATTGGTTGGTGTGGCGGTGACTGTTTTTGTTGGTGTTGCTGTTGGTTGAGGAGTATTTGTTGCTGTTGCTGTTGGGGAAGGAGTCTGGGTAGGAGTTACGGAAACAACAGGGGTATGAGTAGCCGTAGGTGTCGGGGTTTCTGTTGGAGTAACTGTTGCAGAAGGGGTCGCAGAACACGATACCGACACCGATACTGTTGGGGTAGCTGTAGCTGTAGAAGAAACAGTTGGTGTTGGAGTCGTGGTGTTAGTCGGACTGTTTGTGGGGGTTGTGCTCGGCGTGTACCACGGTGTTTGAGTAGAAGTATTTGTGGGGGTCGTAGTGGGTGTTGTTGTTGGTGTATTTGTGGGTGTCTTGGTTGGCGTTACTGTTGGAGTATTAGTCGGCGTAACCGTTGGGGTCTCAGTTGGCGTTATTGTTGGAGTATTAGTCGGCGTAACCGTTGGGGTCTCAGTTGGCGTTACTGTTGGAGTATTAGTCGGCGTAACCGTTGGGGTCTCAGTTGGCGTTATTGTTGGAGTATTAGTCGGCGTAACCGTTGGGGTCTCAGTTGGCGTTATTGTTGGAGTATTGGTCGGCGTAACCGTTGGGGTCTCAGTTGGCGTTATTGTTGGAGTATTGGTCGGTGTTTCGGTTGGGGTTATCGATGGAGTATTGGTTGGGGTTGTGGTAGGAGTTACTGTGGGAGTAGTAGTTGGCGTTTCAGTCGGAGTAACTGTCGTAGTTGCTGTTGGCGTTGCCGTTGGGGTCTCGGTTGGCGTTACTGTTGGAGTTTCTGTTGGAGTTTCTGTTGGAGTTTCAGTGGGCGTAATGGTGGGGGTGTTAGTTGGAGTCTCGCTATTGGTTGGCGTTGGAATGGGACTTGGGGTCACATCCGGAAAAGGGGCGGTTGGTACAGGAAATCCTCCATTTATGTATACTATTTCTGGCATTCCTCTGATTTCGTCTATATAGCCGTACCAACCAAACAAATCGCTATTGGCTGTATTGCCCAACCCGAAAGTATTACCTATGATCATGTTAATTTCGGTATCATTAATGATGTCCGGTATGGTATTGTCACCGGGTATTCCCTGTATGTAACACTTAATAAGGTCAGGCTTTTTAACTAACGCAAAGTGTGTCCATTGATTATAGGTAATAGGTAAAATTAATTTAGTTACATTATTAATGCTAACATATAAATTTTGATTATAAGCATAAACAATAACTGTTTTAGAATTATTTTGATTATTATATTGATATAATACGTGTTTATTGTTACTGCTTATAGTATAGAACCATATCTCTATAGTGTAATCGTTAGCGGGCAATGAATCATGAATCAAAACATGACTGTCTTGTCCATTAAATGATGCAGCCTCGGTGAATCTGCCGAGCCCTACATTAAAAGCAAGATTATAACTACTCAAATCCTTTTGCGGATAAGAACTGTCGTAGGCACCAACATCAGCACTAAAACGTATTAAAAATAAAGGATCATTCATAATGATTAGTTAATCTAAATATTAGCAGTCCAGCCTATTGTTTATTCTATAAAGGGCTTATTGTAGTATTCATACGGTATCCATTCCCACATTTCCTTGGTGCTACTAATATCGCTATTCTTGTGTTCCACACCATCTACACTACCAAAAAATGCCCTAAAAATCATTTCATTTTGCATTTTATAGAAATCAGGAGGCTCAACTAATTTACCATAAAAATTATTGCCAGACTGAATCTCAGCCCCAATATCATTATGACCGAAACAGTGCCAAAAGGCAAGGTTGCTTGACATAAAACCTCCGGGAGAAGGAGTAACGTCTCTACCAAGATTACCATTATAATCATACCTATAAACCCAATATATAGGATCTATAGTTTTTAATTTTCTGGGTATATTTCTAAATCTTAAGTTGATAGAATTTTTATTATCCAAATTTAAGTTCTTGTTGGTAGCGTAATCAAACATATTAGTGCCAACAGGATACAAATACTCCTCTGTAACATATACCAAAACATCAGGAGAGTTACCATAACCAGCTTCTGCGTCGTTACAAACAAGAAAGAATTTCTTTTCATAAATAGCATACTTATTATTTCCTTCCTTAGCCCAATCTGTTACGGATGGGTATTTGGCTTTTTCTTTGGCAATTTGATCCTCTGGTAATGTATACTCTATAGAGTTTTGCATGATTTCATCTATATTGGTATTTAAACTTCCCTGCCTAGAAGATCCGCAAATACTATCACAAGCCGGTGGGGTGTAAAATTCTACAACTGGAACACAATTATATCTGATCTTATATAAGATTTTTGGTATAGCGTCCTGCGATTGGAAAAATTCTTGATTTTTATCTATATTAATCCAATAGTAGTTTTTATAGTCGTATTGAATATTTATTTTCTTAGTTGTAGAATCCTGGGTTATGGTCCTAGAAACAGAAGACAGCCCATCTATGGCGTTATCATTCTGCGATAAAACCGTTCTTAGGCTATTTCTCTCGTCTGTTAAGTTATTTATTGTGGACAATAATTCTTTCTTGGGACAATCCGAAGTTGGCTCAGAGGCAAGGCAGTCTATAGGATCCTCCGGAGTTTTATGGTATTCTGTTAGTCTAGTTTTTATACTGCTTTCTAGAGTAGCGAGTCTGTCGCTAATCATAGTAAGTTCGCTTGTTGTCAGTTTGGGGAGTGGTGTTTTGGATATAAAATCATCTTCTATAATAATCTCTCCTGAAGCTGGTATAGACTTAAACTTATCGGATTTCAAGTCCATAAAAAACGGAGCACCATTGGAAGATTCAAGCACGACATTCTGTTTAAGAATTTTTTCTATTTCCTGAAATTTAACGGGAGATATTATTTTATGGTTGACTAGAAAATTATCGTGTATATTTAAACCAAAATCATTAGTAGAAAAAGCATAACCAGTTAGGCTGTTTTTTGCATCGTCGTTTTTAGGGTCAAATATAAGTTTAGTAATATTTCCATTACTAGCATCTATAACAGAAATATCATATGGTTTATATTTATTATTATATTTACAATCTAGCATTTCAGGTGCATCTAATATCTCATTATCATATAGATAGAGTTTCTGGAAAATTTCTGGTTCCAAAAAATTAGTACCGTAACTCCATGACCCTTCTCCAAGGGCCGAGTGGTAGTGAAATACTGGAAAGTTAACCGATCTTTGTTGTGCTGTTTTAGCAAAAGACCATTTGCTGATTGGTGCAAGGTCTTTGTCTGTGATGTAGTCTTTATAAACTAAAATAACATTTGAGTCATTATCGTTTTTATATATCTCTAGTATATCGTTGGGTATCGGATCTGATAAGGTTAGTATCGTTTTGTATTGACCACCTATATTAATTAATGCTTTTTTATTTATCTTAGTAGAACCATCTGTGTGTTTTATATTATCATTTTCACTAAAATAATAGTATGCCCTAGCGCCATCTATCATAACTAATTGTTTAGCGCTAATATAAGCTTGTGTAAATGTGGTGTTGCCAGCAACTTTATTGGTCGCCAAGTATTGCAAAGACGCGGTGTCTGGGGCCACGACCCAGTTTTGAGATTTGACAACATAGACCGTTCCATTAACTTCTACCATATCGTCCTGATAAAATGTATGCTGATTACCTGCTGTGTCGCTTACGGACAATCCTGCTGGTGGTACTGTTGCGACTGTTATTGAAGCGCATATGGTTTTTGGATCAATAAGTTCTCTTAGAGACTTAATTTTTTTAGCTATAAATTTAGCCATACCAAAATTACTAGTTAATTTAATATACTTGTATTTGTTTTGTGTCAGAATAGGGCAGTGGTCATATTTGAAAATAGATACGTCAGAGTGTACCCAGTTAGTGTTGTCTGTACTAATCTGAACGGGAGCCTTGTAGGGATAGCCATAATTAGTATAGATTGGCTGAAAAACAGCGCTCTCCACTTCTGCTTGTCTCCTTTGAAAACTAAGATCCAGTAACATATTTACAACAGGATCAGATCTTCCTCCAGCCCCAAAAATTTGTTGCAACTCAAAGGTGGCGACCAAAGCGCCTACAAGAGTAAAGAATGGAGTAAACGGTAAGTAAAAGAAAGGAAATTCAATTTTTCTGTACGTTAATGATTTAGAAGCGTCGTCCGGATCAGAAGATGAGCAAGAGTTGATGTTGGCTAAATAATTAAAAGGAGCATTCATATTCACAAAAGGTATCATATACTCCTTATTGGTCATGTCACATATAAAATTATATCCATCGTAGGTTTTGTGATCACTATAACTTATTAATCCTAAAATATCCGCAGTATTAAATTGTTTATTCTTCTTGGTGTGTACTATAATTTCCCAACTACAAATATTATTGACTATACTATTAGAGTTAGGACTATTATAAATAGTACTCAAACCAGAAAGATTATTATTGCCACTTGTATAATCTTTTGCAGAGCTTTGTTCCGTTTCTTCTGTCGTACCAACATAAAGCGTAAATGTCGTACCTGTTAAATTCATGCCACGAAATTTGCTAAAAGAACAGGAAGGAATAACCATGTTATTATTATTAATGATGTTAACATATCTTGATACATCTAAATCATTATATCCTGGAGCAGACAGGGTGGGTCTAACCGGAACGGAACTATCAGCTATATCCTGGTCTCCATAAATATTGGTCGTTTTTTTATTTTTATCATCTAGAACTACGTTATTCCCATAGTTATCGGAAAACTTGAGGGAAAAAAAGTAGCCATAATTATCTATATTGTCTCCATTTAATAAATATAGTCTATTGCCGCTATTCATCGTATTTAGGGCACCAATATAGTTTTGTAATTCTACTGGACCAAGAGTACTAGCGTCCTTGTATTCTCTATAAAACTTAGTGTAGTCTGGTTGTGGATTTGGCATACTATTACCGGTAACCTCCAAATACATAACTAGATTTTTGGGATTAGGATAATTCAAAAAATTAACACGCACTTCTATGTCTTCTATGGTCAGACTACTAGTGTCCGGATGGTCTATAAGACTGTAGTATTTGCTATAATCTCCGTAAGGACAAACAAAATCTACATACGAAAAACCTTCTCCATCAACATACATATCGTCTTGATAGGGCATCATACCTCTTAGATAACCATTCGGCAATCGATACCCATAGTATCTGGCTAGGCCGTAAGTCGAGCTGTAAGGTATAGATCCATTGAATCTGATTTTTGAGCCTATAAAATTAGAAATATTATCTTTGTCGTTATAAGACGACTTGAGATCCGTAATGCTAGTGCCAGAAAAGATATAAGATCCATAATCTTCTGTACGATATTTTTGTACCGATGTTTTATTATTGAATTCAGCATATCTGGAATCATTATTATATATCCATCCCGATCCCGGATGAAAATATCCTTTTGTGAATGTTAAGCTATTACTAATAGGTATTTCTTTGAGATGACACCGAATGTTTGGGTCTGAACCTCCCATATCATTGTGGTCGGAAAGAGCTGGCATGTGTGCTGGTTCGTCGCACATTAAACCCACTGGACAATCCCAGGTAAGATTAGAAGCGGAGGCATAAACCTCATCTTGATCATTAATTCTTATCGGGTGATACGGGATGTCTATGCCAAGATCTTTTATTACTTGTTGAGAATATCCTCCATAACTAGGTACAGAAGGAGAAAAAACAGTAGATAGTGGAGGAAAATTAAATTCAACAGTTTCATTAGAAATAAACCAATCAATATTATTGTCTGTAGTATATTTATAATATGATTCTCTATGGTCAAATTTTCGATAATATCGCATAGCTCCGGTAATGGCTCCTTGACTAGAAGAAAATGTTTCTCTTTTGCGATATATTCTGTCTTCATGAAAACTACCACAAGCATTATATTTGGTAATTGAGTTATCACTATTAATAGTATCTTTATCTCTCATGTTTTGTAAACTAATATAACTTAACTTAATGACAGTACTATTGGCGTTAAGGTTAATAGATAAATTAGCATTGGCATTCACAATAGAAGCTTTTAATGAGCCACCACTGTCTAATTCTGTAAAATACTCTAAAGGAATCTGTTTATTTATACATCGTTCGGGAGTTCTGAGCCAACTCACTGCCCCTTGAAGGGTAACATACATATCGGTATCAATGAACCAAACCATGCCTCTTTTGTTGATTGCTATTTGTCTCCAATTAGGGCACATACATTTATATTCAGTAGACACAGTATTGTCTGAACCACCAAAGACTGTTGGGGTTTTGCCTGGGGCATACTCACCATTACCATCTACAACATATACATTAATACTATCGCTTTTTCTTAATGCTCCTGATTCTGTGGCTACACAACTCAGGGTATAACACCCCCTATCTTTCGTATAAATAGTAGGATTTGTTTGAGTGGAAGACTTAAATCTCCATAGTCTACCTCCTCTTTGGGCTGGAGTAATATTGTAGTCTGAAAATCTTATACAGTCAGGGCCATCCGGCAAAAACCAATAAGCCGTAGCTGTTGTACTATCTAGATCTGAAACACTAAAATCGTAACTGCTATTAGTCGGTAATATCAGATCAGGACCGATATCTAATTTGAGCTTATCTTTTCTCTTGATCGATATATCTGCTAGAGGAAGGGTTTTCAAAGGTTCTTCTGTATTGTTTTCTTTGATATAAGCAAATTGACATTCAGATTTTGTTGTAGACATATTAGTATGGGCTTTGATATTGCCCAATGTAATAGAGCAGTTGTTATAAAACGGTCCAGATCCAGCTTTAGATACAAAAGTTCTAATACCCATATTGATAAGAGCGTGGGCGCCATTAGATAAAGGAGGTACAAAGTCTATATTTTTAGATCCGCTAATAGATAGGAACGCGCCGTATTTCTGTGTTAATTTATTGAATAGCTCTTGTTTAGAAGACACGTAGTTATTTGATAGGTTTTTTTTACCCCAATTAATTGATTCATTGCGGTATTTTTGAAATATGGTACACAAAACATTTACTAGGTCTTGTTTTTCTGTATTAGGGTTAGTACCATATATATAGGTACTATAAATTTGATCATATAAAGAAGAATCTATGAGCCTATTAATAGACACCTTATCTATAAGCGGTGATGTTGCCAAAAAAGAACACAGCTTACGAAGTCTGCCAGACTGTGATTTATCTAATGGAGACGATCCGGGTACCGAGGGTCTGATTTTTTTAACGGTAAGAGCTTGGTACAAAGATCTATATATGTGATATAGTGATGGGGAAAGATATGTCTGAGATACTATATTTTTTGAAATTCTTTTGGCTTTATCTTTAGACGAATTATAGAAACTATTCACATCCCCGTCTGGTATCCAGAGACTATACGAACTAAGACTACTGGCGACGGTGTTAGTCTTATCTACTATCTTAAAAATACTTAGTGATGTAAAATTTGTGACCTTAGAAAATTGAAATATTCTATTGGGATTTGGTCGTACTGTGTCGGATACAATAACGGCGTTTGTGTCTTTTCTTTCTAGTTTATAGTTATCGATTTTAATAACAATAGTATCTTTTGGAATTTCATATGTTTGACCATTTTCGGTATAACTAACGGCCACTGTACACTTAAGCGGTATATTAGATGGCACATTCTCGATAGTATGGGTTTGATCATGATTGGTGTTTTTTTTATACCAACACAATAATCCATAATCTATATCAATAGGAGATAGGTCTGTATTAATAAACCAATCTATTGAAAGCTGAACATCAGAAGGCATATTCCAATTTTTGAATTTAAGATTACTAAACGATAAGACATTTTCTATCCCAAAAACACTATTACCTATAACAGTACCCATCAGAACCTGTTTATTATTGACATAGGATCCAGTGTCTATTATAGCTGGCAACCAAATATCGTCAATATCAGTAGAAGCAGGAGTATTGGAATCTATTATGGTTTTTATGTATGATAATCTACTACCTAAGCCAGTAGACTGAGATCCGTCTTCGTATTTGAATCCAAAAGACGCATCATCTTCAAAAAACGTATATGGTTTCAGGTCTCCTAAAAAAGAAGAATCATATATATTACAAGAGTTGTCGTTTCTGTCTGCATACACTGGTATTATCCCTTAGTAGCTGTTAAAGCCCATTTGCCACCCATAAAAGTAAAAATACCCTTTTGTTCGTTGTCCGAAGATATTTCAAAACCCAGAGGATTGTCGTAAACCACTTGCATCGTTGGCGCATTCTCCCCTTTTTTGATACCCTCCAAATAAGACATACTGATTGTGGCAGAACCTTGTCCTATAAAGCCCATAACAGAAAAAGAAGGTTTGCTTACTGGCTCGTAATAACCAGAATCCGAATCATATCTGCATAATAATTTAGCTCCTCTGGGTGCGGTATAAGCCGCTCTATCTCTGACAAAAACCATCCTACGATACCCGTTATTTAAAGGAATAGCCGAATATTCTACATCATCCAAAAACCCTTTAGCAGAATATGTCTCTGTGGTGTTAGGTCCTATTAGCAGGTCTTCTTCAAGCGTAACGTATACGAGCTTGTATTGTGGGATTGGGTTTTGGGCTGTCCAAACTTTCCTATTCTCGTCCCATCTAAGATCAACCGGACCAACGGGCCAACTTTCTGGATGTTCTGCCCAATTGAGATAAAACTCTTTGAGTTTGCGTTTTTCTGTCCACATGCCACTAGTAGCATCGTATCTCTGAGTTTTACTAATAATACTACCTTTATAATTTTCATCAAAACCGCCGGGATCCTTTAGGTCATCTTCGTATGTTACTCTCTGTACAGAAGTAGTTGAGGTTATGCCACCTGGACCGTATCCTATGGTGTTTTGAATCTCTAAATTTTTAGCTTTAATTAAGTCTTGAGTACCCATAGCTATCCTAAAAACATCACCCACCATCAGGTCTTTGTATTGTACCATGCTGCCAAGAGTTATTTTTGTTTTAAATCTTTTTGGTCTATTATACTGATCAATGTCTAATGGCTCATCGGCTGCATTAGGCACAGGGTATCCTTCTGTGTCGTAGCCCCAACCATGAACCACCAGAGGCCCCCTAAAGCCTATAAATCTTTGGTTATTTTCTGCATCAGTAGAGGCATAATTAGTTGCGTCTATTTCTTTAAGATTTTTTATTGCTGCTAAGTCTTTATGAAAAAAAGCCGGATTATATTTTGCTCCACCAGAACCATACTCAACAATATACTTAGGATCATCGATAGTATTGTAAATTTGCAATACCTTTTGTGGCACAGCAGATCTAGCAACAATAGATATACTGTGTCTAGATCGATCCTTAAAAATTCTAGTTTTTGTTCCGACCTTAAGATCTCCGTGGTACCCTTCTGGATGAGATCCCTCATAGTTTTGTATATTGGGATTTTTAAATTCGCTATAAGGCACAACTATTGGCTGTAAACTAATCAGATTTATGGGAATATTCGAGCCATTGTAAGAATCGCTACCGGTCAGATTTTTAAGATTAGTAATAGCATTTATGTCTGTGTCATTGGTTACAATATATGGAGGTAAAGCCTGAGAGGATATCTTTTTAAAATTATTAGCATATAGTTTAGAGTGCAATTTATCAGACGGATCACAACAAGCATTACATGGAATAATGTAGGTTCCTGTTGTTCCTCCGTTAAGGGTCGCGGTTGAACTAAATTTTTTGAAATCCAAAGTGCGTTGACCAGTACCTTTGCAAACAGGACAAGTGTTTCTTTCATATTTAGATAAACTAAAAGTAGACAAATTATCTGTAGGATAAAAAGATATAGGAGAAAACAAACCATCCAAACTCATAGCCGATTTGCTTCCATAATCTTGCTGTAAAAAGTTATCCAATTCGGATATTTGATAGATTTGAGCTAGGGTTTTCATTCGTCCTCGACTGCTCATATATGGTATACGAGTAGCGTCTTCACCTAATCCATCACTCACAATACCATTGGTTCCGATATCATTATCTGATGGTACGCTATAGGACACAGAAGACGACGATCCAGTAGAATCTTTTGGTGCTATAACACTATTTTGCTCAGCTTCGTATTTAGGACTTCTTATGGGTTCTTTGATATATGGAGCAGCAGAGGCTACTATAACTTCAACAGGACTCCAATCAGCTAATTTGCTCCTCATAGATGACAAATTAGTATCTTGTCTTTTTCTTTGAGCTTCCAAGTCGCTACTTTGAGCAAATCTGGAACTTATTAACTGTTGATTAATTTTAGCTAATTGTCTATCTCGTGCTATGGCCTCTTGTCTTGTCTTTTTTAGTCTATCAGAATATTCCTTATTAAATAAGCTAAGTTTTCTAGTATAGGTTCTAAATCCATACGAGCTTTTTATGCCATTGGATCCTATATCTATATTAATATGAGTAATAATAGGACTATTGGAGCCGTGATTATATGTTGTTTTTAATGTGCTATATGTTAGCGTAGATATAGATGAGTATGTCCAGTTATCTATATCTAATAGCTGATTGAATTCTGTTATAGATCCAGAAAAATCTCCGGCCGGTAGTGTTCGTTTAATTTCTGAGTAATATAAATTTTCTGTACTGACAGTCACAGGAAAAACATTATTTAAAGCCTGATCATTGAAGGCTCCCCCAATATTAAAGATTGGTAATCCGGCCATCTCAATATTAGCGGTCTCGATGATAGACTGATAATTAATTCTACTTTTTACTTCTTTATAAGCGACCCTATCTAGAAAGCTCATTCCTCCATAGTTCCAGGGCACAAAATCAGGAACCACCTCTACGTTTGTTGGTAATACCCAATTATTAATAGCGCTAATAGCCTGACTATTGTTATGATCAGGAAAAATACCCTCATTATTAATATCAATAGCAGGATAATTAGTCCATGGACCATAATTAAACTGATTAGACTTAATGGGTATACCAGCAAAAAACGGATGAGCCATCTTTGGGCCGAGTCGAACATTGCGAGCAGATGTGTTGCGGTCTAGACCGCTATCTCTACCGTAACCATACTTAGTAAAAACTTTAGCGATACGTTGTGTTTGCAAATTAATAAATTCACAGTCCCAATCGGCTGGTGGTTTGGAGCGTAAATATATAGCCAAATCTTCAGCAGCTATGTTAGACACCATGCTTTTGCTAGGATCCTCTTGAAAGCTTTCGCTAGAAGAATTAAGCGTCAAAGACGGAGCATCAACTATTATTCTAGGATCTCTTAATTGTTCGGGATCCAAGAACACAAACTTATCTGAAACTTGGGTTTGTACATATAATTTTCTTTTAGATAAAGACACCGAGCCGTCACCGAAAGCGTCATTTGTTGTTTGTCCGGTATTGATTAAAACATAACTAGAAGCATCTAATTTTGAAGTATTCAAAGAAGGATATATAAAATCACTTCTGGTACAATTACCGAGCTTTGCTAATTTTAATCTTTCCCACGAATAGTAATTAAAATAAGGATTAAGAGCATTGTCAATATTGGCTGTGTTAGCACTTCTGCACATCTGGTATCTGGCATTGTCAAAACTGTCGGATGCATTGTATCCCAAAATAGGCTGTATTAATCCTTGCTCATTGGTTAAGCTAAGCCATTCTTTGGCTCCAACAGCTATGCTGTCATCTATAATATTTCCATATTCCTCCCATGCCCCGTCATTGGTAGGCTGATAATTATATGTCAGTCTCGCTCCGCCTCTGTACACATAAGCAGTACCAACCGCCGTAGATAAAGTACTAGAGTACGACTGGTCTTTTCTAGCAGAAACATAGGGAGCGGCCACCATATATTTTTTGCCATAATAGGTTTCTGCTATATTTTTCACAAATCCATGCAAAATTTCAAAGTCTTGTCTTGCGCTTTCGTCGGTTGTTCCGTAACCGTCACCCCTATCATTATGTATGGGCTGGTCACCTAATACTGGATTAGAAACGTTTGTTCTAGCTGGACTAAACTCCCAGTTGGTATCTGCTCTGGCTTTAGCTTGAGGATTGGCAACTCCTGCTTGTTGATATTCCAAAACTTTACTAGCATAGTAAGCATAATTCAACATGATGAAGAGGTCTGTTTTGTATTGCTTGGCCAGTGAATAAACCAAAAACTCATCAGACCCGACCATAGCGGCTCTCATCTCTGATTCTGTAATAACAAAAAACCAATCCTTTCTGTCAGAAGCTATATTCGTCGATGATGTTGTTCCAGAACCACCAGACCCACTGCCCGAGGTGCTAGACAAACCAGCGCCATTAACTTGATTGGCAACTCTGGTGAATAAACCGTACCCGCCGTATAGTCCGTTCAGATTAGCTCTGGTCAAAGGTAGCTCAGAAGCTCTAAAAAGCACACAGATTTGACCGGTCCATGTATCCAAAAAGACTGGTCTAACTCGTCTAAGGTCTCGATTACCAGCAGACGTAGAAATATCAACATCTTTGTCCATCATAAAACCAAAAAATGGACATATGGTGTCTTTATACAAAGGGAAGAATCTTTGCGTGTGGGGTTTTGAGATATAAGAGACATTACCGTCTGTTTGAACACTCAGCTTGGCTGGCGGAACAGATGTTCCCCATGTTGATGCGTAAGTATATGTAAATTTTCTGGATTTTTCATAGTTACCAGCTATACGAGCGTATCCAGCGGGGGCAATCTCTGAATCGGACCAGTTCGTGTCCATATCCGAAAACTTAATACCATCTACATTATTTTTTATAGTCTCATCATCGGCAAATAAAGCACTTAGTCCTCCGTTTATTGAGGAAGATAGTGATGGATTTCTTGTGGATAGCCATGATGGAAATTTAATCTTCCCGAACCTAAATGGTGATGACGATGTGTTTCTGGTCAGACTATTACTACCTGGGGTACAGCTATAGCTAGCAGTTATCTTACCCAGAGCTAAGTAGTCTACAAATCGACCATTATTGGGATCGTATATGAAATTTGTTTGTGTAAAGGCCAGTCTATAGGCTTTGGCTTGGTATAGTCTTTGCTGTGGTCCGCCAACCAAAACACATCTAGCTGGACTTTCGTTTTTTTCTTTTCCTATTGTGCTAGATGATACGTTATATCCGCTGTCGTATAGGCTTTTAACAGTAGATGCTATGGCGTTGGTGGATGGTTGTTTTAAACGAGAGTAATGTCTAACTTTGATAACATTATAAATTGTAGAATTATAACATAAGGGTATCAGGTCTACTCCATAATCATACCCTGTGGCTTCGGAAACACTATTAAGAAAATCAGTGATACTAACTACCGGACCCCTTATTCTGAAATCTTCTGGAGGTGTTGGTAAATCCGACAAGTCCAGCAAAAATTCACAATATTCTCCTCCGTTTTCAGCATTGACTTGTGGCGGGATAACCCCCCATGTATTAAAAGAGGTTGATATCGGGGTAAAATCATAGGTCTGTGCCTTTTTTACTAAAATACGTCCATAGGGAGAGAAGGCCGTTTTGGGTCCGGACAAAAAACTTCCAGTACTAGCAGCGGCAGAGAGCCTTGAACCACCAGCGATAGTTGACGTTAGCGCTCTAAGAGCCAACATAATACTGGCAGCAGACAAACCATCGTCATTGGAATTAGACCCACCAAAATTCTCTGGACCACAAGCCTCTAAAAAACCATAAACATTAAATAAATTAGGAATATTACCCTGAGATATGGAACCGGCATGAACATTACCTGTACCAACATAATTTCTGGGAGATCCGTATGCCGAACCACTATTGAGCTTACTAAAAATGGTTCCGGAATAGTTTCCTACAATCAAATAACAACTACTCAATACGCTGTGCATACCATCAATCACGACCTTATATTGATTGCCTCCACTACCAAGATTTTCCTCCCATGACTGAACAATTCCACCAAAAGAAAAGTTGCCCATTTTAAAAAATACAGGAGTGCCAATAATATCATAGCCACTATTTTTAGTTGCTATCACAGAACCAGCAGTATTTATTAGATTGGGACTACCCAAGAAACCAGGATCTTGTCTGTACCAATAGTTGGAAACAAAAGGATCAATACCGTTCGTGGTAACAAATTTATATCTTAATTTACCAGGGATCATTTTGTCATCCATACGAATAGTAGTACCATCAGCTCTGAGTTGTGCTCGACTAGCGGCACTACTGTTCCATGTGGAACCATCTCTATCCACGTAACAAGCGTCTCCAGAACACGTATAGTAATAGTTGTCCGCATCATAACCAGCAGGAGCAACAAACTGATTGTCGTTAGAGCAAAAAACGGTCGGGGTCTGATCTGTAACCAGATTAACCGTTAACTGAGACGGCTGTCCTGACCATCCCATATTAGAAAAAAAGCTAGTTACACTAGCTCCTAGAAACAATGTTTGTGCAATGTCTTTAGTATTAGTTGTACAAGTATTCATACTAGTGGTCTAAATAGAAATTATTATTATTGCAGTGTTGGTATACCCAGGCTACGCTTCTGGTATATCTTCCTTCCACGGGGTTCCATGATTGACTATCTCTTTCCACATAAACTTGTCCCTGCGTTGGCCCAGCAGCTACTACCACAGAGGTATCGTTAATTCCAAAGGGTTTCAACCCCTCTACCAATGAGTCTATCTGAGAATAAATGGTGCCTTTAAAATATAGTGGGCATTCAGCAGAGTTCATGTGGTACTGTGCTATGGACGTTGGCGGTATAACTGTAACCTCTATATTTATTTCTTTCTTGGAGGATGTTTTCGCTCCTAAAGACTGTAACACCGGCCCTAATTTACGTCCTAATACAAAAATTTCTGCCACAACATCGGCCGGTCCGGTATCGTTGATCGAAACGCTTTCAGATAAGACCCCACTCAATACCGTATATTTATTATTAAATTCATAACCGTATGTAATCACGCCTCTTTTTGGGTCGTGGCTCTCTGATGATGAGACTGGGTTTATGTTAAGGAATGAATCCATCCTATAAATGGGCTGCTCTGGTGGACTTTCTCTTAAATAATTTTTAGGATTAATAGCGCCAGTATATCTGATTCTGTTTAGACCAGCACTAGCTCGTCTGTATAATAGTGGTTTAACTCCACTATGCCAAGCATTAAGAGCATTGGTATATTTATTGGGCTGAACTGATGAGGTATTATTGGTGTCGGGAAAAGAAACAGAGCCACCAGACTTGTTGGAAGTTAAGGTCGAGGCTAGGTCTATTTTTCCAACTGTGTCCGGAACTAGGCTAGAATCTCCCTTAATCAAAGAGTCTGCTTTAATATCTAAGCCTTTGATAGTACCCTGTACTTTAATGCTTTTAATATTTTTTTCATCACCACTAATTTCTATAGTATAATCTTCCACATAAGAAACACCACTGGGCATAGCGAGCCAGGTATCCACAACCTCGTATGTCGCATCAGTAATACTAAAATTGGTGGATCTCACATGGTTAAATAACCACAAACCCGCATTTGGAGGAACGTTGTAAGATCCCACAAATGGTCCTTTTTCATTGGTAGTATTAGCCCATGGTACATCTAATCTATCTTTAACCCATTTTTGTGCCTCTCTATATGCCGCAAAATAAGCGTCTTTATTATTGCAATCTTCGTTAGGCATAGCTCCTTTTGCTGATACCCTGTGAGAAACCCTAAACTGAGGAATGGTTCTTGTTGTTATGCTGCCTGTTGATGCGCTTCCATCATTAGGGTTGTCGTTTTCTGTACGTGCTGCTATACTTGTAGTAAAGTCTTCGTAGGTATATTCTTCTATTGGTTCTATACTCCAAGAATCGGAGGTACTAACCACCATATGAGAATTACTACTCTGTTTCTCGTGGTATTCTAAATCTATATTGTAACCCAAGCTCCTGGTTAGAAAGTCCGGACTAGGATCAGTAGTATAAGATAGTAACTTAACACCTGTCGCAGCTAGAGCTACAGTAGAGCCACATTTGATTTCTAGTTTGCCTATTGGGCAATTCTTAAATAAATCTTTTAGTTGAACCTCTTTAGATAATATATTTTGTATATCTGTGGCAGTAGCTGATCGGTCATATATTTTCCCAGTTAAAGAAATTCTATTTGTAATACTATTAAGAATACCGTTATCGGCTCTATTAAACTGATGAGAAAGCACCACTAGGGGTGTGGCCCCAACAATTGAGCCTATTGATGTGCCATTGTAGGTCACAGTAACAGGTACAGAGCCGGACTGAACGGAGACAGGCTCTTGATTATCCTCTCCTATCTGAAAGATAGAATTAATAAATGGTCCAGAATACACCATGGTATCGTATGTCCTTGATAAAAATTAAAACTTACTGTGTTTTCTTAATACCAAATTTACCCCCATTGATATCAGTAAATGTCCATGGTTGATTGGTTACTGGATTATTTAAGAAATACTGGTTTTTGTATTCGTAATGATTGTTGTTAACCGCAAAATTAGTACCAATAGGAGTAATATCTGCTAGAGTATTACCAGATCCCCAAACATTCGTGAATGATGTGTCTTTGTTGGACTTTCTTACACTATTAGTGATTTTAATACCCCCAACAGCATAATTAGGATTATCAGGAATATTTGCCATGTCCATAGCCAATACTGCTCCGTTAATCTCTGTATAAACATATGACCTATCACCATTGCTATCTTTAAGATTTTCTTCGATACTGGTATTGGTATCCCATTGCAGATTAAAGGCTTGCCATTCGTTGTTGGTATTAACTGTTGATCCAGCAACTGGTGCAATATTGAATACCTTGGTGGTAGGACCTAAGAAGCAGTCTTGATCGTTCAGACCACCAACAATATAGATATTATCAATATATGTTTCGTACATATATCCTTGATTAATTACTTGTCCGTTATGAATATAAGAATAAGCCAATGGATTAGGGGTGCCTCCATTGGGGTCCGTCGGAACTCTTGCTCCATAAAACACGCAACTGTTGAAATACTTATTAGAAAAAGTACTCCAGTTATTTTTGAGATAAATCTTTTTGTCATTGGTGGTTCCATCAACCAATAAATTCATACCGTTAACTTTGATTTGCAAAGAGTATGTTTTTTTAGTAAAGCCTAGCGAAGAAGCATCGGCTAGTGTTGATGTTGTAGCAGAACTGAGGGTTATAGAGACATTGTTGGTGTCTATTGACTGGATGGAGGTATTGTTGGGAATTCCAGAAGTTCCTGATACAACAGCCATACCAACAGATAAGCCCGTCACAGAATTCAATACCACAACAGTCGATCCAGATGAAACCGAACCGCTTACTGTGGCCGTCACATCGGCAACCGTACTAGCGTCTTTCATCACACAAATTTCTGTATACAAACCACCATACTTATAATTATAGGCACCTATTGTGCGTTGATAATTAGTGGATACATTATTAGGATTTTGTTCTGTATACCATGGAGCACCCCAAACATCAAAAGTAAAGGTCCCCATCGCCTCATCCAAACCATCAACCGTTTGATATACCTTCAGTCCCATTTTGGGGTTGTTGTTGGGATAGCCAAGCGATCCCAAATGAACAGCCTCTAGTTTTAGAATATTATTATCAACACTATTATCTCTATTAATTAAGTTCAATAAAGCAGATGCATAATTGGTTCCGCTTGTGGAGTCTGGTCTGGCTACAGAGTCCGTAGCTATTTTATTGATAAAGAAACCCATACCAAAGGCTGTGTCTTGTGCAGAAAATACTGCTGGAAAATTAGACGCCTTAAGGTAGGACCTATTACTTGTTGCAACATGGTTATCAAGCCTAACCACAGAACCAAATGTGTGTCCCATAAAGTCAAGACCATTAGATGTTCCGTTTATTGTGCTTTGGGCTCTATCATTACGATAACCGCTTAGAGAAGCTCCACTATTATAATTCCAATACACAGGGTCAATCTGTCCTATGTGCTCGCCGCCGTGGGGTCCGAAACCATCAAAAAAGATTGTAGATACCATGTGTATGTTAACTCCTATTAAGAGATAAATTGAGGGTCTAATTGATTATAGTCTAGATTTCCTATATAAGCAATACACCAACTTATACTAAAAAATATAACCAATTTTTCATAAAGAAGGCGTTACTGAGGGTGTGGGTGTTGGTGTGTTAGTGGGTGTTTCCGTGGGGGTTTGACTGGGTACTGGAGTATATTCAATAATGTGGTCTATAATTTCTCGACGACCATCGTAAGCCGGAGGTGACCAGAACATAACTATCTGTTCGTTCGCTCCATATGCCACAAGGTTCCTAGGAGCATCAGGCTCAGATATTCTATTAGGTGTTGGGGTGAAAGAAGGAGTTGGGGTGACGGTAGCGGTAACTGTTGGGGTTGGTGTAGGCGTCATAGGATCAACAGTTAACAATATACTATTGCTATAGATAGACGTTGCACCTCCGGTTGCGTCAATTCTTACTCTGTATCTACTATTATTATCAGATAAAACTAAATTACTAATTAATAACGTATTATTGATGGCACCAATAATATCTTGATATTCATTATTGATTAGTTTTTGCCACTGATACGACAAAGCCTGGTCAAAAGTAACCTGTGCCGTTACAGACAACATAACGGATACGTTTTGTAAATACAATAGAGTAGCTAATTGATCCGAAGACTGATCTATGATAGAAATTTCTGGTGTGGGTATTATTACCAGTACTTGTTGGTCCTGATTAGATCCTATAAGAGCGTCGGGTTCTGCAATATTTAAAACCTCTTGGTGGTGATATTGAGATATAAATTGCTCATCAGATATCTTTTGTCTCAATACTATGCTGGAGTTTTTAGAGAACCTTATACTGTCGTACTCTATATCGGTGTTCTGTAACTTAGAAATAACATCAAAACCAAAAGAGCTACTAGACATAGCCTTTTCTGATGATGTTTTGTATATATTAACGATTTCACATGATGTATGATCGATATGAATGTAGTCATTAGTGATTAATAAGTATCGTGGAATCTCTATGTTTAGATTTTCATCCACTAGTTGTATTTCACTAGTATTTCTACTAAATAGTAGCTCGTGACTAATATGATCACCAATAAAGAAGTTCAAAACGCTGTTACGCAGCAGCATAGCTTCATCGCTTACTATTGATGTTAATAAATTGTCTTTGGTACCAACAGTTGGCTTATTGTAAAACACTTCCGAACTTATATGGTCATAGATAGTTAAATAATCAAAAATTATTCTATTAAAAGCTATTTCCGTATTAATAATACTTTGATTAACAATATTTTCGGGATTATCTCTAATATAAACAACCGCATCGTCTATCGCACCCTGAATAACTGTTGTTTCATTAATTTTCGCATCCAAGGCGTGGGCGATAGATTGTCCAACCAATACGTCCGTATCCAACACCCTGAGATTGAACGGTTGTTGGTCTGATAACGATGACACTATATCTGTATCAGACAACTTTAATCTAAAGGGTTGTTGATCAGCCTCTGAGAGTATAACGTCGGACGGGGTGTCTATTTTCTCTACCAAAGTTTCGCTACGTACAGAAGAAAATCTGAAATACTCATATGGGGCGGTTCTCACCGATAGGGTATCAAAGTCTAGATATGTATTTAAAACAGATGAAACGTTGGTAATGTTTAGGGCTTCGGGGACCAGATAATTATTTAACAACTGACCATAATTATTAATAAATAAAGAGTGCTGTTCTAAATAGTTATTTATAACGTACGAACCCGTGTCTGTACCAAAAACCTCATCACTTAAATAAGTAGATAATAAATTGTTGGGTATTCTGCTGGTGGTAGGCGTAATACTTGGGGTCGGGGTGTTGGTAGCAGTAACCGTGGGTGTTGGGGTTTGAGATTTAGTTACGGTCGGGGTAACAGTTTGAGTTGGGGTTATGGAGGGAGTAACCGTTCTCGTTATCGAAGACGTTGGAGTAGTTGTAGGCGTAGTGGTGGGGGTTTGTGTTAGTCCCTTAGTTGGTGTAACGGTCGGGGTTCTTGTTGGTGTTTTTGTGGGTGTTGGGGTAACTGGCGTTGGTGTTGGAGTAGATGTTAGGGTGGGGGATAAGCCCGGTGTTGGGGTGTTGGTAGGAGTCTTAGTTGGTGTCCTAGTGGGTGGCTGAGTACGTGTAGCTGTTGGCGTTGGGTCATAGCCAAAAGTTACTGTCGGCGTCGGAGTTAGTGTCGTAGTTGGAGTTGGACTGTTCCAGTCTATATTTGTTTGCGTAGGTGTTGGGGTCGGCCAGTTACAGTGTTCTGGACGATAAACCAATCTCTGTAAACCTCCCATGTAGCCGTTGTTAGAAGAACTATAACTAAAGACAGTGGCTGGAGGATTACCATTCTCGTCAAAGATATAATCATATCCATAAACAGTCATTGTTAACTGTCCATGATAGAAGGCATAATCTCCGTCCTCTGTTGTTGCATTTACTACGTTTGTTCCTGTATACTCTACAAAGTAATTAAAGGCTTCATTCCCGTTCAATATAGCCATCGGGAAACTGGCTGGAATATTATTAAAAATATATACCCCAGTGCTAAATCCTAATTTTTGATTGGAGTCAGTAGGATCAAACACCTGATGAGAATCGACCATCTCAAATAAATAATACTGACTATCACTAGACACAGAAACATTGATATTTTCTGCTAAACAAATAACCTGTCCAGAGAAATCGTCTTCAAATGGAGATAGTGGTCTACCACCCGGTCCTGGCCCCGGTCCTGGCCCCGGTCCTGGTCCTGGCCCCGGTCCTGGCCCCGGTCCTGGTCCTGGTCCCGGTCCTGGCCCCGGTCCTGGCCCCGGTCCTGGCCCCGGTCCTGGCCCCGCACCTTCACCCCCAACAGTCTCTCTATTGGGATTTATAAGATCGCAAGCGTATGTATTGAAGTCTCTGATCTTTAAAATACCCCTACCATTGGAATTATCTTCAGTAGATATGTAAAAACCAAATATATCATCCGGATAAACCCTAATCATCTGAATACTACCAGAATGAGGTAGTGTTTCGTAAGGGTCTCCGTTGTCTAATTCTGTATATTCTTCATTAATAAAATATCCACAAGCATCCCATCTAGCTGCGTCTTGTGTGATATAGGCCCACGAAAAGAAAAGATAGGTATCTTCTGGTATTTTGATAGAAAGTTTAGTAATACCATACTGATCAGTATATTGCTCGTCATTACCACCATATAGACGACACTCCCAAGGCAATGTATTGTCCCCGAATTCATCCTGTAATTGAAGATATCCGTTGGTGTTTTCATTGGTAACAGACCAATTCGATGGAGCAACTAAAGAATAGTAGCACTGGAAATTACAGCACGGTACGCTCGCTGTTGGAGTAACGGTTGGGGTGTTAGTTGGGGTGAGAGAAATCGTTGGAGTAATAGAGGGGGTGATAGATGGCGTACAGGTATTGGAAGGGGTGTTTGTAGGAGTTTCTGAGGGAGAAACCGTGGGGGTTGGCGTAAGACTTTCTGTTGGTGTTGGAGTTGGGGTGTCTGGGGTTGGAGTATTGGTTGGGGTTTCCGTAGGCGTAGGTGTTGGTGATGGCACAAAACCGAAAGTTACAGTCGGCGTTGGTGTCTGACTGTTCGTTGGTGTGTTAGTTGGTGTCTCAGAAGTAGTGGGGGTATTGGTTGGTGTTTCCGTCGGAGTGATAGAAGGAGACGGACTATTTGTTGGCGTAGTAGTAGGCGTAGTGGTATTGGTTGGAGTAACGGTGGGTGTTTTGGTAGGCGTTGGGGTATTAGGTTGTCTTGGTGGAGGAGGTAATGCTTCCCAAGGCCAATCTGAATCCTCAGATGATGGTCCGGGCGGTGGTCCGGGCGGTGGTCCAGGTGGTCCTGGTGGCGGCGGAGGTGGTCCGCCAGACCCGGTTTCCCAAGGTAGTTTAGCAGGACAGATGGGTCCCTTAGAGAATGACACGATATTAGATAGTGCGTATATTTCTGATTTAGAATAATTGTTAGTGCTTCTATTTTCTAAATAAATTTTGTATTGTTGACTACCATATCTAGCAAATAAATCTACAATAATAAATCCGGAGCCGGTTGCTCTAAAGCTAGATAGTCTACTATAAGCACCATTATCATAGCTGGCTTCGATGACTATGTATGTAAATCCTCCAGGAACATTGGTCCAATGTAGGCGTCCCTTTTTCCTTCTTGTGGTGGCATTGTATGTGTTGGGGATTTCACAAGCATACAACAGAATAGACTGAGTAAGGTCTTGTTGTCCCGGAGGAGGTGGGGGCGGTGGGCCGGGTGGCGGTCCCGGAGGTGGGCCGGGTGGCGGTCCCGGAGGTGGGCCGGGTGGCGGTCCCGGAGGTGGGCCGGGTGGCGGTCCCGGAGGTGGGCCGGGTGGTGGTCCCGGAGGAGGTCCGGGTGGTGGTCCGGGTGGAGGTCCGGGTGGTGGTCCGGGTGGAGGAGGAGGTGGGCCAGGCGGAGGTCCGGGTGGAGGAGGTGGGCCAGGCGGAGGAGGAGGAGGGCCGGGCGGCGGTCCCGGAGGAGGTCCGGGTGGTGGTCCCGGAGGAGGTCCGGGCGGAGGAGGTCCAGGTGGTGGTCCCGGAGGAGGTCCAGGTGGTGGTCCCGGAGGAGGTGGGGGCGGTGGTCCGGGTGGCGGTCCCGGAGGAGCACCGCCTCCGCCAACGGGAGCAAAATTACCGGTATTCCCTTGAAAAACAGCCCCAGACCCGTTGTTCTGCAAATTCCCATCTGTTACTTGAGGAGTGTCCTTAAAATTAGAACCCTGATTGGAGACGGTAAAATCTAAAATCTTCCCATTTTGATCAACCTGTGTAACCGTAATTTGCCCACCACTACCTCCTTGATTATCAGAAACATTAAAAGTATCACCAACTTTATAGTTTTGACCACCATCAACAAGAGTAATAGAATCCTTGGTTATACCATATATAACTAGCGTAGCTGTTGGTGTCTGAGTGGGTGTTGGAGTAGGAGTTTTTGTTGGCACAGCGGAGACTCTAGGCTGTCCATCGACGGAACACAAATCCCCACACTGAACCACAGCATAGTCTGTATAAACCTCTGTTTCTGTATCTATATCTATTAATGTTATACCAAAAATACACTCACTAGAATTATCTAATGTATAATTAGTACGTATTCTAACAAATATACTAATATCTAGAAATTCATCATCAGACATGATTGTTTGATTTCTAGGATTAATAGCTACGGTAGTACGCTTAGGTATCTTAGATATTTCTGTAACTACTACCTGATAGTTTTTACCCGTTTCTACTGGTAGTTTTAAAAAACTAAGAGTAAATCCTTTGTATGCTACTGATGGGTCTACTACTTTCTTAAACGGCATACTAGCAAATTCCTTATATTAAATTATCTAATTAATTTTTTCCCATGTATTATCATCTCTATGAGATATTTGCCAGTTTGGTAAAATAGTTAGGATATTATCCTGATTAACAGTGCCATTTAATTCATAGCTTTGAGTAGGAGAAGATCCAGACACAAAATCCTCGAAAGAATTATATACCGAAACAATATAGCCATTGTCGTGTATTAATGTTACCAATGCAATTTGATTATCTTTTTCATAAACAATCATTACTCTATTCCTTATAATTTATTATAGTAAGAAGACAAGCTAACATTTCTATCAAAACCAGTATTTCCTCCGTATAAGCGACCATTACTGGTTTTTGGTATTAATAATACCCTACCATCCAACATCACAACAGCACCGGAATATGCATATGTGGAATAGCCTGACAACTCTAGTGTAGTATTATTGGCAGGATTATATATGCGCAAATTACTAGAACCAAACGGCACACATAATACCCTACCGTCTGGTAATAAAACTCCCCCAAAGTGAGCTGAACTAGCTCCTGTATATGATATACCGCCTACAGTAGATACAGTATTATTAGAAGGATTATATACTACTGCTTGGGTAGCGCCATATGGTACACAGAAAATCTTACCGTCTGGCAATAAAACTCCGCCATTATATTTACCAGAATAAGTCCCACCTGCTACAGTAACAGCATTGGTATTTGGATCATATATTCTAGCTGTCGAGGAAGAATATGGTACGCAGAATACCCTGCCGTCAGACATTAATACTCCTCCGGCAAAGCCTTCTGCACCAGGGAATGATCCGATAGCATTTGAGGTTGTATTAGTAATTGGATTGTAAATTATTGCAGAAGTGCTGTTGTGTGGAATGCAGAATACTCTACCGTCCGGTAAAACCACTCCACCAAAAAATGCCGCATTTCCTGGATATGTACCAATAGGTGTACTAGTGGTGTTAGTTGAGGAATTATATATCAGGGCAGATGTACTATTGTGTGGGACCATAAATACTCTGCCGTCATGCATTAATACTCCGCCTCTATAGGCGTTGTTACCAGCATAGCTGCCATTGGGAACGGTAATACTATTTGTGTTGGGATTATAAATATTTGCAACGGTACCGTCGGAAGGAACACAAAACACTCTACCGTCTTCGAGCAAGACTCCGCCTATAAATCCTCCATTAAAACCACTAACATTAGTAGAAACATTATTGACACTGGCAGTGCTGATAGTTTGATCAATACTTAGTTTCGTTCTGGGCCAATAATAAGAACCAAGAAGCTTCCAGTCTAATGCTATATTAGAAGGAGTAGGGGTGTTGGTTGGAGTTTCGGTCACTGTTGGAGTAACAGTAGGTGTTGGCGTAGAGGTCGGGGTATTGGTTGGGGTTTCGGTTGGTGTAGAAGTTGGTGTTTCGGTTGGGGTAGCTGTTGGTGTTTCGGTTGGGGTGACCGTTGGTGTTTCGGTTGGGGTAACCGACGGAGTATTGGTTGGTGTTTCTGTGGGAGTTTCAGTAGGAGTGAGTGTTGGTGTTTCTGTCGGAGTCACCGTTGGTGTTGGTGTAGGCGTTTCAGTAGGTGTTACCGTTGGTGTCTCAGTAGGTGTGTTGGTTGGCGTCTCGGTTGGTGTTGGCGTAGGAGTGTCAGTAGGAGTAACCGTAGGTGTTTCGGTAGGTGTTATAGTTACAGTAGGCGTAGGTGTTTCTGTTGGTGTTACAGTAGGCGTCTCTGTGGGGGTTATACTAGGAGTAGGGGTATTGGTGGGGGTTTCTGTGGGTGTCGGAGTATTGGTTGGGGTTTCTGTTGGAGTCGGAGTGTTAGTCGGGGTTTCGGTTGGAGTGGGTGTGTTGGTGGGAGTTTCTGTTGGTGTGGGTGTATGAGTTGGGGTTTCGGTAATGGTTGGTGTAATGGTCGGAGTAACGCTAGGAGTAATACTGGGAGTATTGGTTGGTGAAGATGTCGGGGTATTGGTTGGTGTCTCGGTAACAGTAGGAGTTACTGTGGGAGTCAGTGTCGGTGTGGGAGTGTTGGTTGGTGTTTGGGTGGGACTAGAACTAACGGTTGGGGTTATACTAATAGTGGGGGTTATGGTAGCGGTTAATGTGGGCGTAGGAGACGGCAGTCTAGCAGCAACTTCTGAGGAATAGACAGGTACGCCGCTGGGATCACATAAACTACCGCATTTGATATTACATCTTTCTCTATAAACGGGGGTGTCATTGTCATCAAAAACTAATTTTGTATTGGCATCCCAAATAGATAATTCAATAATGCTACTACTAGAATTATTTGGACTGTTATTTGTTAAAATTTTAGCATAAGTATGGATTGATACAGGGTCTTCGTTGATAGGCTTCAGGTAGTAATATGATGGATTGAATTGTACATATCCGAAAGGTATGCTATTAACCTGGTAAAAGAAAATTAAATAATTATTGTTAGGTTTTAAAACATTAATACCGGTAAAAGATATTAATGCTCCGCTTTCGCAAACATTAGCAGGATACTGAACCTTAAACGTTTTTGGCATTTGATTGGATATCCTATGAGCAGGTGGTGCAACAAATTGGGAGAATATTTTCTGATAAGATTACGCCATCTTTTAGCACACTAAACTTGATTAGAGCATTGTTTTGAATATTACTAATACCTATATTAATAGATACTTCTCTTCGAGAGCTTGTGATAGGACTCATAATACCACTACTAACGCTAAGATAACTTGTTGAACCGGCTACCATGTCTGTAACCAAATAAGTGTACGACTCGTTAACCAAAAGATTGTCTACTGTTACAATAACAGAATCTCCATTACAACAGAAGCCGGAAACATCCGAAAACTTTATGATAGGAACAAATCGCAACATATCACTAGCTGGCGAAGTATCATCTATAGCTACGGACATAAACTTAATAATCTTACCGTCTAATCTTCTACCATATAGAATACCTGTTTTGGCATTAAAGCCAAACTCACCAATATCTAATTGACTATCTAGCGGTGCATTTGTAGTAGTTAAATCTCTTTTGAATATAAAGCTCATTGTTTAGCTCCGATGTTTATTCTGAAGTTTCTATTGGAGTTGCTGTTGGGGTCGGTGTTGGGGTTTCAGTTGGGGTAACCGTTGGTGTTTCGGTCGGCGTTACTGTGGGAGTTTCAGTTGGGGTTACTGATGGAGTATTAGTTGGTGTTTCGGTTGGGGTCGCCGTTGGGGTCGGTGTTGGTGTGGGAGTTGTGGTATTTGTTGGAGTATTAAATGGAGTAACGCTCGGTGTGGGAGTAGGAGTTTCGGTAGCTGTTGGGGTCGGCGTGACCGTTGTACTTGGACTATTGTCAGAAGACAAACCCCCAAATACAACCACACCACCATCGATATTAAAAGTAGAAATATCTACTGGTCCGGATATGAATGTGCCGGAAGTCGATACTCTAATAGAATTATTGCCGTAGTTAATGCTCATAAAGTCTTTATTGGCAACCAAAACGTCTCTCATGGATCCAGAATTATCAACAGATAAAACGAATTCACCAGCGGTACTTCCCAGTATATTATTAAGAATTCTAGATTTTAACTGTACATAATTGGTTTGGTAGTTATTACTGTTTTTACCAGATAGATTGATTTGAGCAGCAATGGTGCCTGTTGGCGGAACAGTGGATGGTTTATGATATAGGGTCAGTGATGCTGGGTGGCAGTTGTTGTTGTTCTCTAAACGTATACCGTCTATACAACCATTGTTATTAATATGTAAAGCTGTATTAGGCTTGAGTCCGGATGGCATATTAATACCAAGTTTACCGTCGTGAGTAAAAATTAAATTCTTATGAACAGAACTGCCTCTTACAATAAAATCTGATACGGTATACTTAGTATTAAAAATATTTGGTTGATTACCGGTAGTGGCAATTTGTGCGTGAGAGTCTGTACTACCGGAACCACCAAAGTAGACAAAACCTGGAGCAGTATAGATGTCTGCGCCATCGAATAGTCCGTTGTTATTGAACTGTACGGAGTTTAGTGGTCCGTTTGGTAAACCAGAACCGGGTACGGAGGATAGCATAGCAAAGTTCTGCGTAGAAAGTTCTGGCTCAGGCAATGATGCTATCATTGGCGGAACAATCATATGGTTAACAAGTTCTGTCCAATCATAACCCGTTGATATTAATTTGGTATATTTTTTATTACCATCTAGAACTACAGTAGATAATCCATCTATGGATTCTTTGTTACTAGTTACAATATAACAATAATTATTGCTAGTAGATAATTTAAACTCAACAACTAAATTGGGATTATTCTTAGCAGATGGAAGTGTTGCTGTCACCGTTCGGTTGGATGAGTCTACGAAATAAGTGGTTCTAACATTATCAACATTAAAATCAGTATTTTTACTAACCAAATTATTGAATGCGGTATCAAAGCTGTACTCATTAGCCACAATAAAAAATGTTGGATCTTTAAGGTCAGTAAATGATACTACGTTATTATTATTAGAAGAAGACAGCACTCTAATTCTGCTTACACAAACCACCCCGTCAACCACTACAACTTCGCCAATTCCAACCTCCCATTCGACTCCTGTGCTGATAGTGTTTCGACATAAATAAGGAATTATTTTACTTTCATCATGTATACTTAGGGTTTTAAACCCAGATACAGAAGGCCCCAGAGCTAACATTCCATCCTTTATGGCAAAAGAACAGCAAACTCCGTCGATAATTTTTATTGATTTATTTATCATAATTAATCTCTATGTGTTTAAGAATTGCTTCTAGGGGTCTATTGCTCCGTCAGTATTGTTGAATAATGTTCTATTTGTATTTGCTTGAGCATTATTGACTTGGGCGTTAGTGTTGGAATTACTGATACCAACAGATCTACCAATAATATCTTGGATAGATTTCTGGTCGTATGCTGTTTTGACTTCTCCTGTGAGTTTGTGTTCGATTGTGCCTCCGTCTTTAATGGCGCTGGCGCTCCTATCCATAGCTTGTTCAAACCTATTAAATAATTGCTCCATTTTTGAGTAGTCAAAAGATGGTGCCTGAACCTGTTGCGATACCATATTCTGGCTAACTCTACTAGATAATACACCACTATTAGCAGCCTGATTGTTAATAGAATTTACTGGGTTTTGAGAGCCATACTCCAAATATTTGGGCTGTACCACCCCGCCATTAGCTAAATATTTAACTAATCCTCCGTGAGTATAATGACCACTATTAATAGCATGTAATAATGTCATATTATTAGCTGCTGCTTGTCTATTTACCACAAACTCGCCCGGAGTTAGCATTGCCGGAACACTGTCAGATCCTCTGGTAGCAGCTATAAAAGCACCATTATTGGCATAAACAATACCTCCGGTGCTCATTCTTTTTGTTTCTTTGGGTTGTTCGTCTTCTGGTACTGGGGTACCGTCAGAATAATAAGATCTTAAGGGTTTAGTATTTGGGTCTTCTGGATTTTCTCCGGGCATCAAAGATCTGGTTCGAGCCTCTACAACATTCGGCCGATTGGGATCTGTTGACATTAGATTTCTTAGAGCAATGCCAGCAGCAGAGAACCCCAATCCAAATGTTGATAGATTAGTTAAGAATTTTAATGGGGTTTTAGCTGATTTTGCTAGGCTTGCTACCTGAGGATTATCAGACGCTATCTTGTCGATAAAGTCTTTTAGGCCAGGTTGTTGCATTAGTTTGGAACCTAGATTTTCACTCAGATTTCCAGGAGACTGTATAATAGACAAGATATTATCTAGTATTCCTGATTTATTGGTGGGAAGTGGGTATATATCTTTAGGAGTAAAAGGACCAGCACCAGAATCAAGTAGTGTATCTAATTTGTTTGTTGGAATAACTTCTGACAGTCTCTTTTTAATTGGAGCTATACTGTCTGCTGTTGTAAATTGTGATAGTTCTTTTAGAAGGGCTTTTCTTGTAGTATCAACACTACGTAAATTTATATTAGATATATTTTCTCCAAATTTTAATGCTTGAGCAACCTGGTACTCTTCTAGGAATCTTTCTGCAAGAACGGAGGCTTTTAGTATTTTTTGATCCGGTAGTGATGCTGGTAAAATATCCATGTTTTGTAAAGCGGAAAGCTTTTCTGGATCGGTTGTGTTTTTTGCAAAATTTAGACTTCTTTTACCAGCGCCAGATCTTATTATCTCTACCGATTTTAAATTTAAATTTAATTTGTTCGCCATTAAATCTAAAACTTCTGGAGCTATATTTCCTCCAGTAATATTATCTAATTGTTGCATGATAAAGGATGCGGCGTGTAGTCTCTCGTGTCCTAAAACTTCTAGATTGCCTATGCTCTTTTTTCCAATCTGTATAGTACCACTAAACAATCCTGTTTTGGATTCACCCTGTTTGATATCACCGCGAAAATTACCAAGGGCGCGATTGCTGACGTAGTCGCTATCTAGTTGAATTTCTTGTAGTCTGGACAAAGCATCTTCTGTCAAAGACAATTGTTCAGGTGCTGATAGATTGATACCAGCTGAATTTTCTGCTGAAGACTGTAGTTGTCTTGTTGCTCTTATTCTGTTGAAAATCGCGGTTGGTTGTGCTATGTCATTGGGAGGGGTTATTGTAATCTTGTCAGTCGGAGCAGTAGACGTTGATGTGTTAGGTTGTTTAGCTGCTACTGGTACAGCATCCGATAGTGCCGAAGTAGAGGCTGGTGAGTAGCTGATATCTCCAGCATAACTCGGGAATAAGTCGGGATAATCCTTATAAAATTTATCCATCATTGTGCCTGGTGCTCTTTTACCGGCCTCATAAAGAGCTAGTCTGTAGTCTTGTTGTTTGACTAATGCTTGGTCAAAAGCAGCGAAATCAGGATCGTATGAAGAAGAGCCACGCTCTGACAGCCATCTTTGTCTTAAGTCTAATAGTGTTTTTTGTAGTCCTGGGGGATTGGTAAGCGTTGTGAGATCTGGATCATATCTGGTACTGCCGAATTTTCCTAGCGCCATTCTGTCGCCATAATCCTTCGCCCCTCCTGCAAAAAGAAGATCTTCTCCAATCTCTTCCATACGTTGAGTGATAGCTAAAGCTTCGTCGGACGTACCTCTACTGCTATACAGAACTAAAAATCTGTTGTCTCTACCTGATAATACCTCTTCTCCAAACGGCTGCTGTTTAAAACCGCTCGGACCAAGCATCCAAGACAACCGTTCGTCGGCTGCCATGCGCTCAATCATTTCGTTCATTTTACCTTCTTTTACAGCAAATCTGGGTTTATATCCGGTATTTATAGAGTCTCCGATCATATCTATACCAGGATTTTTTGGATAAAACCACCTGTTCATATTATCGGGATTGTCATATGAGCCCTTACGCACTTGCGTTCTATACAAACCCTGTTCCATACGAGATGGATCGTCTATCGCTCTTGGTAAATTTTGTCTATAGATTTGAGCGGCCGTGGCGGGCGCTGTTTCTGTTGTTGAAGTTTGTCTTAGTGCCTGTTGTTGAGCCGATGCCGGGTTCATTCCAGAATCTATTAATTTTTGATATTCTGTGACTTGAGCTGCTGTTACTTTCATTTTCTGTACTGGTCGGGCAGCTTCGTCTGATAAATTGGGTATTCTATACTTATCTACCCCAGCAATTTCCGATAAAGACCCTCTTGGTCTGCCTATTCCTGGTCCCGAGTTAATATTATCAAATAACCCGTCGAGAGGATTGCTTCGTAGTCTACTTACCAAACTACCGGGCTGCATACCAACAAAATCAAAGAGATTCTTAGATGTCCATTGGGCGAAAGCTTCTTCTTGTTTGTCAAACCTGTTAGAGCCGGTTCTTAGGATTTCATCTAGTTCTTCGATAGCTTCTCTAGGTCCACGGCCAGCAGACACAAGAGCCCTGTATTGTTTTGCTTGCTTAGGATCGGACGGTAGTAATGCTGAGTATCTGGACTGGGTGGGTAAATCCAAATAATCTGACATTCCTGATAAGCCGCGAGAAATTGAATCATATGTAGATGACATTAAGTCGCCTATTGGCTTGGTAATAGGACTCGCCATATCTCCAACAAACGAACCCATACCACTTAATACTCTGCCAGCAGCCGGTATTCCTACAGAAAAAGCAGGACCCAACACACTACCTGCAACACCTCCTATAGTAGATTCTAATAGTGCGGAAGATATGCCTTCTTGAGTTGTTTTAGCTCCTCTAGTTACGTCATCAATTGCTCTTGTGGTTCCTCCAGCTAAACCTTCAGCAGCGCCTTCCAAGGCTGCTGTTTTAGCTACTTGTCTAAGTCCTATTTTGCCTGCTTGTTGAAGAGCCATTGTGCCACCACGAGTAGCCATACCAGCAACTCCTGTAGCTACTCCACCAACAGCCAAAACACTATCTATACTAATGTCTCTAGCTGCTGTAATCTGTGACTGCTCATTATCCATCAACTGTCTGCTATAGGCCGTATCAGCAGCTCTTCTTGCAGCATCATTAGCTTTTTCTGTCTCATCTTTTTCCACGCGAGATACTGTCATATTTCCAGCAGAGTCAACTCCGGTAGTTACCTCGTCTAATCCAGCTAATCTTCTAGCAGCATTAAAGTTTTCAACTTTGAACGTATCTCGCACATATCCTGACGGAGAAACGTCTACAGTAGCAGTCTTTAATTCTGACAAACCCATTCTAGCTGCTGTGATTCTTTGTCGAGAAGCGGCCATTTCTGCTTCGTAAGGATCAGACATTAATCCCATACCTCTCATAGACGCAGCCCACCAACCGGACTCTTCTCTGTTCTTGGCTTTATCTTTAATTGTTGCTTCTTCACGACTAATAGTCATTTCTAGTCGTCTACGAGTTTCTGCTATAATATCTTCTCTTTGTTGAGCAGCTGCTCGTCTTAGCTCTCTTCTTTCTTTTCTTGCTTCTGTTTGTTGCTCCTCAGAAGCTGTTCTTCTTTCTTCTGCTCTTGTTTTAGCGGCGTCTGCTGGTGATGGTTTGGCTCGTTCAGCAAACGGATCCTCGTCTGTTCCTCCTCTTGCCCAAACTGGTGCTGGTACTGTAGCTGGTTTGGGTGGCTCAACCGCTGGTGCTGGTGCTGGTGCTGGCGCTGGTTTGGGTGGCTCAACCGCTGGTGCTGGCGCTGGTTTGGGTGGCTCAACCGCTGGTGCTGGCGCTGGTTTTGGTGGTTCTGCCGCCGGTGCCGGAGGCGCAGGTATAGAAGGGACTGTGGAATCTGCTGGTTCTTGTTCTTGCTCACTAGGCGGTAACATTGGTTTGGAGCCGGTTTGTGCGGCTGGCTGTTGAGCAGGTGAAGACCCTGAGGTGTATTGTTGAGCCTTTTGTTGTGTTGAAGCATCTAGCCTTGCTCTATTAGCTGTACCAGCGTCAGCAAATTCCTGGTCAGTCATTTTACGACCATAATCATAGTCTGAACCAGATACTCTAGCTAAGAAGCCGTCCAGTCTCTGACCCCTCATTCCTGGTTTGTTTTGTGCTGCCCACTCTTCTGGGGATAATTCGCTACCAGACGATCTGTATTCATCGGCATATTGATTCACTAGTCTTTCGTTACTGCGTCTTTCAGCTTCTGCATTATAAGCTTGTGAAGCTCTATAATTAGCATTGCGTTTAGCTATTTCTGGTCTATCTTTATCTCTCTTAGCTATCAGAGCATTATATCTTTCTTGCTGCTCTGGAGTTCTTTCGTTGGGAGGTATGGCCATTAGCGCCATTCTCTGATTACGCTCTCTTACAGCGGTTCTGCGTGACTGTTGAATATTAGATTGCGTTGTTGTAGAACTCGATTGTGCCCCTCCAGACATTCTTTTATTTTTCAGATCAATGTACTCATTTTCTTCTTCTCTATTTCTAGAAGACATACCACTAAGTTCATTAAATCTAGTTTCTTGTGCTGGTGTTAAACCTCCGCTACTGAGGTATACCACACCGCCGCTACTATAACCCTTTGCTCCGTCGTTGATCGCTCTCAATAGCGGCAAGTGTTTTTGCGTAGCAGATCGATTTACGACAAATTCTCCTGGAGTCAACATCGCAGGAACAGTATCTGTGCCTCTAGGCTCAAAGTTAACTAATGATCCTTGAGAAGCATAAATAATACCACCAGTACGTCGATATTGGATCTCGTCTCCTCTGTCTTTATAAAAATCTAATGGAGGAAGCTCTCCAAATTTTTCTCTACCGCCCACTAATGAGTGAGAGGTTTCAGCATCTTTATAGAGATTATCTTTTCTATTAAAGCTATTGAGTTCGTTCCATCTATCATTATATGATGGGACAGTATCGGTATTCTCTATGGGTTTGATGTTTTTATCATATAAATAATCTAAGCCCTGCCAATCTTCGTCATTTCCACCATACCACAAACGCAGATTGCTTAAAGCATCTCCAAACTCTTTACCGCCACTAGTAGAGAATAGTGGTCTGCCTCTTCTGTCTTGAGCTGTTGCAATATTGCTTAAAAATCTATCAAAAATAGATTTTCTAATATTTCGATTAGTAAATTGATTATATGGATTAATACCTAAATCAAAAAGATCATTGAATGTTTGTGGAACATTCACTTCGCCAAATTCTTGTGTTGCTGAGTTTTTTGTTTTGGGATCATTAATTCTAGACCCAGTTAATTGTCTTTCCCAATCTACTTTCTCATCCTCCGATATAGTATCCAATAAACGACTGCGAATTCTGGAGTCTTTACCAGAAGCGCCTAACGATTTGAAAACATTGGTTATTGCTTCTTTTTCGGCTTGGTCAAAAACCCTATCATCAAACATTGATCTATCCAGCAAGCCTCCTAGTACCGACGTACCAGTCGCCGGATCACCAATCATAAAGAAAGCCTTTTGAGCACCTTGTAAGTAGCTCATGGTCTCTATAGCTTTGTCATATTCTGGTGTTCCAACAAATCTAGATAAGTTCGATTCTAGATTAGCATATTGATTTCCAAAAATAATAGATAGCTGTTTCATATAATCCTGAATAAGTTCAGGCTGAATCTCAAAAATACTATTATATCTTTGGCTCATTCGAGGACTAAACCAGCCACGACCCAAACTATTAGGCATTTCGTATGTCTTACCAGAACCAAATAGGTCATATGCTGAGTATATTAACCCCTGAGCCAGTGCAGGATACTGGGATAGTTTGAAGTTGGTTTTGTTGTCAGAGTCTTCTGGTTTAGACGAATATCTTTGATTTTTTATAGCAGATAAAGTTGAGGTTTTATTCTTGGCTTCTCTGTCTATTAGGTCCAATAATACATCGCCAATAGTTAGTGGTCTGGTTAGCGAATCATAACCTGTATACTGTTTATTTGAGCCCGTTAAGAAGCCAAAGAAAGGACTTTGACTACCAGCCAAATTAATAGTAGAATATTTTAATTGCGATTTTAACTTTTGTAATTCAACAGATGGCTGATCTTCTGAGTAGGACGTTTTGATTAGTCCAAAATATTTTTTGAACCTATCAGACTGATTCACAAAGTTCTGTATCAAACCGGCAACATAGCCTAACGAACCAGAGCTATCATTGGAGCCGGTAGCATCCGTAATTGCCGTTACACTAGGAAAATCATCCTTAGCTTTCCTAAATAAGTTATCTGAACTAATAATATCTGCTTTTTGTAGCCCATTGGGCAGTAGGTTCTCGTCTGTATAAGTCCCCGTAGCTGCGTCATATTTTTTGGGCTTTTCTAAAGACACATAAGACATAGCGTATGGCACAGTAAATGGCAGCTCATTAAATTTGAATCTGCCGCTTTTTAGGATAGTGTCTCCTTGTTTACCATACGTTTCTGCCTGGGTGGCATCTGCTCGTTCTTTTAATTCAGCATCCAAAACGGCCAGATCCGGAGCGTCACCAGCTACCCAAGGGAAAAATTTCTTACTATTCAAATCGCTTCTAGGAGCAATATCGAACGGAGTTTTGTACGTCCCATCAGGATCCCAGTATTTAGCTTCTTTTTGTTTGCCGATAATGCTTTGAAATCTTTGTAGATAAGAAGCAGAGCCATCTCTGGATTTAGTCCATTCGTCAGTTGTCACACCATAAACTGTTAATTTAGATGCATTAGCAAATTCTGGTCCAAACTTATAAGCATATTCTTTGTCTGTTGATTGCCCATCTTGTTGATTTGAGGATGCTCTACCCTCCAATATTTGTTTAGCTATGGTGCCAATATATAACTCTCTAAGTGCTGTATTCTGTTTGTCTATACCAGTATTCTTATCTGATGTTGCAAATTCCTCATTAGCTAGTGCTTCCTGAGACGATTTCAATGCACTAATAATGTCTGGTAATTTATCAGGATCAAATAAGCTATCTAATTTTGGATTATACGTTAAAGCATATTTACCGCCACTAGTGCTTCGTAATAAAGACTCAGAACTACCAGAGGATTCTTTGCGGGTTTGAGCAGCACTACCAAAGAAAAAACGACCCCAATGATCTCCAGAAAAATCCATTATAGAATCAAGACTATGGGTCAAACCAACCATAGGAGACGATGTATATAATCCATAATTTAAGTTGCTATCAAGAGACTTGGCTAGATTTTTTACAACAACTTCTTGGTTTTTGGTATAAGCAGTTAGTTGTCCGGTGCTACCAGCAAACTTTTGATCTTCTACTATGATTTTAGAGCCATCAATTTCAATAGTTCCTTGTCCAGCAGATCTGGATGCTTTTGACGGTAGATGTTTCAAAATATTATTTAGTCTTGCTGTATAATCCTCGATTTCTGTTCGGTTTGGTATGCCGGTTTGATCGACCAGCTTTTGTTTTTCTGAACCTGAACCAAGCTCAAGAAGTCTTGGGCTTAAATAATAGCGACCTAAAGGCTTTAGTATACTCGGAGATAAAGACCCCTCTGGGTTGAATCTCCAAAAACTATACTCTCCGGCAGAAGTATCATATTGAGCCCTAAATCCCGTATAACCATAACCTAGTTGTCTATTGGCTTTTATATATAGCTGATCATTGGGTTTAGAGTTTATATTAATTTTTTCAACATTATCTGTTGACGGAACAGCAACACTGCGAACTTTGTTCCAAGTATATAAATCTTCTGGCTCTCCTATATTTTCTGGCAATACCATATAGGAGCCTTTAGATTCCTTAAATGGTTCTCTGTTTTGATATTCTTCTCTCAGCGTACTGCTAACATAACCTCCGTCTTGATAATAAGAAACCCTGCCTCCTTTACTATAGCCATTGTTTATAGCATTAAGTAGTGGCAGATTTTTTTGTGTTGCCGAACGATTAACTACAAATTCTCCTGGTGTCAACATAGCAGGTACCGTATCTGTTCCTCTCGGAGCAAAATCTGGTACGTTAGTTCCTGTAGCAGCATAGATTATACCACCATCTGCTCTGGCTACGGGGGGTGCTGCTTGGTTTTGTGTTGTGGTGGTTAATGATCTTAGTCCTCTGGCAATATCTGCCAGTTGAGTGCTTTCAAACTTAACTACCTGATTTGTTAAAGCATCCTTTAGGGCACGAGCCGAAGCATCTGCTATTTGGTCTGCTAGGTCTGTATTAATTTTTGCTAATTCTATATTAGCTCTAGATTGTATATCAATAGCTTTAGAATATTCTTCTATCGCCTTTTGTGTGGCTGGGTCGGTTTGGGGATCTCTGAGAGCATTTAATATAGCCTGAAACTGAGGAGTTAAACCAACACCAGATTCACTAAGCATTGATTCAAGCATATTGGCTCTCATATTATTGGCTTCTAAAGAAGAACCCAACATAGGAGCTATATCATTAAATACAGATAATGTTTCTCTTCTTTCGTCAGAGGTTTGATTAACCGGTTGTCCTCTGGCTATTTTTTGAAGCCTGTCTGCTGCGGCACTGAATTTATACAGTTCTTCTGGCGTACTAGATACTAGTTTTTCTATTAAGGCAACCCGGCCTTGCTGTCTTTGTTGTGTTTCTTGGATAGAAGATAAGGCCAGAGATGCCGCCTCGGAATTTTCTGCTAAATTTTTCAAAGCCTGTTGTGTTTGTCTGAGTTCGTTATTCGTTTGTCTCAAAGCTCTTTGATTAGCCACAATAGAATCCAAAGATCCGGTATCTCCAACACTTCTTTCTGATTGAGCAGCTAGGCTGGCTGATTGACTTTCCCCGAGTTGTGTTAAATTCCTTAACCTGTTTGAAATATCCTCTGGGGAAGTAGCTCCTCCCGTTAATCGTGCGGTACGTCTATCTCTTAAGTTATTACCAAAGCCAGCAGAGAAATTCCTACCTAGCGCTTTAGCTAGTTCTATACTGCTATTAATTACGATATCTTCGGCTTGGTTTCTACGATCAGCAGCAGAAATTTGTAGATCCGAGCTTTTATTCATGGCCTGAGTCAACTCATTTAATTGATTTTGCCAGTTTTCCAAAGCCTTTATCGCCCCTTCCTGGGCAACTCTAGTGCTAGATATAATATTTTCTAGCTGAGGCACCTCGTTTTTTAATGCTTCAAAATCTATCTTTTCTTTACCGCTTTGTCTCAGTCTATCAACGGCCAATCCTATTTCTCTGCTAAGTTGTTTGGTTATAGCGTCTGGTAGGTTTAATTGATTAATAGTGTTTTGAACAGCTTGGTCTATACTTAAACCTATTTTTGTATCGCTAGAAGATGGATTATTAGCTATAGTAGAATCTATAGCTCTCATAATATTTTCTTCTAGGTTCTTGTTTAGCACAAGGAGGGAGCTGATGAGTTTTTGGTCGCCACCAAATAAAGATCCTGCTCTGTCGGCGGCTGATTGTCTGTCGAAACCAGAAAAGGCGTTTGGTGACCTTAAAACGTCTAGAGTACCAAAAGACACCTGTCCAGATCTGGCTTGTCCAGACATGGCTGCTACGGTGTACTCTATTTTTTCATTAAATCTAGTAAGATTACTATTTATGACAGAAATTACGTCCTGCATATTTTGAGAAATTCTTTGTATACTAACAGAGAATGATCTGGTTTCTCTGTCTAATCCTTCGGAATTTCTACGTCTAGAAGCTGCTTGTGCGATTTTTATGGTTTCTGATTCTGCATATCTGGTGATAATAGCCTGTTGTTCGGCTTCTTTATTGGCAGATGTTGAGTTTTGTATAGCCAATATTTGTTTCTGAACTTCAACATTAGATAAAGCTATGTTTCGAGCAAACTGAGCAAAGTCGGCCGAGTTCATTATTTCGTTGAGGCTAGCTCCAGCATCTGCCCTATTTTCTATGAATCTACGAGTATTTAATCCTACCTCAGAAAAACTTCTTGCATTGGCTAGTGCTTGTTCTGGTATTAGTTGTCTGTTGAAAAATCTTCTGTTATCTTCTGAACCAAAAGCGGAAGTAGAAGACAAATATGCTGATATTCCAAATTTTTCAAGTATTCTTGATCTATCCGAAGCTTCTCTCTGATTGCTGCTAAAAGCAGCATCAAACATATTGACCCAAAACGCTTTAGGTATTTCTGTAACAATATCGTTTAAAGATTGCGCTTCTGACCCAGCAGATACTAGTTGAGAAGATACCTGATTTTGTAGATCTAAATTTTTAACGTCTTTCTCTAGTTGGGCAAATGTGTTACCTAATGCCTCAAGCGTATTCTGTAACCTTTGTGATCTTAGGTTTTTCTCAAATTCTATAAATGCGTTGCGCCCATCTTTGAAAGCGCTGGCTATCGAAGCCAAAGCCGAAGCTGCTAAAGTAGCACCACCGGCTACCGGACCTAATATACTAGCTACTTGTCCTGATAAAAATAATCCTTGACTAAGTGTAGATATGCCAGATTGAATACCTGCGTTTTGAGAAGCTTCGCTGGAACTGCCAGGAGTGCCGGATCCCAATAATGATCCCATACTACTAAGACCAAGAGCAACCAAAGGATTCTCTAGTCTTCTAAATAGTCCGCTAGCCATAGAACCGGAACCATCGCCCACACCTGCTCGACCCTGTTCGGCTGCTAATTGATTAACGATTTCTCTTCTGGTTTTAATTTCTTGTTCGGCTGTTTGTTTGGCTTGTTGTAACAGCCTCTGTTGTTCTGTTCTGGACAAACTAGAAAAATTTGCAGATCTACGGACTTCTTCTTGCTTTATGGCAATAAGCTGTTTATCCATTTGGGATAGGGTCTTACGATCTCTCATCGATTCAGCAATATATTGCTGTATATCTGATCCTCCTATACCAGCAGCCTTAAAATCTTTTTTATTAACTCCAGTTATTTGAGATGCAGCATCAACATACGACGACTCAACTATCTTAGCTCTTTGCTTATCTGATACCTTCCCTCCACGAGCTTTGATCTTTTCTTCTATTATCATCTGAGCTTGTGTTTCAATGGCTTGCTGACCAGCGCCAGCTCCTGCTTGTAGATTACCTACGGTTTGTCCACCAAGTATGGCTGTGGTAGAACTACCTCTCAAAGAGGATAATCCTTGTAGGTTTTTTTGTTTATCTACTTCTGCTTTACCTTTATTTCTAGTCTCAGATAATAATTTTTCAGCAATTGCAATTTTATCTATTCCTGCTCCAGATATTTTTAATCTTTCTATGTCTTTAACCAATGCTTTTTCTACTACCTTATAACTAATCTCTCCATTGGTTTTAATGAGATCTGCGGAATTTTTTGCTACACTACCGAGTTCTCCTAGAATATCGATCAAGGTGGCAACGCCCTGAATAGTGTCTGGAGACACGGCAACGGTTGACCTACTTACAATATCGGGTCTATTAGTCCCCAATACAGGAACTCCTTTATTTCCTCCGACAGCAAAAGACCTGATTTGTCCTATAGGACCACCACCTTTTCTAGATAAACCCAAAGCTCTGGTAGCCGCTTCACGAATAACAAAACCACCAACAGGCAAAGGAATAGGCCCTATACTATCGCTGGTCCCACTACCTGGTCCTTTAAATAAACTAATATCTCCTCCACCAGCAAATTGACCCATACCATTACGATCAGCTTGATTCATTCTGTTTAGAGTATGAAAGCCTATCTTCTGTGCGGTTTCGGGGGGTACAAATGCTTCTCCATTACTGACCATAGCAGGAATATAACCACCAGAAGCAAATTTTTGAGCACCTTGTTGTTCTTGTATTCTGCCTATGAGTTTTTCTGCCAATGCTGGAGCATCAGATAGTCTGGACACCAGATCAAAAGCCATCAAAGATTCAGGAGCATCTTTGGAAGCTGGTCTTACTAACATTCTATAGCCAAAACCACTAGATTTTGGATTAATTCTAAACTTATAATCGGGATATTTATCCTCTATGGTTTTGCGAATATCATCTAATCCAATTTTGCCACCACTAGCAAAAGAAGATATGAGACCACCAGAGGCTTTGCCAAGCAATTTAGAGCCCATAGCTTTGATAATATTATCTATTTCGCCAAAAGATACCGGACTACCATATCTTTCCAATAGGGTATTGAGAGTTTCTGAAAGCCCAGTAATTCTACCCTGATTAGCTACCGGAGTACCAGATAACAAAGATTGATAATCTGGCCATGCTGCCTGAGCCTTTTTGAGTTTTCTTTGTATAGAAGATTTTTCATCAGGGTCTGTCTCGGATCTCAAAGAAGACTCTAGCTCTTTAATATATGCTGGGAAAGAAGTTTTGATATGGCTCTCTATTGACGGATCAAAACCAGCAAGGATTCCTGTTTTCTTGAAACCAGATATAGCATCCTCGGCTTGTGTATAGGCTGCATTTCCAGCCTCGGCCATAGCGGCAGCTTGCATCCTGGCATTTTTGGCGACAGTTATTGGATTTGATGTGTTAATAGCCTTACCAAACGGCATCACCTCTTCTATCTCAGCATACCATCCGTCATACTGTCTAATCAAGTCTTCTTTTAACGCTTCCAGTGCTTCTGGCTCAATATTGTCTGGAATCCTAACTAATTTCTTACCTATAGATAATCCAGCACCACCAGTTTCAAAAACATATCTATTTATTTTTTCAGCATAATCCGCCAAAACTTTTGGCATTGGTACGCCCGCTGATTTTCCCCATCCAGGACCACCATACGGACCGGCCTCGGCATAAGCTTTATCAGCAAAGGCTTCGTATTCTCTACTATTTAACGGAACAAAACCTCTTGCTCCATAAGCTCCTCTTCTTCTATTCTTAGTAGATCTATCTTTGATCTCCCCAGCATCTGCAAAAAACTGAACCAGACCTCCGTTGCTAAACAAAGAAGGATTTTCTGTAAAATACCTACTGAACTCTCCTCTGGCTTTAAAAAAAGCGTCTCCATCTAATGTTCTTTTGATCTCTGTTTCTATATTTGGAGGTATGCCAAAATATTGGGCAGCTCTACCAAGACCTTGGGGAAAGTCTACTGCTCTATTTCTTTCCAGAGCCGCAATATCTATAGGGTATCCTAGTTGTTGTCCTATAGCTCCTTCTAAAATACTAGCTTCAACATTTGACTGTCCGATTTTTCCAGCAGCTGCGGAGGTAAGAGGTTCGACTTCTCCGTATTGAAAAGCATTTTTCCCCGACGATCTCACGGCTTTGACATTAGCTTCGCTATCGTCGATAAGTTTTTCAAAGATACCTAAATCATTGGCTTTTGCTAGTGGAATATTGGTACCAAGACCTTTTGCTAGGCCAGTGATGTCACTTTCTAGATATGGTAAACCAAATCTATTTAGTGTAGCAGCAATGATGCTGGCTGTTTCTTGTGGTCTGGCGGTTAGGATTCTAGAGTATTTTCTTAGAACTCCTGGATTGCTTTTCTCTATCTCAGCCATGCGCTGGGCCAAAGTTGTTGGGCGAGCTTTGGCTAAGCTATCGGCAACTTTTGTTGGGTCTCGATATGCCGCTAAGTCTTCTTCTCCTTGAGCATCAACCATTTTTGTGCCAAGAGCTAGTGTTTCATCAAAATCTATCGCCAGAGGCTGAATAGGCCCCTGAACTGAAGAGCCAGCCAATAACCCCAAAGCTTTTCGGTTTTGTACATTAATGGCAAACTCGTCGCGAGCGGCCATGGTGCGCTGCTGCATTAGTTGAATATCATCTAAGAACTCACTCCCAAATCCTCTAACCATACCATAGATTTGTCTACCATCTTCTAGAGTCCAGTCATCAAAATCCTTAGAGTAATCTAACGGAAATAATCCTGCGATTGCTACTTTTCTCATCTTAGCAATCTGTTCTGCTTTTGCTGCGCTCTCTATACCTTTCATATGCAGATATCGATTGACCAACTCTTTGATTTTATCAACACCAACACCGGCGCGTAAATCTGGAACCCTGGGTAAACTAACGGCGTTTGGAATACCAAGATCTCTCTTTAGTCTAGCTCCTGTAATAGCTTGGAACTCAGACAATATAACGTCCTGTATAGATAGCTGTTTTTTGGCAGCTAGTTCAGCGACTTTATCCGGTATGTTTTGGGGCTCTTTAACCACCCCGGCTGTAGCAAATTTCTGAATTATGCCACCAGAAGATCTAGAAGAATAATTTCTTAGTAGGTTTATTATATTTTTATCGCCTGAAATTTCATCAATAGCACTCATGCCTCTGGCATCGGATTGATAGGTTTCTATGGCTGATTGTGATAAGTTTTTGAGCCTATTGGCAGCATCAGATAAATTTTTACCACTATTCTGTTGACTACTAAGACCAGAGAATGTCTCGTATCTGTTTTGTAAATCGGTCTGTAGATCCTGGATATCTTTGGTTTGTATATTTTCAAATTTTGGATATACGAAAGAAAAAGACTCTCGGGCTTTTAATGGATCAGAAGCTGGCGTCAGATTAGCTCCTAGTAGTCTAGGTGATGGTCTAGACAATTTGATCGCTTGTGAGCCTTGGTTATATTGATATCCTATATTGGCTTTATCTAGTTTATAGTTTAAAACCTTTAGTACCGCTTCTTTTTCTTTATAGTTTCCTGGTACAGAAAGCTTTGTGTCGTATAGTTTTTGTCCATCAATAATATCGATAGGATAATTAGGGTCTGTGGTATTGGCTAATGTTCCTCCCAGAGTACCCCTACTAATTTCTTCGAATCTTGTCGCTGAAGCTTTATTGTTTTTGAATAGGGTTTTGATATCGTTTTTGGTTAAAGAAACCTTGGATCCGGCTGGGGCTTGAGCTGTATATCTTTTATTTTTTTTGTCGTAAGATATCGTGACAGAAATCCCTTGGGGATTAAAAAATCCTGAATAACTAAAGGTATCATTAGATATACCAACAGGTTTATTTTCTCTGTTGTTGATGGTTGTACCAGCAGGCGCTCCGCCATAATCTGATATTTTACCACCACCAGCTTTGTTCATTTTATTTAAATTTCCAACACCGATAGATCTAACAGCCCTTTTACTCATAACATACTCGCCCGGGGTTAGATTGGCTGGTATGCTATCTGTATCACCAACACCGGGGACATAACCGCCAGTAGCAAAATTACGAGTATTTTTTCTATTGCTTCCAGATGATGATCTCCCAGTAAAACCATAGCCGAACTCCAACAAGGCTTGTGTACCCTTGATAGAACCTATTAGTGCCAAAACTGGCAATACCCCCTTCACAGAATCAGCAACGCCAATAATAGCGCTGGTTAATTGTAGCGCTCCCTTAGCTAATGTTTGAAATGTGTCAGATGCTCCTATATCTCTAAATAAAGCTAAAAATTCTTCTCGAACTTTGGAGATCTGATTTGCTAGTGCAAGCTGTGCTACAGCAGCATCTTCTGTTAAGGAGCCTTGTCCTTGTTGAGCAACAGCGAGTGCCTCCTGTGCCGTAGCAAACTGCTGGATAAGAGGAATAACCTTACCGATCTGTCTAAATCCACCAAGCTCTTCTACGATTTTGGAGAATCTAATATCTCTAGGGTCAAGCTGATTCAAACCTTTTGACAGCAACTCGACCGCTTTGTAGGCACCAACGAACTTTCCGTCTAAATCCGTTAGGTTAACCCCATATTCCTTTAGAGCGTCTATTGTTCCGCCTCTTTGTATTCTTGTAAAAATAGTACGCAAGCCTGTAGCAATAGTTTCTGCGCTTTCACGAGTAGTCGCTCTAATGCTGGTAAACACAGCAATAAATTCATTAAGAGCATCTGTACCTTCGCTAACCCCCTTACTGGCACTGGCAAACACACCACCAGTACGCTGAATAGCGGCAATAATGTCGCTAGCTTCTACGGCAAATCTAGCAGCCACGGCATTAACCGACCCCAATGCTCCCTCAAGAGAACCGGCCTGAATACCGAACTGTCTCATAAGAGCGATACTACCTTCTACCGTCTGATTCATATTATCGAATGACGGAGCCAAAGAACTAAGAGCCAAAGCTTTCAGTGCTTTTTCTGTATCTCTAGCACTCAAGCCTGCCTGGGCTAATGTGGACGAAACATTAACCAATTCGCTAGATGAAACGCCCAACCCACTAGATAATGACGTGATAGTATTAGTTAGTTCCTTTAGTCCTCCTGCTGATTCGCCAGTCACCTGTTGTAATTTAACAACTTCTGAGTCAAACTCTATAAATGCGCTAATACCCTTACGAGCAGCATTAGCTACTGCTAAAATAGGACCAGCAGCAGCGCTATAGGCAATAAATCTTTTGATAGCCAATTGAGACTGCTTACCAAACTCCTGCATACTATAAGCTGACTCATCAATAGCTTTGGATGCTTGTCTTTGTTGCGATGTCAGTTTTTGTGTGGCTGTTGCAGAGCTGGCAATGTTCGTGGTCAAGGATCTGGTGTTAATACCGCTAACGGCAGCATTAAATTGAGATATAGCATTAGCAGCAGACACTGCTGTTCTGTTGGTTGTAGTAAAAGTGGTGTTTAGTGTTTTGAGTGCAGAATTTAATTGAGTAACATTTCTGGCGGTACCCGGATTGAGAGTGAAATCTATTGTGCCTTTGATAGTACCTAATTGTCTCTGAATATCAGAAACTATTTTTCTGACATTCGAGGGTCCTTGTAGATTAAGTTGAGCCGTTAGATTAAAACCAGCCATTAGCTAATGCTCCTTATCAAAACCAAAAAATCCTCGCGACTAACGAGGATTTCTGGTAGACATCTAGAAAAAACTAAACCTAATAGGAAAAGACCATTAACTGGATTTCTTGGCTCCGGTTGAGGTGTTTGTTTTGGTTGGTTCATCTGGTGTTTCCGCGACAGCATTTTCGGTTTCGTCCTCAACAACAACTGGTTTTCCGTCGTCATCAAGAAATGGTTGTGGATCAACAACATAGTCTCCCGATTCGTCTACTCTATTACCAAACTTATCAATAAAATTACCCTGATCATCTATATATCTGCCGCTTTCATCAACCAGTCTTCCTTCACTGTCAATGAGCCTTCCTTTTTTATCCACCAAACGAAGCTTGTCGTCAACAAACTTATACTTTTTCAAAAATTTGTTCTCTGGCAAAGTGCTTTCGTAGTCGTTGTCTAGACCATAAAGCATATTGGCCAAATGTTGAGCACCCAATAAACCAACCTCTTCGCCAGCACGGTTTAGATAATCTTCCATGTTAGCAAAATAAGGCTGTTTCGTATCATTATACACCAAACATACGGATACAAGATAATTAAATCTAGCATTATCTGCTTGACCTTCGGCGCTATGGTTATCTAAAGAAGTTCTAACACTAATCAGATCTCTAATTTCGGCCCTTACTCGTCTCATATTAACAGCCAGATCCTTAGCCTCGTTCAGACCAAAACCGCCCTTGGCTAATCTTTTTTCTCCTTCGAGTAATTCTCTCTGTAGGGCAGTAAACTTGGCCTGTTTGTCATTGTCCCACAAACCCTGGTCCTTTAGTAGATCATCAAGCTTAGCTCTAACTACACTCTTAGACTTTACGGCATCTGTGAAGGCTTGGTTGTAAACCTTTTGTCCTTCTCTCTGATCCTGTAATGATGGTGTCCTGACTAAAAATTCTTTCTCTACTCCGTCCACTGTGGCTTTAAAAGTCTTAGTTTTCATTGATGATCTCCGTTATTGAAATAAAATTTGTATCGATACTTTTCCTTAAATGTTTTATTATTACGTCCGGACTGTTTGTATTCCAAATAATCAAATAGCTCGTCCAAAGCTAATCTCATTTGATGGTTACCATTATTTAATATAGCATTGCGAGCCTGTTCCCACAACTTCTCGTATTCTAATCTGTTTTTATTATTATCTTCCCATAAGTGTCCAAAATATTCTTCAAATTTAGCTAATGATCCTATCATGGTGGTTTTAAATCTGGTTTCAATATTATCTAAAATTTCATTATGATTCATATAATATCCTATTTTTTATGTAACGATGCTAAAGCATCTCGTCTAACATCTGGTAACTGTAATTCATCAATAGGCCCTTGTTGTTGGTCAATAAATGCAAATTTTTCTTTTAGCCTCATCTTAGCTTCGAGACTATTCATCTCAAGAATTTCCTCTGCTTCTTCTGTACCATCAGCAATAATAAAAACTTCTTGAGCATTTCTTAATCTGGGATCTGCTTTTTCTAATGTGGCTTCTTTTTTTTGCTTATTAATCTTACGTTTTTGTACTATCATCCAACCATCTAGCATATCGTCATCTTCTATAACTTTATCATCTGGACATTCAGGATGTTCATATACACTATCATACATTTTAGTAATATTAATTAGGCTTCTTTGTTCATCTGTCCAATTAATAACAGAATCTTTGAGAATATTGTTTTTATTGGCATTCCAATAAGATCTCCATAATCCGCTTCTAGATATTGATTTAAAAATTGGAACGGATATGATATTACTATTAATCTCTTGTACTAAAGAATTAAAATACTGATAAGAATTAGCATCAGAACCAGAAATGTCTTTAAAAACTAGTTTGGAATCCTTATATAATGTTTGAGAGATAATGTACTCATTTTTAACAGAAGCGGCGTAGCCCTCTAATGTGTGAGCAACAAAGTCTTGCTTAACCCCTAGCAGTCTATCCTTTTGAGATTCGTATGATCGTATGGACTCTCTGATCTTTGGATGTTTAGACTTGTTAAGAAAATTATTATATAGCTCAACTTTTAGATTATCTATAGTTTTGTCTAATTTTTGTATCATAATCTCTGTTTCGTCTGTCCATAATCCTAAAAAAATCATTGCCTTAATGGCATTTTCTTCTCGTATCCAATCATTATATTTTTCGTCATTAATAATATTATTGTATATTAAATTAGCCTCATATTTTAAAGGAAGAGACGGATACCTAAGCTCATATCTCTCGTTCTTATGAAAGAATAATAAATATCCAGAAAGAATTCTACTAAGATAGAAATCAATATCCGCATCATTCATCTGTTTCTCTAGGCTTCTTTAGCTCTAGAATTTCCTTGTCCTTAAACTGTAATTGCTGCTGTAGAATGTCTATAACCTTGCGACAGTTATAGACATCTACATACAGTCTTCCTATTATATTCAGTAATTCATCAATATTGTTGTCGTTCATGTCCTCGAACCTAGTCTTATTACTAATTAACTATATCAGGTAGGATTAACGTTAGCAAAACTTCCGTTAACCTGTACCTTCAGATAGTTATATGTTTGATAACTATAGGTAATAGTAGCATTGTCACCACCAGTACCTCCACCAGTATAATTAACGCTGGTAAGTTTGTTCTTGCCTCCAAGATCAATTTTCATCCAGTCGTTAGCTCCGGTTCCACAAATTCTAACGTTGATTGGCTCATCGGTTAGATTTTTGCTAAGTTGGCAAGAGGCTGTATTACTTAAAAAGTCGTCAGCTTTGATCTTGTCAACTGCTGTAGCAGTAACTACGAACTCTGATGTTACTTCTAATGGGAACTTAACGTAACGAGCATATGGGGCCATTCTACCTAACTCGTTGATGGCTTCTCTTCCAAGATTAGCATTTACGCTAATGCTCTGAAAGTGGGCGCTCTTACCTCCTGGGATTGTGGTCGGAATAGCATCACTACCCGAGATATCAACGTTAATTCTACGAACAGCGTGTTTTGCTGTTTTGGGGCTAGCTTCGGTCCAACTGGTGGATGTGCTTTCTCCGCTCCAGACTTTATGATTACCAACAAGGGTAACGTCTTCTGTAGCAAAACCGTCTAAGGGTAGGTTATAAGCGATACTAGACAAATACATACCCGTGCATAACACAGCGGTTTCAGAATTTCCTTCTGCGGCAGTTTGGGTGTCTTTGTAAACACCTAGCTTAAAGTTAACTCTGTTATTTGCTAATGTGCCGATATTCTCGTTACTACCACCGGATGTAGTGCCACCCATGCATAATAGATATAATGGACGACTACCATCAAGAGTCTTTTGTAGAGTAACTTCTATCTCTGGAATACCTTCTACTAGATCATATAGATCCTGCTGGCCCAACTGAAACAATGTTTCAAGATTAAAATTGGTTGTCATACCAACACTTTGTAAACCTTGAGGAGTAACGTAACCTCCAGTATCTGGCGTAAATGAATCACTAGTTGTCTCAGCTTTTACTGGCTGAAGTTGTACGATTTGTGTGGCGTAATAAACTCTCTTGTTGGCCATAGTTAGGATCTCCAGAATTATGAAGTTAGGAAGTTATGGACTAATCGAATATTGACTTGTTTTTTCTAGTATTGAACACATCAGTAGATTACACCAAAAAAAAGTATTCACGGGAAAATTTCTATACTCCATCTGATAATACTGTTAAATAAAGAGGCACTAAAGTTATTAGTTTCTACTGTATTCGCGTTTTTAATAAAGCTGTATTTGTATTGATAAGCCGAATCAGATACTATTTGGCAATAATTAAGGCCGTTGGGGTTCTTTTCTCCACGATAATTAAGAGGATTTTTATCGTTTTTGACCAGTTTATTGATGTCATATATTATAAGACCTTTGTCTTTTTGGGCCAATATTATATCTGATAGTGTTGATCTTTGTACGGGATTATCTGTAAAAATATGTAATAGTAAATCCTGCACTATTCTGTTTTCGGAGGTTCCTAGTTCGTGCGGTATTTGTTGATTTCTGGCGATTGTTTCCACCATAATAAAGGGTAAATTAACCTTATTCTCGGATAATAAAGTAGCATAATTTGAATTAGAATTAGCCTGATAAGATACTGAACTAAGCTGTTTCCACCAATTAGACTCATTAGCTTTATATATTTGAACATATCTATAAGCATAAGAGATTAAAACAGGACTGTTATTGTTGATAGGATTATCAAAAACTATTCTACCCAAAGGATAGTTAATATAATAACCCATGTTACCGCTTCCGGTTGGTGCTGGTAAAAAATTACCACTAACTTGTACTCCTGATATTGGTAGTAGTCCGCTGGGAGTATCTTGACCACAGGATTCCCAAACCCAATCCTTTACTGGCGTTTCCCAGATAGAAGAACTCGAAGTTGTAGATGTTGGGTTGGGATTAACAGAAGGTTTCATAGTATAGAGAGTAGGCAGTCCTGTGTTCATCTGCACGTTAACATATCCATCAATTTGTAAAAATGCCCAATCTAAAAAAGACTTAATATTATCTTCTAACTGAGATACAGCGTATTTTTGATGTATATTGGTGATATGATTAAATTTTGTATAGTCTTGCGTCATAAATATTTTTCTATCTCGTTTTGCAAAATTCCCGATATGTCGTTTTCTATTCTGTCGATAGCTCTTGTGGTCCAGTTATTGGATACGGTACCGGAGTATTCTGATGGTACTTTCCAATTAGTATTAGCTTCTTTCATAATAGCCATACCGGTTCTGGAGGCTCTGCTTGGCCCTATCTGAACCCTATACTGCCTCACAATAGGAGCATTACCTTCGTATAACAGCCATTGTAACCATGGTAATTTATGCCCTCTGGCTTCATCTATAACGAAAGCAGCATCTGTATCAGTAACTCCGCCCATATCCCTGGTGGGCATCATAGATAATTCTATGCCTCCGGACAAGCCAAAATTATTGGTCTGTAAAGGTATTTTTTTAATGTCTAAGGTATCCACCATGCCATCTATAACCATATCAACCTGAATAGGGTCTGGTATACCAAACTCATATCTCAGTTGTCCTGCCGTTAAAGCCATATATTCCGGCTCTGCTTTAAGAGCAGAAGATACGGCGTTTTGTAGTCTGATAGATATTTTAGGTATAGCAGCACTAAATGCTTTGTCTAAGTGTTCTCTGATAGATTCTAATATTTTTGATCTAATATCACCAGCACTATCCGTTAGTGTTATAGAAAATTTCATTTGAGTTTCCACATAGTAGATATATATCTATTGTTTCCTAAACCATAAAATCTAGGTTCTCCGTTTCTTTGGTATGGTTTTTCTCCGAACCTAGAAGAGATATTAGTATCGAATATAATCTCCTGAGCGTTAATAATTTTGGGTAGGTAGTCTATTGAGCACAGAGTCTGGACTTGTCCGTCTGGTACCCCAAGAGTATCTGACCCCCAATTTAACCAATACTTGCTATCAAATATAACAGCCAAGTATAGTGTTTCCTGATTATCTGAAACAAGGGTGCCTTTACCTACGCAAACCGGACATATTTGATTCTCTGGAAATGGAGCTGGACCGTTTCCGTTATATCTATTAGAAGATAGTTTAGAAATTGGATCATATATACAATTATTACAAAGAGTAGGTTCTGATAATCCATACTTTATCAGACATGGCACGGTTAAAGAATTATCTGCTAATAGTGCGTCTATAGCGTTGTTAAATGTGTTTTTAAATTCAGTATTAATAATATTGGCGAAGGGGTTCATTAGTATATGATCCTGCGTACTGGCCTAACCATATTAATGGTAATATTACTATCTCCTTCTCTGATGGAAGGCTGTCTATATGTAAATCTTTGTATAGCTACTTTTTCTGTTCTGGTTTCTAGCCCTGCCAAACTAGAGAACGAAGTAATACCAAAATCCATAGTAGAATATAAGGTTGATTTTTTTGATTTAAGATTATTTTTAGTAATGATAAAATCCATAATTATTCTTCTTGGTACGTAATAACCAGATTCCAGGAATCTATCACCCCAGCCGATCCGGTATCGTTGTCATAAACATCCAGAGACCAATTACCATCAACAGGTACATATCCGGACAAATGACTAAAGGAACTAGCCAGTGTTTCATTATTTGTGCTATTGGAAGTACCGGACCCATCATCGTACCTAACGCTGTTTGTTTTGTTTAGGATACGGCAAAGTCCGCCATTCATAACATTATTGAGATAAATATCGTTGGGCGCTCTATCAGAGAACATAAAACTAAATCCTGGTTTATAATTAGAAATTTTATTATGAGCCATCAATAAAACCTTATTGCCTGATGGTGGAACCAAAAACACTGTTAGATCCTGCGGACTAGAGTGATAGAGTCCGTTTATTGCAACGTCCACCGACTTAATTGGTCTAGAATCTGATACCTGAATAGAACTTGAAGTTTTATTGTTGTCTAAAATAGAAACCCTAGGACCGTCGTATATCATAGTATCTAAGGAAGAACAGTCTATTTGACATCTATCTATATGATCAGCTATAGGGGCGATAATATCAAATTCTTGAATCGTGGTATTTCGCTTAATAATATTAATAGTGCCTTGAGAAAATCTATATCTTTTAAATCCACTACCTGGAAATTGTTCGTTCGGCTCCTGAACATCTAAATCATATACCGCATTATTGAAAACATATTGATTTGTGGTTTTGGCTGGCAGATCTAATATCATCCTGCCGTCCTTGGTGCCAACAAAAGAGTATGATGTGGTTTTAGTAAAGTTATTAAAAGATATTGTTAGACCAGCATTGGTAAGACAATTTAAAACTAAATGATAATTACGCAAATCTACAGGCAGATTATTTTCGTCAAAATATTCAAAAATAATTTGGTTGTCGGACCCTTGCTCTATAGAAAAGTTATGGGTGGCTGCTGACATATGAGTTCCTTATTGCGATTAGTGATATATAAAAATATACACTAAACCATATGCTTTATATATTCTGAAGTTAAGAATAAAAATCCCTAGATCTGTCTGAACTATACCTAATGGAATTGGGGTCAAACTTATTACCAACAAAGGGACTGAGAACAGCCCTGATAGCCGTAGCCTCTTTAACATCCCAGTGAGATACCAGCTCATCATAGGCTGCGCATGGACCTTCTTCTATAATTAGTTTTAATCCCGAGAGACTACCTGCCACACTTAATTGTGCTGGTCCTAAAGCGGCTCTAATGCCTTCCATCGCGGCTTTGGTACGTAACACACTTTGATCAATAATGCAGGCTGCCTTTAGACTAACCAGACTAATAAAAATACTATCGTTATCTTCTGTAGGATCCGGGGATATGGCTGGATTGGCCACATTAATATTATATGTATGATCCAAAACAACATCGAATTGAACATACCGGGCTGCTACAGCAATAACCTGTAACAATCTTTCGTCACTATAAGCAGGAGGGTTAGCTGTATCATTAATTAATGTTCTAACCATAATGGGTATTTCGATATTCCAGCTCATATTTTATTCCACCAGAATGTATTTAATAGCTTGCTTTATTAATACTATACACCGAAACAAAAGAAGGGCTAGGTTTTGAGGCCCAGCCCTTACTTTCGTTTTTATAGCTGATTAGGTAACAACTTTATTATAGAGCACCAAGGAGAACTCTACGATTGTCTAGTACGGCAAAGCCTTGTTCGGCCCATCCGTAGAAGCCTGCTCTCTTCTGACGATGTAGTGTCTCGTCCTCGAAGATTTGAACTTCTTGACGTACTGGCATTATAAAGCTGTCTCTCTTTCTGAGATCGAGACCAACAACAACTTCGGCCTTACCGGATGGTAGTGCTCCATTGAGAGTGCTGGAGTAGAATAATTGATATTCTTGACCAACACCGAGTTCGTCACGATCATGAAGATTAACGCCGAAGATTCTATTAAGAGTACCGTCAGCAGCGGTGTAGATTTCACGACGAGTAATTTCGTCAACAATATCTACTCCCCAGTTACGGATATCTTCCATAGCCTCTGGTGAAACATAGAGGTCAGTTAGAATGCCTCGATTGGTACTGGCAGAATTACCACCACCGTTTCGACGCATTACTGTCTTCATCAGACTGACCAATCTCTTTGTAAACTGATTAGCGTTGGCATCGCTATCGAACACTACAATGTTACGATCAGCAGCAGCCGCTAATAGGGTGTGCCAACCATCATCATTCATCTTCTTAACAAAAGAAGCCTCTAGAACTTCCATTGCGCGACCAACAACGTCCCAGCGAGCATCACGAGCATACTTTAGGAGATAGTCAATTGAGGCGCCAATATCATAGGTTGGAACCATGACATAATCGCTCTCAACATGACGCTCTGGAATATATCCATGATTTGGTACAGTATAGGCAACGAAGTCCTTTTCTGTACCTGGGGCGATGAAGTCCAATGGAAACTCTGGAGTGGCACTCTGAGCTAATTGGATGGGTTCGAAAATATTGTCAAGGATATTCCCGCTGAGTAGACCTTGACGAAGTGGTAACTCAAGAGCCTTAGCAAATTCTCTATTAGCTGCTAAAGCTACTTCTCTATCGGCAGAACCAGAACGAATCAATAGTTCTGTAACTTCTGGTGTTGGTTGAAATTTACTTGTGTTAGCTGACATGTTTTTTGCTCTCCGTGTTAAGTTTTATCAAACAATGTTTACGTCTACTTTGACATAACCGTCGGCATCTTTACTACTTAAGAATGTACCAACTCTAGCAGCATTTGTGCTGGCTGTGCTTAGTAAGCCATTGGCGCCTACGTAAGCAGGAGCACCTGCTGATGGAGTATTACCTGATACAAGCATGTTGGTAGTAACCTGTCCCTGACGGAGCAATGTTACCTTGCCACCAACCTGTACTTCGTCTTTATACCAATTGATATGCTGTCTGGTTAAATCAATGTTTACAACATCATTTAACAGAATGCCAACTGGCACAGCACCGGATACGGCAGCTGCATAGCCTACAACGGCACTAGCATCATCCATAGCAACTCCGGCACCACCTGTTACAACAGAAGCTACGCCGCCTCTTTCTGCAACCGTGTTCATGAAAAATGAAATATCTGTACGAGCTTCGATACGATCTGGTTTTAGAGCCATTTCAATTTCTCCCTATAAGGTTGTTATTTCTTACCTAATCTGCTACTAACAAATTCGACTAATGCGGCCCTGGTGGTATCTACCGAACTTTCGGTTTCTCCCCCAACACCGAGATTAACTTCTTCAATCACTTCAACTGAATCTAGTACTTCTGGATCAGTAGAAGCTTCTGATGCTTTCTTTTTTTCTTTGGCTTTCTTATCTTCTTCTTTGTCTTCGTCTTTCTTAACTTTCTCTAACCATGGTGGCATCTTACCAGCGAATAAGCTGGTCATAGCCTCAAAAGCGTCGTCAGCCATAGATTCAAATTTTTCAACAACGGTATCAGCTGAATCAGCATCTACTCCGTTTTCGATCAAAGAAGCTTTTCTGTTCATTTTCTTTTCTTTCTTAGCCATTTCTTCTTCTTTCATCTTGTATCCAGCAATGGCTTCAAGAGCAGCATCGAGTTCAGACTTAACTTTTTTCATTTCTTCGTCTTTCTTAGACATATCGTCTTTCATCTTCTTGGCTGCTTCTTCCTTCTGCATTTCTTCTTCTTCGTCCTTCTGGGCTTTCTTAGCAGCTTCTTCTTTTTCTGTTTGAAGAGTTTGGATGGTGTCTAGCTGAGCAGCAACCTGTGACTCTAATTCAGCCACTCTTTGGGCTAGGTCTACTGTGTTATTTTCTGTGGTTGCTGATTCTGAAGTGGCCGATGCCTCTGTTGGTTGTGTAGCTTCAACTACTTCTGTTGTTTCGGCGACTGCTTCAGTGTTAGTTTCGTTTAAACTCATAGTGTTGTTCTCCACATTAGGGGTTGACTGAATATCTGATACACCTATATTTGATAAATTTACAAAATTTTCTGTTGAATTAATCAAAGAACTTTTAGAAAAACCATCTTTCGTAAAGATTATACTATCAGGATTAGCTGGTTTGTCAACAAATCCTTTGCCTGAAAATGTTATATTCCTTAATACTCTTCCGATTTTATAGTTATCGTGTTCTCCTAATCCTCCGTAAGATCTCAAGTATTTTGTTAAAAACGCTGTTTCAGAATTACGATTAAGAATTTTAAATTCTCCGGTAGACTTATTAATTAACCCATAATCAAAACCCTTAAAAAAGCATTCCATACTGACATATTTTGTACCAGCTTCTATTTCATTGATAAGATTATTAGCTCTACCCATTAGGTCTGGTGACGAAAAACCTCTGTAAACTACGGACCCTGTAAGGATATGGAATTTGTCAGGCAAATTTTCTGTAGGAGTATTTTCATCTATAAGGACTCCATCGTCTGTAATCGGCCAACTAGAGGTAATATGGCCAACTATGGTTTTTTCGTCATGATCAAGATTTGTGGGTTTGTCTTCTGGCGTGTTTTTTGCTGCCCAAACCTCATTTTTATCAAAAATATCATCATTTTTATTCCAACTAGATGTGACTAGAATAGACTGAACATAATATAAGTCACTATCGTTTAAAGAAGCTAAGCTTTTAATATGCTTAACATTATGATTAGTTTTATGAGAGGGCTCGGCAACACAAGCATAAGAGATTGAAGCAGATGATTGTAGTTGGGCTTCTAGTCCGTCATTGATCTCTTGTTCAAAAATTTGCATTTTATGCCTCATTATTATGGGTTGGCCATGAATGAACTATACACCATAGAATAGAAAGACGACTTAAGTTGTTTAATCTCATCGACCCCTAAATCTCGATTAATTTCTGTTTTTATTGGTTTTAGCCAGTTATTGTAGTGATTTAATACCGTAGAATGTTCGGGTGTGTTGATAGCAGATAGGGTTTTTTGCAGAGTTGGTTCGTCAATAGCTGTGTTTGGGGTCAGGCTGAACAGGATCTTTGTTTTCATTACGTCTATTTCTTTAGTTTCTGCTTTAGATAAACTTCTTAAGTTTTTCTTATTGAAAAAGTCTAGCAGTGTTGGGTTGAGTATTTCGTTTATTTTATCTTGTGCTTCGTTTGCCCAAAGCATCAAACTGGCTCCTGTCTGGGGGGCAAACTTTTTGGTTTGTCTTTGTTCTGAATCCTTACTGAGTTTTGGTCTTCCCTGACCTGGAACACCTGGCAATGATTCTGACGAATCATTTGCCAACTTCGTTGAAGAACCAGGCTTAGGAACCTTTTGTTCCATAGCTGTTTTCTCTCCGCTTTTCTTTTTTTCTAAATCTAGACCTACTTGGCTTGGTGCGACAATGCCCGTTTGTAAAGCTATCTTTTTAAGAGCGTGCTCAATTTGTGGATCATTCCATGGTCCTGCTTTTGGTACCATTCTTTCTGATTTCCTTTCTCTCTGCTCTCTGTTGAGTCTACTCTTTTCCATATCTGGATCGATACCAAATCGAGTTTGTAATAGCTCATCGCTAATAACATTTCTGTCTGCTAGCTGAATTAATAGGGCTTTCTCTGAGTCTTCATTACTTAGGTCCATTCTATCAAACTCTATCTTTGCTCCATATTTAAAGCCCATAGCTTTTTGTACTAGCTCGATCTCTTTCTCCCAAAATGAGATCAGCATATCTCTTCCATATTGTAATCTTTGTGTAAGAGTTTTTAAGGATATGAAGTTATTAGTAGTTCCTGCTGCTCCGAATGTTCCTGTTAAAGTTGGAGGAATTCCTAGACCAGCATAAACATTATTCATATGCGGGATATATTTACCTTCTCCCAAAAATTGATGAACAGATGTTTTGGATTCTATTAATTCAATGTCTGGACCCCATACAAGATCCATAGTGCCACCACCAACATTATTTCCTAGGATTTGTGCTAGTTTGGCTGTTGCTGCTTTTGTTGGAGCAATTTTATGTTCTAGACTACCCAACTTAAAAATACGAATATTTGAAATGGCTCCATCTAGGGCTGCCATATCTGCTAACTTAAGTTTTTCTATTACTGTGATATCGTCCATAATCGCATAAACCATCGGAAAAGCCCAAGCCTGCCAATCATCCTTTTTATAGTGAAATACCAGGGTTTTATTTGGATCCAGAGGATACGGCTTCTTGGTTTTTGCTGCTTCAATAATCTGTGGAGGTAAATTTGCGATAATGCCCTTCTCTGCATCAGACTTTGGGGAGTTGATCATCTTCCTAAGAATAGCTGGAAGTTCTAGTTCGTATCTTTTATCTGATACGAATGAAGCTAAAGGTCCAGCAGCAACCTCAACGAATGTTGGGTCGATAAAAGTATACTTCCATGGAATTTCTCTTTTTTCATACTGGGTACCATCAAGGTCTGACACCTGAAGATCAGGAGAACCAATAGCTCTATATAGTCTATCTGCTACCTTCAAGCTTAATTTGCCGGTTTGTCTATTAATAACAACATTGCCTGCTTTATAGAAATTATTAAGAAATCGTTCGCTTCTTTCTTTTCCGTTTATCTTTTTAAACCATTGACGATAAAATCTTTCTATTCTTTTATTCTTATGGCAAATTCTGATTCCCTGAGCAGCAAAGTCTCCCATGAGGTCGATAACGTTTTTAACCAATCCTACTTTTTGATAAATTTCGTCTGCTCTACGAATAATGTCTTTGATACGTTTTGGTACTGCTTCGTCTGGTCGAAAGTAGTCGTAATCGCTACGAGTTAATCCTGGACGACCCCCTGTGCGACCATCAAGATTAGAGTAGTCCACTCTGTAAAATCTACCAGCTTGTGCCCTTTGTACTACTGTAAATTCGTCTAAAGATTCGGAAGAGGTTTTCAGGGCTTCTTGTTTACTGGATAGGTCGTCACCCCATGTAACGTAAGCTTGTTCGTTGGTTGGCTGAGAGTCTTGAATAACTGGATTTTGGATCTCTTTTTTGGCCATAATATCCCTTATTGTGATCGTGATTGCATTACAATAGTATTATAAGATATGATACACTATTGTCTATAAATTCCTGTATATATGTCTTCATTTACAGCCGAAGTAAACCATTCCGGTCCTTTGTATAATTGGCCATTATTATTTGATACGTTTCTTAGGTTGTCTCCTATCAAATCGTATGATACTGGCTGTAAGGTTCTTTGTTGTTGACGAGCTGCCATATTAGCCATTAATAAAGCACTATAGCGGTCTTTGCGTAATCTTCCTCGTTTACCGTTAGGCATCTTAATTTCTGGAGTATCCCATCTGTCTCTAGCGTTTGGTCCTGTGCTAGTTTGTGTCATAACAATCGTTGTAAGTTCATTTTTCAATTCTTCTATTTCTAAGATACACTCACTTAAGCTATCATAGATAGGATTAAGATCTGACTCTAGTATGCTTTTACCTTCTTGATCCAAAGCTAATCCAAGAGTAAGGTTATCAAATGTTGGAAATAACAGCACTTTATCTTCTAGGTCTTTTCTTAGTCCATGATTAGCCTGAGCCGTCCAATCTGCTTTGGCGAACTGTACCAGCTCTATAAGGTGTAATCCTGCTTGGTCATCGGTGTCTTTGTTTTTATTAACGTCTATAATAGGCCAAATGAGATGTTCTCCTTCTTCTAATTTAGCCGGATCATGTAATGCTTCCTCTATAGAAACACCTCCTCCTTGAGCGTCAAGTACTATGCGAGAGCATGGAAAAATTTTCATGAGATTTCTAATTTTACGAGAACAGAAACCATAGAAATCGTGCTCTGTAATCAATCCTGTTTTTTGTCTATCTTTAAAGTTTGTTCTATTGGTTGTCCAACAATAGACTATTCTAGAGTGGTCCGGATGTAGCTCTAATATAACTATACTAAAATTATCTTGTTCGCTAGCTGGGTCGATTCCGTATATGTATTGCTGATTTGGATTACCTGATGTTACCGCGTCGAATGTAATGTTCTTCCCAGATACCATGATAGGTTTGGTGTGAGAAGTAACACAGCTCTCTATTAGGCTTCTTTTGAAAAAGCCTTCACTATCGTTAACGAAACAGGCAGCGTATTCCATATTGTAGATACCAGTATGAATGGTGGCTTTGGCTCTACTTACCTGTTTATCATCCATGAATCCTTTTGGTATTAATTCATAAGGAATTCTGATAATGCTATAATCTCTCCAGTTAAAATTACTAGGAACTTCTCCCTTAAAGATTTCTTCTAATTTAGAGTTGTCTCCTTTGCTTTCAATAATACCCTTGTATCTTCGCCAGTAAGAAGCAAAATGCTTAAATGCGTAATCGGCAGTTCCAGATATGATAGCTTGGTTACCCATTTTAGTATTAAGGGTTTCCAATTCCTCATTCCACAAACCTGCTTCGGTCATAGCTGCTCTCTTGGCTTGTTCTTTGACGTTTTGGATAGGAGTCGCGGATACGGCGGCAAACCCCGATACTACCGTTTCATAAATGTCTGGACTAATAGAAGCAAACTCGTCAGCAATAATAATATGTGCTCTTAAACCTCTGATTTTGCTACCATCACCCATGGGAATAGCTATTGTCCAACTGTCTCCTAGTCTCATAGTACATCTGTCTACGTCTCTTCTTGGTCCGTCTTCATTTCCCATAAAAATACTTCTGAGTATGGGGCTATTTCTCCATATGGTTTCCATATATTCAAAAATGATTTTGCTCTGTCGAAAAGCAGCACCAACAACCACTATTTTAGTACCAGGGAAAAAAGTGCATCGCAAAATACAATACAGAGCCAATAAAAAAGATTTACCCCAACCTCGACTAGCAATATACATAGGGAATGGTCTGATCCAAAACTCCTGAATAATAGCCATCTGAATAGGATGCAACTCTATATTAAATAGTAGTTTGCATGTAGCCCCTATATACTTAGGATTTCTTAATAATCTCATAAGATGCAAATCGGGATTTTCTATATCCTGTTTGCTTCTATGGATCATTGGATTGTCAGATAACGACAGTTGGCTCAGATCCCCCAAGCCGAGCCATGCGTCATCAAACGTCTTTTTGTTTTTGGACTCTTTCAATATAATGAACCTTTTTTAGAATGGCTTCGGCTAGTTTCTCTGCATTAGACTGGTCGCCACAAAATAATACTTTAATATTATGATTAATTTGAAGCTCTAATAAATGTTTCATAATAAATTGAGGAGTAATTTTAATTTTATCCCATAGTCTTTTTGGAAGATTGGATCCTATAGGATAGCTAAGAACATTTTCTAAATCAAATTCTAATAATAAAAAAGCATACTTAAAAGTACTCATTCTGTTGATAACATCTTTGAATCTAGATTCAGTAATGTTATTGGCTACTTCGTTGATGCTTTTTTTACGCTCTATACACAACAATTCCTCCAGACCTTCTATACTATAGTCTCCGGTGTCTAGTTTTTTGCTAGCGGTAGTATAGTGTTCAAAGGTCCAGGGCTGTTGTTCTCTAGTGTCTATTATAATTGTAAAGTCATCATACTTATTCATTAGCCTTAGTCTCTTGGGCTAGCAATCTGCGAGACTTATTGATTGCTCTCTGTACCATGGCCTTAGCCACCATCTCAACATAAGGCAAGCCTCGCTTCTGACTTTCTTCTTTTAGCCAACTCAATATGGTTTCCATATTTTGATCACACCAATCTGGTCCCTTTTCATTCATTTCTAGCGCATGTCTGCGACACGAACAGCTAGAGCTACTCTTGATACCAAGGGTACTAATCATTCCAGTTAAAATGCTGCCTGGACCATTAGGATTTTGTTCTAGAGTTTTAGGAAACAAAGCCTGTAATCCTGCTTGTATATTATCTCCTAGTCTAGATTTTAGGGCTGCTTCTGCTTGAGCTTGTGTCCAATCCCCCATAATGTCGTACTGCTGACCAGTAAATAAATAAATAGTACTAGGAACATTTTCGATATTTGCAGCTAGTACCTTACGGGCCGGAGTATCGCTGTATGTTACAATTAATTCATTTAAAACAATAGGGTCTGGATGTATAACTTTATTATTATTATCTGTATATGGTGGTGGGTTTAAAGTAATTGGTGCGTCTAGTTTCATTTCGGATTCTCCTTGGTTCTTAACAGTAGCATAAGTAAAGAATAACTATAGTCCTCTTCCATACCTCTAATAAGATCATGATGGTATTTGCACAACGTGATTCCATTATTAACATCAAATCTAAGTCCTGGAAAATGTGCCCAAGTTTTTATATGATGAGCATTCAATCTTTTTTTAGAATTGCAATTTGGCCATCTACATTGATGTTTATCTCTTTTATAGACAGCTAATCTCCATTTTTTATATTGGGGATCATTAAAATTACGAAACATAATTACACCAAATTGATCTGTTTATTGGCCTCTATATCGCTATACACCATGTCTTTGATAAGGTCTTCAAAAGAAATTTCTGGTTGCCAGCCGAATTTATTGTGTGCTTTGGTAGCGTCCCCTTTGAGATAGTTAACCTCGCATGGTCTATATAAGTCTGAATCAATTTTAATATAGTCTTCATAATTTAGATCAAATAAACCGAAACTATATTGTAAAAAATCCTTAACAGAATGACACGATCCGGTTGCTATAACAAAGTCATCAGGAGTATCCTGGTTCAACATCATGTGCATAGCTTTAACAAAGTCTTTTGCATGACCCCAGTCCCTGATAGCATAAATATTTCCAAGCCTTAAGAATTGATTATTATTGATGGAAACAAATTTATTTGCTAAAAGTCCTAGATATTTTGTGATTTTGCGTGTAACAAAATTTTCTCCTCTGCGTGGACTTTCGTGATTAAATAATATACCACAACAAGCATACAGATTGTATGATTCTCTATAAATTTGCACTAATCTATGAGCTGCTAATTTTGATACCGCATAAGGACTTTGGGGAGCAAATGAGGTATTCTCGTTTTGATATTGTTGTATTGTTCCAGAAGAATCACAAAAACCTTCTGTATAATTGGACCCAAACATTTCACTGGTACTGGCCTGATAAAATCTAGTAGAAGGAGTTCTGGATCGTAGAGCTTCCAGTAAATTCACAACACCAGAAGTATTGATTTCAAAAGTTGTAGAAGGCTGCTTGAAACTGGTGCCAACATGACTCTGAGCCGCTAGGTTGTATAGCTCATCAGGCTTAAAGTTTTCTAATACTCTAAAGCAATCTGAGGGATCAGTAATATCAAATTCTTCTAATAAAAAATTTGGATTATCTAATAGATGTCTAACCCTAATAAAGCTGTTATGGCTAGTTCTGCGATGTAATCCAATAACTCTATAATTATATGACAACAATAAATCTGCCAGATAGGAACCATCCTGTCCAGTAATGCCAGATATCATAGCTGTTTTAGTCATCAGATGCCTCTATGCTCTCCGGAGTTAGGAATGGCTTATCAAGAACTTTATCTTCGTATAAATGAAGTTCTTCGAGTTGTTGTTTATATTTTTCTGTAGCCATACTCAATATTTCCATTTCGCGTCCTTCTTTTTCTCTCACGTCTTCGTCTTCAAGCATTCTTATTAATCCTACCCAAGAGCTTTTACCGTCTTCTATTCTTTTGATTCTTTGTTCTCGTGTGGCTTTTAAGTCTTTGCTAATCTTTTGTTGCTCATTCAAAAGCTTAGTATACTCATTAGTATAATTAGCAATACTATTACGAGCAAAGCTTAATTGAGTCTCCATATTAGCTAATTTTGGGATATCTCTTTGGTCTTCTGGTTTTTCGTATTCCTTATCTACTGCCTTTTGCAATTTTTCGGTTTCTGATATGTGACGTTTACGCTCTTTCATACTGCGATTAATTAAAATATCAATAGTAATAAATTGCTTTATTTGAAGTTCTTCTGCTGGTAAAACGTCTTCTCTAAATTGCTTAACCAGACTTATCCATGTGTCCTCAAAATATTCCAATTCACCACTTTCCTTATCAAACTGTCTTTCTATTTCGTTCCAGAAAGTTTTAGCGTGTAATTTTCTTTTTAGTGTGGCGTGATCGTTTTTCTCGTCATCAGATACTACTAATTTATTTTCATCAATATATCTTTGAATAGGAGCAGTATGCCTATTTAAACTATCGGCAATCTCTTCAATAGACAATTTACCAAAATTATCTCTGATAAACTGTTCTTCTTCAAGAGCTAATTGTCCTCGTTTTTTGGATAATTTTCCGGATCCCATTCGTTATTCCTTAATAATTCTGCAATATGATTTTGTAATTTTTGTAATTGCTGCTTGGGTATTTTAGAGCCATGTTTTAGTTTGAGATAAGCTTCTCTGTATTCTGCTTGAATGTGTTGGTCTAAAAAATTAATAATCTCTTGGTTTTGTATAGCATTACTAAACCCGTCTTTAACCAAAGAATTATGAATATACTCCTGATCACCTATATGAGTAGGCTGCATGATATTCTTTTTAGAGTCGTTACGTTGAGCCCACGATGCGTATAGTTCGCACTGTTGTTTGTCTGTAAATTTGGAACACTGATTGTTGGAACAGCGATATCCTTTGTCAAAAAACGGACAAGTTAAACAAGGCTTGTCTGGTCTTTGATAATTGTTTCTTTTGTAATTAAATAGTCGATTACGAACGTGGGTCCATAAGAAATTTTCTAATGGTCTTTTGTGATCGTATTTTTCTAGTCCTTCCAGAGCAAAAATAGCGGCCTGTTGTTTCATATCATCAAAATCGTGGTATCCAAATTTAAAACGATTAGCTAATCTTTTGCTAATATTATCCAAAACATTTAAAAATTCCTGTTCTGATACACCGTATAAATTACTCTGATCTAAGGTTTTCCTGGTTTTCTTCTTGACTATTTTCTTCTTTGGTTTCTGGTTCTTTTTGGTCATCTAATAGCTCTGATATGGTTTTGGTGGACTGTAAGGATAAATCGGCCGAAATATCAGCAATTGATCCACAAGCCTTAACTTCCAAAATAGAATCTACAATATTAAAATTTTGATTCATCGGATATGTCTCCTTGCATCAAACTTGTCAAACTGTATTATAGTAAAGAGTTTCTTAGACTAGTCAATATTTACACCAAAGGACAAAATTTATGGCTAATTACAAAAAGTGGACTGATGCTGAATTAAAGTTTATTGAGGATAATCAAGTTCTTTTGAGTGATGAGGAACTAAGTGCCAAATTAAGCCAAATGACTGGCCAAACTATTAGTACAGCAATGATCAGACGTCAAAGACGCAAACTAGGAATTAGAAAGCCAAAAGGACGAAGACCTAAGAATAGAGTTGTTAGTCATCCAGAATCTAGTGTGGAAAGTAATCAACAATAATAAAGGACTATTTATGAAAGCTTTTTCGGTAATTTTTGGCCTGTTATTATGTTTATGGCCAAATTATAGTTATGCAGATAATAGTGTGTGGGTACCTGTTGTTAAACAAGAAGTTGTATATGTGCCAACTACCCATTATGTTCCTGTGGTAACTCACTATCCTGTGGTTATTTATCATCATTATAGTGTTGTTAATCATCCTGTGGTTTATCAGTATAGACCATGGTTTGGATTTTGTAATAGGCCATCATATATAATTAATAGTGCTCCTGTGGGTCCTCCTACTGGTCCACTAGTATATGCTTCAGTATATAGGTACTGATATTTAAGGGGCAAGCAGAAATGTTTGCCCTTTATTTTTGTTTTATAAAAATACTCTTATTAAATAGGAATGCATAATGTGTGGGATAGTGGCCTATAAGGGACAAAGCAAATGCTTGTCTTTTATTTTAGATGGTTTGCAAAGTTTAGAGTATAGGGGCTATGATAGTGCCGGAATTAGCTATATAGTTGGGAATAATATGATTACTACCAAACAAACCGGTAGTATTGAAGATCTAAGGCAAAAAATCAAAAATCCTGATATAGAAACCTATAGCGCTATTGGACACACCAGATGGGCCACTCATGGTAAGCCTTGTAAAAGAAATTCTCATCCTCATGTTACGAACGATAATAAACTAGCAATAGCACATAATGGTATTATCGAAAATTACGAAGATCTAAAGAAAGAGCTATCCGAATATAGTTTTGTTAGTGATACTGATTCTGAAGTATTGTTGTACCTAATATATCATCAAACCAAAATTAAAGGGTCATTAATTGATGGTATCAAATCGTCTTTAGAAAAAGTAATAGGGGCCTATGCTATAGTAATATTAGATGGGGAAACTGGCCAAATGATAGCTGCTAGAAAAGGAAGTCCTTTGGTTGTTGGGTTTGGGGTGAATGAGACTATGGTAGCTAGTGATGTGGGGGCTTTTGGTGATAGAGCTAGTGTGGGTGTGGTTTATCTGGAAGATAATGTTGTTGTTGAGGTGAAAGACAGACTGGAAGTGTTTGATATGAGCAAAGGAATAGAAATAGACTATGAAATTGAAAAGGTCTATAGTAAAGTATTAAAGATCAATAAGGGTGATTTTGATAGTTATATGCTAAAGGAGATATACGAACAACCCAAAACGGTACATGATTGTTTGAGTGGACGACTAGATGGGTACAGGGTTAAATTAGGGGGACTGATAGGATATGAGAATATATTTAAAAAAGCGAATCATATTACTATAGTAAGTTGTGGGTCTTCTTGGCACGCTTCTTTACTGGCTAAGTATTATATTGAAGAGCTTTGTAAGATAAAAGTGAGTGTGGAGTATGCTAGTGAGTTTAGATATCGAAAGCCTGTGATCAACGAGGGGGATATTGTCATAGGGGTTAGTCAGAGTGGGGAAACTGCTGATACTCTGGGGGCTTTGGAGATTGCTAAGATTTATGGAGCAATTACTGTTGGTATATGTAATGTTGTGAGTTCTAGTATGAGCAAGCTAACCAACTGTGGAATTCATTTAAGAAGCGGGGTGGAGGTTGGTGTGGCTAGTACCAAGACTTTTACTAATCAGGTGATTTGTCTGTTGTTGTTGGCTTTGTGGATTGAGCAGATAGATGGGGTTATATCTGTCGATTATAGAAAAGCTATTATGGACGATTTGCGTGATTTGCCAAATATTTTACAAGACACTCTGGGATGTTGTGATGTTGTGGAGTTTGTGGCTGAAGAGTTTGTTTCTATGACGAATTGTTTGTTCTTGGGGCGTGGATATAATTTTCCTGTGGCTTTAGAGGGGGCTCTTAAACTAAAAGAAATTAGCTATGTTCATGCTGAAGGATATCCTGCTGCTGAAATGAAACATGGTCCTATTGCTTTGATAGATAGAAACATGCCTGTTGTTGTGGTTGCTAATAACTATGAGAATCATAATAAAATAATCAATAATATAAAAGAGATTCAAGCCAGAGATGGCAAAGTTATTGGAATATATTCCAATTATGGAGATCTGGGCGATTATAAAATAAGAGTACCTAGTGTATGCGATGCTTTGAGTCCTTTGGTTTCTGTGGTTCCTTTGCAGCTATTCTCGTATTATTCTGCAATATTAAGAAATAAGAATGTTGATAAGCCTAGAAATTTAGCTAAAAGCGTAACAGTCGAATAAGATGTTTCTTGACTTCTAAGATTTTTCTGATAGTTTCAGGGTGTTGTCTGAAATTCTGTCATAAAATCAAAGCAAGGAAGCTGATATGAACAAAAAAGTTTTCTCGTTAGGCATAGAACATTTAGAAAATAAAAAACTATTATCAACAGCTCCTAATGATCCGCTAATTAATAATCAATGGGCTCTTCGTAATATGAGCGCTTTTGGGGCTTGGGATTATTCTAGGGGATCAAGAGATGTTGTTGTCGCTATTATAGATAGTGGGATAGATTTGAATCATCAGGACCTGATAGGTAACCTATGGACAAATAGTGGAGAAATAGCCGGAGATGGTATAGACAATGAAGGCAATGGATATATAGACGATATTCATGGATGGAATTTTTATTCTAACAATAATGATATTCAAGATAGATATGGACACGGCACTCATATTGCTGGCGTAATTGGAGCAGAAGGGAACAATGCTTGGGGGGTTGCGGGAATTAATTGGAATGTTAGTTTGATGACATTAAAATTTACAGACGAACAGGGGATGGGATATACTGGGGCGGCTGCTAATGCTATGAGTTACATAAGTATGATGAAAAACACTTATGGGGTTAATGTCGTTGTCGCAAATGCTAGTTGGGGTGGGGGGACTGGTTTTAGTAATATGTTGTATGGAGCGATCAATCAATTAAATAATGATGGCGTGATATTAACCGTAGCTGCGGGTAATAATGGAAGCGATAATGATATTACTTTAAGATATCCTAGCTGTTATGATAGTCCTAATATTATTAGTGTGGGAGCTTTGAGTAGTTACTCTAATGGCTTGGTGGGTTTTTCTAACTATGGGGCTACTACTGTAGATTTAGCTGCTCCAGGATCCATAATATACTCTACGATCCCATACAACAACTATGGATATATGAGCGGAACTAGTATGGCAGCGCCTCAGGTTGCTGGGGCGGTTGCTTTATTAAAAGCTATTAAACCGAGCCTATCTATATCAGAAGTGAAAGAAGCTATTTTTTCTTCGGTCGATAGAATACCAGAATTATTTGGTAAGGTAGCTTCTGGTGGCAAACTGAATATAGCAGCAGCGGTTTGTAATGTTTTGAATATACCTTATGATAGTAATCACGTTCCGATAGGAGCTATAACTTTTCAAGATCTCAAAACCGTTGGTGGGTGGGCTAATGATCCTGATTTTAGTAATAGTCCAATAAGCGTAAAATTAATTATAAATGGCTCAGAAAAGGGGGATCTTGTTACTGGGGTCGGCGGAGTTTGGAGGTTTAATTTAGGAGGTTTGGTTATTGGCGACCATATTATAGAAATTAAGGCCAGAGACCTTCAGAGCGGGTTGTGGAACACCATAGGAACTACGACTATCAAAATCGCACCCCCTGTGGTAAGAGTTGGGTTTTTAAGTAAAAACAGGGTGTCCGGATGGGCCTTTAGCGAAAGATCGGGATCTTCGCCTGTGGTAGTGAGGGTAGTTATAAACGGAAGGGTGGTAACTGGGCAGTTAGCTAATAAATACAAACAGAACCTGGTTCCTGTAGTTGGTTCAGGGTATCATGGATTCAATATATCTTTGAATCGTAATTGGCTTAAGAGAGGAAATAATAATATACAAATAGTAGTATTCGATCCTATCTCTGGACAAACTAGCGTAGGATGGAATGGAATAGTAAGGAGATAAAATGTTTATTAAGTTATTAGAATGTTCCGATAATCTGGAAGAATATTTAGATGTTGTGTCAGAACTCAATAGTGGAAGGTCTAATATTTGTTCTGTTGAGCAGATAAGTGAGGCTCTGGGTATTCGGCCGTCCAATGTTTTGACGTTTGTGGGTATAGACAATAATAAGATAGTATCAACAGCAACAATAATCATGGAAAAGAAACTAAGATACCAAAGATTATGCTGTCATATAGAAGATGTGGCGGTTAGTAAGAACAGCAGAGGTAAAGGCTATGGAAAAATAATAGTAAATTATTGTGTCGATGTGGCCAAGAGCAACAACTGTTACAAAATCAAGTTGAATTGCAATAAGAATTTGGTGGGATTCTATGAGTCTTTTGGATTTAAAACAGACAGCAGCGGCATGGTTCTGGAATCATAATAAAGATAATGGCTAATAAACTGGCCAATTATTTTCTGAGGGCGCCTATTGCGTATGCACCACCGCGGGCTTTCTGGCATTTTTTCGGACGATATTTCAGAAACAAAAAAACCCCCCTATGGTGGGGAAAGCCTGAGCAAATCCTGTGCCAAAAAATTTTTTCTTTTTTTCTGATTTTTTTTCTTGCAACCGACGATACTATATGTAGAATGATTGAAAAGAAAGAAAGAGAGAGTAGAAAAATGGTTAGCCCGTATCATTTGACGATGGTGGAAATTTTCGGCGACGAATGGCACAATTGCAAGATTGTGGAAGAAAACGGAAAGTTTTTTGCAGAGTGTGAATCCACCATGCAGCGTCGTCGGTTGACGGATTCCAACTATGTTGAAGTGTTGAACGATATGTTTTACGATTATTGTATCGAAAATGCCGATTGGATGGGGGTTTCATGATTCTGATTTTCTTTTCTTGACAAGTAAAGTTTTGAATGTAGAATGTCGATATAAAGAGTAAGAAAGAAAGAGAGAAAAAGAAAATGCAACCTTCAATCAGCGTAAACAGTTTCATCGGTAGCCTTCCTCGGATTCGTCGTCGTCGAATTTGGAAAGTGATTTCCGATGGTAAGGTAGTCCAGTGTGTTTCGGCTACCGATAATCGTAAGTCTACTGCGGAAAAGTATATCGGAAATAAGTATCCCGGAATGGTGTTTACTCTCGAATTTCTCGAATGGAGGATTTAGGCAAAATAGGAAAGTCTCACCTAATCCCCTCGGGCAGCAAAACCCATGCCAAAAAAGAAAAAGATTTTTCCTAATTTTTTTTCTTGACGTTGACGATATAGTATGTAGAATGAGTGAAAAGAAAGAGAGAAAAGAAATGAACAGCCAAACGATTGCAAAAGAGTTGAATAAAATGGGTTATACGCTGAAAAAGACTTCGGACGTTGAAGCCCGATGGATGGTCAAGTCAGACGTTCTAACCTACCATTGGAATTTCAAGGATTTGAACGGTGTTCGAAGGTTTATGGTAGATGAACGTGCCATGTATCGGTATGCAAAAGCAAACGGGGCTACCCCCCGGTAAGGGGATAGACCGGCCGATTCAAGGGTAAAAAAGTTTTTCATCAAAAAAAGGAAAATCATGAGCGTATCTCAAATGATCGTAGCGTTGGAAAAATACAATCTAAACGTTCAAAAGGTTCCGAATCATCCCGATACGTTACACGTTGACGGATACTTCCACCCCCAATCCAAGGGGTTGCCGGATTGGATTTGGAACTGCCCCGGTTGGGGGGTGTCATCGTGCGGTATCAGTAGGGTATACATGCACAGGGTACGCTAGTACACTACCTAGAGTGGGGGTGTACCACCTAAACCGGGGGGTTAGACGCACCCCCCTAAACTACTACTATACGTAAATCCTTGTGGCATAAGGAGTTAGAAAAAAATCGCGCCCGCGAATTTGACGTAAGTACTTGATATATAACGACTTACGACGCATATAGCAAATACTATGCCAAAAATATTTTTCTTTTTTCTATTTTTTTTTGTTTGACAAGCCGATAATATTATGTAGACTAAGAGAAAAGAAGGATAAGAAAAATGGTTACGCTAAACAGTCGAGACGAATTGGTCGAGTTCCTGTATGGTGCGGATAGCACTTCTCCCGATACGTTAGTTGGGGTTGCTACCATCGGTGGAGAGTTGCTCGCCGAAGCTCTGGCAAACGACATTGCCCATAAGGGATTGAACGGATACATTGAAGGCTTTTTCCCTTGTGGGGATGAGGGCGAGTATATCGAAGTTGATGCTAATGGCAATATTCTGAAGGATTGGTTGTACTACTGAATTTTTTTTGTTGACTTGACGATATGAATATGTAGAATAAGAGCAAAGAAAGAGAGAAAGAAAATGAATGTTGGTGACTTTGTGTTTGCGGAATACAACAATGGCGAAATCGTGAATGGCGAAGTGGTCAAGGTTCGCTCCATGCCTCCCGGTGAAGGTCACGAGACTGAGCGTGTCCTGTTGACTGTCAAGTGCGAGCAAGGGTATAGGTCGATCTATCTTGACAAGTGTGTGTCGTTCGATGTTATGGAAGCCGCTAACTGAAAGGTCAAGTATGAACTATTACTCTCCAACATTTGAACAAATGAACACTAGCACAATTCAACTATGGTTGCACGAAGCACAATGGAGACTCCCCACTTCGGAGGGGGCTATTCGTGAAATGCTGATGGAAGGCATACGGGCTGCTGCTACTGAACTCCTGTTCAGGTGGAAACACTGTATCAGCTAAGCCTACGGCTTGGCAATATGGGCATAGTCAGCGTAAACCCTTACTACATAAAGACTTACAACAACAAGGCGCCCGCGAATTTGACGTAAGTGCTTATGTATCAACAACTTACAACGATCATAGCAAATACTGTACCAAAAAATATTTTTCTTTTTCCTCATTTTTTTTTATTGACGCGACGATAACTATATGTAGAATAAGAGAAAAGAAAGAGAGAATAAGATGACCGAGCGACAGAAAGTAATGAACGAAACGAGTTGGGCTATGCGGAAGATTACCGATCTTCGTGATATGCTGGATGATGGTATGCCGTCTAGCGTTAGGTCGCAAATCTATCGTCAGATTGAGGATCTTGAGGATGTAGTTTTCTACAATCAAGAGTATCTGTCCTCCCTCGATTGTGGGGGTTGATAGTCTGACCGAAACCGGTATCCTTTGACACACAGAAAGAGAGAACTATGAAAACCAAGTACGCTATCATCGAAAACGCCAAGATTCAAGCCCGTATGTGTTTCCTTGGTATGGCGACGGTCGATCTGGTTGAGATCCCGGACGATAGGGCGATAGAAGGCGAAGACGCTTTCTATGTCTATGGGGTGGATGGCCATAAGAGATACCTTGTAACCGAAAAGGTTATGAAGTTCAATCGCAAGGCATTGCGGCGATTGGGCAAGAGCAAGGCAGAGAAGGCCGATCCCCGAATTGTGGGGGGTGAGGATACGATGATTATCAAGGTCGGGAAACGGGGTAGTCGTGAGCGTGTCGAGGCTCTGGCCGAACAGTATGCCGCTATCATGTCTCATGGCGAGGAGATCAGCCCCTTCTCATGGAGGGGTGATGGATGAACATTGTTTCACCTAAGCCTCCGGCTTGATGGCGATAGTCAGCTAGTCAGCGTAAGTCATTGACCCATAAGGACTTAGGTCAAAATCTCGCGGCCCCGTTTAACGTAAGTTGTTGCAGGATAGGGGTTTATATTCTGTGATTTTTAAGTGAAGATATTGGTGGGGTTGGCCGATATAATATCTAAGGAGAAAAAGGATGTTCAGTATACTTTTGATGGCTAGTATGGTAGGATATGGTGTGGGGTTTGAGGGTGTGGATGGTGGAAAACTGTATGTTGGGGTTTATACTCCAGAAGCGGAATATGGGTGGGTTGTGACGAATAGAGAGATTTATTTGGATACTGTTTTTCAAAAGACTATTGACAAGTAGATTTTATAGGCGTAGAATGACGATATAAGGAGCAAGGTATGTCTACGAAATCGGAAGTTCAAAAGGCTATGGCGATGTTGGGTACGAAAACCGGGGATATTATTTGGCTCAATAGTAGAGCAAAGGTTTTTGTTGGTGAAGCCTACGCGAAAAAAGATGGTAGCGGGTGGTTTCGTGAAGTGTTGGGGGAGATGGGCGGATATATCTGGTATGCTCAAACAATCAAAGGTTACGGTGGAGATTCGGACGATATGGCGTTCTGTTCCTCTGCTCAAAGTTTTAGGGCTTGGGCTCAAATTTAGGTGTTGACATGAATCACTTTCCCAGTATGATGGCGTTCGTTGGTGAACTTCACAAGGAGAAGATGATGCTGAACGATTTTGATGATGTTAACCGGATTCTGGCCGAGATGGTGGACGACGGCATGATCGAGCCGATTGACGATCCTAATATCCAAACGGATTTCTACGATTGGGCCGATGTTGTGGGGGTGAGCGACGAGATCGAACCCGATGTTGTTTTTATGTCAGATAATTACCGCGAAGACTTCCATGCGGACGAGGCTGTGGGATACGTAAGTTACGGTGACGACAACCCGTTTGGAGATTGAACGCAAAGCCTTGCTACTAAAGAACTTAGAGCGAGGCGCCGCGGCCCGGCTCGTCGTAAGTCGTTACGTATCAACAGTTTACGAAACGAAATTATTTTTGTGTTTTTTTGCTTGACAACTCAAGTTCTATGTGTAGAATGTCGATAACACTAGAGAAAGGAATAGCACATGAGTCACCCTGACCCCCTGTTCGATCCCGATAACTCTTACGAAAACGATATGAACTACGACGATTACAACGATTTCCACGACGAGAACGCTTGGAATGAATTTGATAGTTGGGATGAGGATTATGATGAAAACGAGGAAGATGATGTTTGGGACAATGATGTCGATGATAGCATGGATGGGGATTTCGACAGTGCCATGCGAGATGCTGGATTTGGAACCGATGAGGATTACGGCTACTATGGGGAGGACTACTGATGTACTATCGTAATATAGCACAGGGTATGATCGAAGCAACGTATGAGAATTATAAAGACTGGAAGAACCATAATGAATTGTCGTATGAACTGAATAAGTACAATGATCGTATTCCGGTATGGAGCACGATGAGCGATAATACTAAGTGCTCCGCTATAGAGTATGTCTATAATAATCGGCACACAATCGAACTTCATTCTAATGTGGTTCAGTCGTGGGTGCAGGCTACGACATATTTCATGTTGTACGATTTTGCAAAAATCATGATTTATGAGGGTGAGCCTGAGTTGGAAATCTTTTTCGATGACCTTGACTTTATGATGGATGAGGATACACTTACTGACCCGGACGTTCGGGAACAGATGGGTATTAGTGCTGACTTTACGGAGAGTTTCTAATGTTGCACCGATTCTATGACATCAAAGTAGAGAATGAAAAGTTCGAAGAAATTCCCCTGACTCAAGAGTATGTACTAGATATTCCTGAGCATGATATGAGCACACCGCTGGAACGACAGGAGCATATCGGAAAAATGTTTGATATTATCACTGCGGCTAGTGGACTGAACGTGTGTTCATTTAGTACAGACAACGTACTTTCTTAACCTAAAGCCTTGTCCCTAAAGAACTTAGGGCGAGGCGGGCCGCACAAATTGTTCCTAAGTCCTTATCTCACAACGTTTTGCAGAAAGAAAAATTATTTGATCTTATGGGTGGATTTGGCCGATAATAGATATAGGGATTGACAACCACAAGGAGATCGGATATGATTGGGCCTAAGGAGATGATTTTATTTGGGGTTTGTTTTGTGGCTGGGTGTGTGATGGCTATTCTGATCTAAGGAGGGAAAAATGGAGCCTTATGTGGTCTTTACTCTGGGTGTGGTTTGTGGTATAATTGGATCGTATCTGGTAAGCGACCTAGTATTTGCTCCAACCCAAGAGGTGAACGATGAAGACTGAAGATTGTATTCCTCGAATTGTTCGAATTGTGGTTCAAATGAACGAAAAGAAAGGAAAGTAAGATGAAGTGTGTTGTGACTCAGACTGATACGTTTGGTGGTGAGGCTAATTATGGCTGGGTGAATCGTTATGAGTTTCTGCCAAAGAATCCAGAATCTCAACGTAGCATTGTGCGTCGTGCCAAGGAACTGGCCGGATTGACCGGGGTTCGTTGCGAAACTGAGAACTGGGGAGATAGTTTGACCCTAAAGCCTCGCGGCTATGCTCAGGTGGTGTTTGTAGACTTTGAGTGAATCTTGCCCTAAACCCTTTGTGCGAAAGCACTTAGGGTGAGGGCTCGCGGCCCCGTTTGACGTAAGTCTTTATCCCTCAATACTTTACGACACAAAAAGATTTTTCTAAAGATTTCTCTTGACAGGTGCCGATAATAGATGTAGACTTAGTGAAACGAAAGGGAAAAGAATATGACACACGCTGAAGCGGTTAAGATGGTTAAGGGTATTTCTTATCGTACTCGTCGCAAGGTTGGAAACAATACCTATGCGGAAATCCTGCCAGATGGCTCGGTCGGAATCACTCTGCATAGTACGTGTGTGGTTCGCATCCACGAGGATGGTACGTATACACTGAGCAATGGGGGATGGCAGACCGCCACCACTAAGGATCGTATCAACCAGTATAGCCCGTTCAAGGTTCGCCAGCGTAATCATGAATGGTATGTGCAGGTGCCTACCGCCCATGGTAGTCGTAACGAATATCCGTTCTATAGCGGAATGGTGATCTCCCCTTGACAGACAGAAAAATTGTGGTAGACTGGTTGTAGATTTAGGATTTTCAAACGAAAGGGTTTAGTATGACTGATTGGATTGTGCTTGGTGGTTTGTTTGCTGTTGTTGCTGCTGGCTTTGCTGGCTTTCTGTTCTATGCCATCTATGGTGGTTCTAGGACTTCGTTGTCGAATGCTAAGGTTGGTGATGTCTTCAACTTTGAATATCTCCAACCGTTGAATGGTGAGCCAGAAAGGTATCTGGCTAAGGTTATCGAGCCTGTTGCTACGCTGGATTCTACTTGGATCAAACTGATGAACCGACGTAGTAACTATCGTAGAAACGATCCTCAGTTCAAGCGTACTAATCATCTGGTAACGTGTCAGACTGTGGATGGTAAAATTCGACAGTTCTACTGTGAACGTGCAGTGAATTGCCGAAAGCCTATCCTTGCTGGTACTCTGTTCAAGAGTCCGAAGGTGGCTAGTTTCTTCTGCTGATCTCTCTTTCTCGAAACCCTAACCCTAAGTTGTTGCTACGGCAGCACTTAGGGCGAGGGCTCGCGGCCCCGTTTGACGTAAGTCTTTACCCACCAACACTTTACAACAAATCTTTTCTGCTAAAGTTTTCTCTATTGACAAGCCGATAATAGAGCAGTAGAATGAGGGGATAAGAGGAGAAAAACTATGAGATATGCTCTGGCGAACTGTACGAAAACGGTTAGTGAAGACGGTCAGGATTTGACCATGACGGGCGAAAGTTTGGATGGTCGTCCGTTTACTGTTCAGGTCAAGTTAGCGGACATGAATCGTTGGCTCAATGGGGAGTTGGTTCAAGTAGCATTTCCGTACCTGAGTGCCGATGAGCGTGAAGTGTGCATGACCGGTATTGACAGTGTGGCATGGGATGATATGTTTGCGGAGACTGAGGATGACTGAATACTTGTGGGCAGTCTGGAGAGAATGTAGGCTCGTTGGATATGTCAAAGCATATTCCGAATACTCTGCTATGCAAAAAGCCGAGAAAGAATATGGAAAGCGTATTTTCCTTGAGCGAACCATGGTGGGTCAAGTAGTCATTGACTGTAGCGAGTCTGGTTGTCTTTCCTAATCCTACGGATTTGCGGTGATGGGCAATAGTCAGCGTGGTTCTGTTGACAAAAAATTTTAGTGTGATAGAATAGCACTATGTTCACTATAGCAGACCTTGATTGTGTTAGGCAGGACGGAAGGTCTATGCTGGACGCTATCCTGTTTAGCATACAAAAAAATGAGTTTGCCTATGCTCTGAATCTATGCAATAGCCATGATAGGGGTACATATACTGAAAAGTTATTGCAAAAAAAGTTGATGGAGCGTGGTTTTGATGTTATCCATTGTGGTGAGAGTGGGGATTATGATTTGTTGGTAGAGAATCATGTTAGGGTTGAGGTAAAACTGGGAACTGTGCAACCTTATGATAAAAAAAGCAATCGTACAAAATATGTGTTTCATAAAATCAAACCAGAGTGTTTTGATGTAATCTTTTTCGTTTTTCTCAATCCATACGGTATTACGATCAAATGGACTGATAGCGAAATGATAACAGAGTGGACCAAGGAAGGGTATACACGGGGAAAACACGGCTATCAAATTACTTTTGACTCTAATATGAGATCAAAAAAACTGGTCTATAATGAAACTTTTGATGGCTTTGTAAATGTGTATGCTCGGAAGCGACTCTTGACAGAACTGAAACAACAAGGTATACTTGTGCAGAAGAAAGGGTTTGTTTATGCCTAATTGGTGTCAAAATAATCTGACTATTGAGCATGAAGATAGGGCTAAGGTTATGGAGTTTGTCCATGCCTATAAGGAAGGTAAGGTTTGTGACCATTATTTACCGGTACCTAGGGACGGTAATGGTGAGTTGATAACTGATACCACCCATCCGGATTATTGGTATAATTGGTGCGTAAATAATTGGAATACAAAATGGGACGTAGGTAGTGATAATAATGAGGCCCACGGATTGAATCCTACCGTTGTGGACAATCAGGCGACTATGACTTTTGATAGTGCATGGAGTCCTCCTCTTGGATTGTATGAACGATTGGTAGAGTTGGGATTCAAGGTTGAGGCTACATACTGGGAACCGGGAATGGCGTATTGTGGATTGTGGCAGGATGGTGACGATCATTATGTGGAGTATACCCATCACGATATGATTCCTAAGCGTTTGTGGGATGAATATAATATGGGTGAGTTTTTTACTGAAGATGAGCCTATTGAGGCCGAATAAAGCCAATCGCTCTAAGTTGTTGACTGCCAATGACTTAGGGCGAGGGTGGCCGGCCCGCCGCGTCGTAAGTGCTTATGCCACAACGACTTACGAACAAAAT